CGGGTATCAGCGTTTCCCCGGGTCAGGGTGGCAGTGCTTCCGGAGGCACTCCGGGGGGTTCCGGCGGCTCCGGAGGCGGAGGCGGAGGCGGAGGCGGAGGCGGAGGCGGAGGCGGAGGCGGAGGCGGAGGCGGCCACCCGTCGCCGCCGCCCGTCACCACGCCCGTGCACCCGACGCCGCCAGTCTCACTGCCAGTCACGCCGACACCGTCACCGCAGCCCCCGCCGGGACTGCGCATCACCATCCCGGTGCCACTGCCGCTGCATATCTCAGTGTCAGCAAGCCTGCCCGTCCTGCCGTTCCTGGTCATCACGGCCGGGCCGCAGGCGTCCCCCGCGGCCAGCTGCATGCTGCCGGCCCCCGCTGTCCTGGCATCCCCGTGCCCGGGCCTGTCCCGGAGGTGATCCCGCCCATCTCCGCTCCGCCGCGCTCCCGCGCCCGCGCTCCCCTTGATCCCGACCGCGTGCTGCACCGGTCGGCGCTGATCATCGGGATCATTCTCTACGCAGCCGGGACTATTTCATTCGCCGGCATCTTCATCGCCTTTTTCCTGCTCCGGCTTTACGCGGTCAGCAATGAGAGCCGGATCACTTTCATGATCTTGTTCACCGGACTTTTCTGCGCATTCCAGGGCCTGGTGTTCATCCTGATGGCCCGGTCCCGGCTGAGCCAGCAGAAGCAGATGAATTTCATGCTGGAGCAGATCCGGATCATTTACTCCGGCTCGCCGGGTGACCTGCCGCCCGCGCCGGGACGTGAGTAGGCGCCTCCATGATGATCCCCCCGGACCTCGCGGGCCTGACCGCCGCATCGGGGTCAGACCCCTTCGGCATCCTGTCCATCCTGGGCGGGCTGATCGCCGTGCTCATCGTCATCGCCGGCGGCATCGGCACCTGGGCTGCGCTGCGGGTCAGCAAGAACACCCAGGTGCTGTCCAACTACAAGACCGCGGCCGACTCCTGGGAAGCCCGCGCCCGCGCCCTGGAAGCCGAGAAGAACACTAAGGACGAGCAGATCCAGACGATGACCGCGAGCATCACCGAGCTGCATGCCAAGAATGCGGCCCTGATGGACATGGCCAGCGGTCATCCGGCGATCGAGAGGCTGGCCGCTGAGATGCGCACGTCATTCGACAACATCGCCAAGAAGATTGAGGGCGGCTAAATGGCCGAGGACCCGGCCCCGACTTCCGACCTGGATGCTGATCTCTCAGGATTCCTGGGCACCAGCAGAAGGACGATCTGGTCCATCGTCATCATCCAGGGCATCCTGCTGGTCCTGGTGGCCACGCTGTCGGGATACCTGGGCCTGCGGCAGCTGGACGAGCGGACCCGGATCGAGCACGTCGTGGCTCAGTTCGAGTCCAGCCAGTGCTCGTTCTACTCGCTGCTGGGCTCGATCCCGCCGGACCCGAAGACCACCAGCAAGCTGGGCGTGACCCTGGTCGAGAACTCCCGGATCATCGTGCACGACCTGGGCTGCCGCAGGCAGCTGCCGCCACCGGGCCCGGCGCTGGTCCGGCTCGGCGCCAAGTACGGCGTGAGGATCACCTACTGACGGTGTCGTAGTAGGCCAGCCAGGCGTCGTAGGCCGCGCTGGCCTGCATCCGGCTCTCGTAGGCCCGGGTGTAGTACAGGCCGGCCACCAGTGACCGGCCGCCCGCCAGGATCGCCTCGTCCCACAGCCGCTCGGCATTGCTGGCGATCGCGTCGGCGGCGGTGTAGGCCAGCCACAGCTGCTCCTGGCGGCCGGCCTGGGTCCCGGCTGCGACCGTCATCCGGGCGGATGCCGTCAGGAGCGCCGTCCCCTGGCGGGTTACCGCGACATCGCCCGCTGCGGTCAGCAGGGCCTCTGCGCTGAGGGCGGCCGAGCCAGGCTTCCCGATCGCTGGCACCGTGCCGAGCGCGGGCACCGCAGCCAGGCTCGCCGCGCCCGCCCTGGCTACTACGGCGCCCGCCGTCAGCACGGGCGATGCCGACAGGCCCGAGCCCGCCGGCGGCTCGGTGCTCCCGGCCGCGGCCAGGGTCATGGCGGCGCTGAGCGCGGCCCCGGAGAACTGCCCCCGCAGCGCCGTGGCACCGAGTGCTGGCACGGCCGCGAGGTGCGCCACCCCCGCCCGGGCGGGTGCCCCTGACGCGGTCAGCTGCGCCACCGCCGCCAGGGCCGCGCTGGCACGCGCGGTCACGACTGCGCCAGCTCCCAGTGATGGCTGCGCCGCCAGGTGCGCTGCCCCGGCGCGCGCCACCCCGGCCGTGGCGGACAGCGCCGGCGCGGCCGTCAGGATGGCCCCGGTGCTGCCGATGATGCTCCCGGCCGCGCCCAGGGCCGGAGTCGTGCTCAGGTGAGCCGAGGCCAGCTCAGTGACGCTGGCCGGGGCGGAGAGCACGCAGGCGGCGCTGAGCGCGGCAGTCCCAGCACGGGAGATGACCGCGGCGGCGGTGAGCTGCCCGGGGGCGCTCAGGGCCGCGCTCGCGCGCTCGGTGACCAGGGCCCCGGCGGTCAGTGCCGGGACGGTGCTCAGGTGCGCTGCGCCAGGGCGCGCCACCGTGCCAGCAGCAGTCAGAGCCGGGCTGGCACTGAGGTGCGCCGCTCCTGGCACGCCCCGGGTCCCGGCCGCGGACAGGGCTGGCGCGGTGCTCAGGTGCGCCGCCCCTGGCACCTCTCGCGTGCCAGCAGCGGAGAGCGCTGTGCCAGCAGCCAGGTGGGATGAGGCGAGCGCGGTGGCGCGCCCGCTGGCGGCCAGGACCGGGCCAGCGGCCAGGTGCGCCGCTCCGGTACGGGTCAGGACCGCAGCGGCCGACAGCACCGGGGCTGCCGTGAGCGCGTCTGCGGCCTTCTCGGTGACCAGCGCTGCGGCGTGCAGGACCGGCAGCGCGGACAGGGCACCAGCGGCCTTCTCGGTGACCAGCGCGCCTGCGGTCAGGTGCGGGATCGTGCTCAGGGCGGCGGCGCCGTGCCGGGCCAGCGTGGCAGCGGCTGACAGTACCGGGCTGGCGGACAGCGCCCCCGCTGCCTTCTCGGTGATGGCAGCCCCGGCCGTCAGGACCGGCACGGTGCTCAGCGCTGCGGCACCCCGCCGGGATACGGTGCCCGTGACCGCCAGCGCAGGGACGGCGCTCAGGGCGGAGGCTCCCCGCCGGGACACGACGCCCGCCGTGGTCAGCGCCGGGACGGCCGCCAGGGCTGCGACCCCGCTTAGTCCCCGGATGCCGGCCACTGTCAGGCCGGGCGAGGCCGACAGCGCTGCCGCCCCGGACTGCGTGCTGATCGCCGGGCCCAGGAAGCCGGTGGTCGAGGCGCCCAGGTCATCCAGGCTCATCTCCCAGCTGGCAGACGAGCTGGGGTTGCCGAAGCTGATCTGGGTGAAGTTGCTGCTCAGGAAGTTGATCCCGGTGAGCGACCCGGTCTCGTCCGGGGTCGTGCCGTCCGGGTTGGTGAGGTACAGCTGCCAGTTGGCCGTACCGGCTGATGCGCTGGCATGGAAGTGGCACTCCAGGCGGAACCAGCTGCCGGGCGTGACGGCGTTAGTGCTGGCGCTGCCAGTCGTGGCCCCGGTGGAGCTGATCATCTGGATCTTGCCGGCGTTGGTGATATCCAGGGCCCCGGCGAAGGTACTGGACAGCAGCAGCCGGAACAGGCGGGCGTTACCCTGCGGGAACTGGTCGAGATTGACGTAGGCCCGCAGGTAGACGTCGGTGAAGCTGGTCCCGATCGCCGTGTTCCACACCAGGACGCAGGTGCCGACGGCAGCGGTCTCCAGCCGGTAGCCGAGGCTGCCGTGGTAGGCGGCTGAGGCTGAGTAGAACGGGACCGTTCCGCCGCCCGACCCGGTGACGGTGTTCCAGGCATTCCCGCTGGCCCCGCCGCTGTTGCCGGTGGATGCGCTGGTGCCGTTAGTGCCGCCCTCTGCGCTGTTGGTGACCGTGGTCACCCGATCACCTCCCGCTGCCGGACCTGCACTCCTTCCGTGCCGGCCTCCTGCGCCGGACCCTGAGTTGGCAAGGAAGGTAGTAGGCCCGTGCAAACTCGCCTACTGTGGGTGAAGGGAGGGAAACATGGCGCTTGCAAGTGAAGTGTCGGAGAGGGTCGCGCGGCTGCTGTCGCCGGAGCATTTCCTGCACGGATGGCGGCCCAGCTTCGAGGCCGAGATCGAGTCCAACGAGGGGCTGCCGGAGGGGAACGGTGACCCGGAGGGGCTGCTGGTCCGGCTGGACTTCGCCTGGGACATCGAGCACGACCGGCCCGGCCAGGAGAACTACTGCCGGTGCGGCCCGGGCGGTAAGCCGGTCAAGGTCATGGAGAACATCGACGACCGGCTGATCCCGCCGACCTCGCGGGACCTGCTCCAGCAGGCCACGGGCATCACCATCGGCCGCTAGTTGCTCGTTACAAGGTTTCTTGCTATCGTTGCCTTAGCAGACGACGAGCAGAGAGCCGGGACGAGATGAGCAGCACCGAGACCCCGATGGACGAGATCCGCCGGCTGGCCCGCGAGCGCAGGCACCCGCTGGACCCCCGGCAGCTCGACGGCAGGCCGCTGGCCCCCGCCCAGCAGGAGGCCATCCTGCGCAAGCTGCGCAGCTGTCCGGTGATCGGGGGCGAGGCCTCCCGCCCGGCTCCTGCCCGGGGCCCGGCCGCGGCTGAGCGCCCGGCCCGGCCGCGCGGCTACCGGCCCGGCCCCCGGATCACCGAGGCGGGCATGTACTTCAACGGTGACCGGGCGATCCTCGTCTACCGATCGCAGTACAACAACCATTCACTGAGGGCCAAGGTGCTCGACCCGGTCGCCGTCAACCCGCGCACCGGGCGGCGGGGCGTGTGGTCTCAGCTCCCGGCGGCGCTGGGATTCCTGAGGGCCGAGGACCGGATGACGGCCGAGGACAGCGTCAGGTTCGAGCGGCTGTATGACGTCGCGATCTGCATCGACTGCGGCCTCCCGCTGGAGACCGACGAGTCCCGGGCCCGCCGCAAGGGCCCGGTCTGCGCCAACAAGTAGAGAGGGTCCTTATGCAAGACGCTGCCTGGGCGGTCGCTCTGGCCATAGCGCTGTGTGTCGTGCTGTGGCCGGCAGAGCCGCTCCTCCTGGCCCCTGATCCCGGCTGGCGCGGCCTCCGCCGCTGGCGGCTGGCCCATGACGGCCTGGGAGACCACAACACTGACCCGGACGGCTGGGTGAACACGCTCCGCCAGTCGCGCGGTCTGGTCCCGGGCTCGGTGGCGGCCACGCCCGCCCGGGGCAGGGGCGCGCACCGCCGCCCGAGGGACGTCCCCGCGCCGCCCCGCCGCCCGCCGCCCCCGGACCCGCATTTCGTGCCGGCGCAGGATGAGGAGGCTCAGCTCCGGGAGGTCGAGGCCTGGGCCGGCCAGTACGCGCCGCGCCCGGCAGAGACCGTCTGGCTGACTTATGAGGGCGTGCCCGCCCTGCCGCTGGCGACTGAGTCCGCGCCGCCGCCCGGGTTCGGCTGGGAGACGCGCTACGAGGGCCCGGTCACGCACGGCCCGGACCACGAGCCGGAGCCCGTCCCGCCCCCGGACGACGATCCGCCCACCGTGATCCGCGGGCTGCGCGCGGTGATGGCCAGGAAGCCCCCGCTGCCCGGATTCGACGAGGAGTGAGATGACCGGGCGCATCCGCGACCCGGGCAGGATCGACGCCTGCAACGAGGAGATCGACCGGTGCAACGCCGGCATCTGACCTGACGCACTGAGCCCTCCGCCTCCTCCCCGCAGAAGGGGAGATGAGACGGAGGGCTCAGGTGATTCGTAAGTACGCCAGCCTGAACGTGCTGGAGGCCTGGTCCGGCAGCCAGGATCAGGGCCTGCGCAAGTCAGCTCACCGGGTGGCCTTCGACTACGAGCCCCGGCCCGGCTTCATCTACGTCCGGTCGAGGATGATCTCTTCCCGGACCAACGACAACCACGACACCTTCCCGGCGGACGAGATCGAGAAGGGCTACCGGACCTTCCTGGGCAAGCCGGTCTTCGTCAACCACCACAACGCCAGCCACCGCCGGGCGCGCGGCGTGATCGTGGCGGTCGCCCTGCACCGGGACCGCAACCCGGACGGCACCCCGGACACCTGGGCCGAGGGCCTGATGGAAGTGGACGCGCTCCGCTTCCCGAAGCTGGCCGGCGCGCTGCTGGCAGGCAAGGTCAACCGGACCTCGATGGGTGTCGATGTCGAGTGGTCGAAGTGCTCGGCCTGCGGCAACAGGGCCACCAACCCGGCCGAGTACTGCAAGCACCTGCCCGCCCTGAAGGGCAAGAAGATCCGGCAGCGCAACAAGAGCACCGGCCGGGTCGAGGAGACCCTGATCCACGAGATCTGCGCCGGGCTGTCGTTCTTCGAGAACAGCCTGCTGGTCGAGGACCCGGCCGACCCGACGTGCTATGTGCTCGGTCAGCCAGACGGCAGGGGGCTACACGTGTCCCCACGTTCGGCTAGCGCGAATCGAGGCAATGGCCGCTTCGCTGACGCCGTATCGCCCGGCGATGCCTCCCAGGGTGAGCTGACCTCTGCGCGTACTGCCCCGGCCGGTCGCGACCTGAGGGAGAAGTACGGACTTGATGACCCGAACGTCCGCCTCGGTGAGCTTGGCGACCGGGTTCCTGACCCCCGGCAGGCTGCGCCCCCTGGCCACCATGTCGGCGGAGTTGACCGCGCTGGTGCCCAGGAACCAGTGCATCGGGTTCATGCAGATCAGGAAGTCACACGAGTGGCAGACCGCCAGACCGGGCGCAATCGGGCCTCGCAGCAGTTTCCACCCCCAGCGATGAGCCCGGACACTCGATCGCTTCGCGTCCGCCAGGGAGAAGCGGGGGTACCCGCTATCGAACGTTCCGCCCGTCCACGGGTTGCACGCCGTGGGTCCGGCAGTGATGTCGATCGAGGCGATGTAGCGCTCGACTTCAGTAGCTATTCGGATGAAGCGTCCGTCCAGTTCGGACCTGCTGACCATGCCCTACATTCTAGCGTCCTCGGATTGGTGGATGACCGCGGCATGAAGATGACCGCCGGCCGCAGCCAGGCCAGCACCCCGGTCTACTACATGCCCGAGCTGGAGATCCAGGACGAGCATTTCCTGCCCAGGACGGCCGCCGGGGAAGGCGGCGGGGCTCCGGCAGCCAAGCCGTCCCGCAAGAAGGAAGCCGGAGATCACCCGTTCTTCCGGGATCACGCGCTGCACGCCGACAAGATCGTGGACGCCTACCACCAGACCAACGACGACGAGAAGCACCTGGGCAGCCGCTGGTACTCCGATGCCCACCACGTGGCCGGGGCGATCGCCGGGGGTAATCACGCCCTGGGCGCCGGCCTGCTGAGCGCCTACAGCCCGCAGACCGCCTGGCCGATCAACATGTTCAACGCCTCCAGTGCCGCCCGGGGCGAGCCGCCAGGCCCCGGCTCCGGCGCGATGGGCAGTCAGCAGAAGCCCGCCCTGCGGATGCTGGCCGGGGAGCACCACTCCAAGGTGCTCAACGGCCCCAAGACCCGGGCGTTCGCCAAGCTGATCGAGCACGGCGACGACACGCCCGAGGACAAGGCCAGCGGCAATCACCAGGTGGTGGTGGACCGGCACGCCCTGTCCGTGGCCGCGGGCCGCCGGCTGAGCAAGGACGAGGGCGGGAAGTTCCCCGCCAGCCAGTCGCAGCACTATGAGCACGTCTCGCACATGTACCGGGACGCGGCGAAGACCCTGAGCACGCACTACGGCCGCGAGATCAAGCCGCACGAGGTCCAGGCCGCCACCTGGCTGCGCCAGCAGCGCATGAACCAGGCGGAGGACTCGGCCGGCGCGGGCGGCGGCGGCGCCGGGGCCAGCAAGGGCCGGGTGAAGACCTTCACCAACGGCCAGGAGCGCTGGCAGCAGCACCACCGGGAGCACCACCCCGGCGGCATCGACGAGCAGAACATGCACTACCACGGCCGCCGCGTGACCGCCTACGGCGAGGAGCGGGTGCCGCCCCAGGTGGACACCCTGCGGATGGAGGAGTGCCCCGTCTGCGGCGAGCACGACGTGTGGTCCGGCGACCGCTGCCCGGTATGCGGATTCACCGTGCCGCCGAGCCTGTTCCGGGACCCGGACACCGGCAAGGCCCAGGAGGTCCGCGACCAGCTGGACCAGACCGGCGAGGTCACCACCGGCCCGGATAACGCGATGGGCTCCGACCCGGACGCCGACGCCCAGCTCCAGCACCCCGACCAGCTCACCCCCGACGGCGTGCCTGTCGCCCAGGGCGTCCCCGGCCAGCCCCCGGCGCAGCTCCCCGGCCAGGAGGAGCAGGCCGCGGGCGAGGAGGAGCAGGACCAGGGCGCCGAGGATGCCGAGGCCGGCCAGGAGGAGCAGGGCGAGGGGCAGGAGCTGGAGAACCAGGGCAACGAGGACCAGCTCGCGCCGGCGCCCCAGGGACAGCTCGCCTGCCCTGCCTGCGGCCAGACATTCGCCCCCGACGTGGCCGCGCAGCCGGGCGTGCCGTGCCCGGCCTGCCGCCAGGGATCGCTCGAACCTGCCGGCGGCCCCCAGAAGGTACAGGACGACCCGTCTGAGAGGGATGACATGCCTGGAGGCAAGACGGCCGCAGCCGTGGCTCAGGCGCAGGCGCGCCACATCGCGGCCCTGACGGCCGACAACGAGGTGCTGACCGCCCAGCTGGCCTTCCTGGCCAGGGCCGCCGGCGCTGACCAGCACCTGGCGGCGATCCGGGCGCAGGTCATGCAGCGGCACGCGGACGTGCTCAACCCGGCCAGCCCGGTCCCGGACCCGCCGGAGGCCCCGGCGACCGAGACCACCGAGCAGGCGCTGAACCCGGAGACGATGGATGACCCGTCGCGGCCGGGCACCACGCCCGGCTCGGTAGGCGGCGTGCCGGCCGCGCAGACCACCACGGCGATCACCCCGGGCGTGGAGATCCAGACGCCCCCGGCCACCAACCTGATCGACGTGACGGCGCCCGTGCAGGGCACCAACCCGTCACAGGACGGCGGGGTCCCGCTGGAGCAGCGCCGCATCGAGACTGACGTCCGTATCGACCCGGACCCGCTGAAGGCCCACGGCCCCGGCATCGGCGGCCAGGGCGACAACGGCGCCGCCTTCCCGTGGCTGCTGGGCCAGGGCCAGGGCGGCCAGCAGAAGGCGGCCTCCCTCCAGGACCAGGCGGCTACCCGGACGTTCGCCTCGATCCGCCTGGCCAAGCTGCGGGTCACCGCCGGGCTGGCCCAGGGTGACGAGCTGGCGGTTGCCGCCTCGATCGAGCGGGACGCCGCGCTGCCGGACGCGCTGATCGAGCACGAGATCCGGACCCTGTCCGCGGTGGCGCCCCGTCAGCCGGCCCCCCGGCCGCAGCAGCGGACGGCCACCCGGTCGGCCCCCTCGCTCGCCTCGGTGGGCGCGGCGCACTACGCGAGCGCGGCCTCGGCCTCGCTCGGCGGGTCCGACGACTCTGACCTGTTCATCGACTAGCCCCAGACAAGACGACTGCGATGCAGCTTTCCGGCCTCCCCGCCCCAGAAGGAGTAGCAGGACCCCGATGAGCCCCGAGAGGAGGTGCAGCCAGTGAGCAGCCCGCTATACGAGCGCATGCACGGCTCGCTGCTGCACGTCCTCCAGGTAGTCAGCTGCCAGGCGCAGGCGCACAGGATCGTGGCCGAGGCAGCCGATCCCGATGTTGCAGCTGCCGCACAGCAGCCAGTCCCGGATCAGGCCTGTCTCCTTGTCGTGATCGACAAAGAGCAGCTCGCTGCGGGCGTTGCCCCGGGTGGCCGGGCACAGGGCGCAGTGGCCGCCCTGGAGGACGAGCATGCGCTCGTAGTCCTGGATGGTGATGCCGTAGGTCCGGACCAGATGAGCATTCTGGAGCTGGCGGCGGTTCTGAGCGCGCCAGGTCTTATGTCCCTCGCGGATTCTCTCCCGGTTGGCGTCCTTGTATTCCTGAGCGCGCCGGCGACTCTCCGGGCCGCACAGCCAGTCCTTGCCCTGGCGCTCTCCGCCGCGCTTGTGCCGCACGATGTCAACGACCTGACCGCAGGCTCCGCACCACGCGGTGCGCGCATCCGGGTCAATGCTGCTGATCCGGTGCCGGGCCTGGAGCCTGGTCGTGCACTTCCAGCGGTCGCCGTCGCGCTTGACGGTGATCTCGCCGCAGCGGGAGCACCGCGCGGTGCGGTGCTCCTCATTGATCTCGGTGAGGTCGTGATGAGCGCCCCTGGCGTGCCCGCGGATGTACCTCATGGGCTCACCGGCGATCTGGCCGCGGGCCCTGACGGTGTGAGTGACGATCGAGGTCTTCGTCCCGCAGCCGCAGTGACAGAGCCCGCGGAAAATCTGGCAGCCGGGCTCGCATGCGCAGAGTCGTGGTTCATCCATGAGGACGAGTCTAGCAGATGCGTTCTAAACGCATACAGCGGACGGAAAGTCCTTTTTACGCGCGGCGGATCTCAAACGGATCATCCGGCCGCTCTATGCATGGTCGGCGCTATGACCAGCGAAAATGGAGGAGATTAAAGGCCATGATCCGTACTTACCTTTCCAATGACTACGTCAAGCGGACGATCCGGCCGCTGTACGCCTGGACCCAGGCCACCCCGAAGCCCTGCTTCCTGGACCCGGCCTGGACCCGCGCCGTCCCGATCTGGCCCGGCATGGGCTTCGTCCGCACGGGTGGCGACCTGGTGAGCCTGGCCGGCGCCAACTCGACCCAGATGGGCACCAAGACGATGACCGGATCCGCCCACTCGGGGAACGCCGGGTCAGACTTCACCGCCAACGAGGGCCCGCCGATCTACGGCCTGGGCGCGCTGTACGTCGGCGGCGACGGCATCGACGAGCTGCTCTACGCCGGCATCAACGCCTTCGCGGTGTGGGTGCTCGGCCCCGACAGCGAGTTCGAGATCCTGGCTCCCGCGTTCGACGCCACCGCCACCTGGACGGACCCGTCGGATGGCTCGGGGTCGGCCCTGGTCGCGGTCTCCACGGCCGGCGCCAACCAGGGGATGCTCGTGCCTTATGCCCAGTCCGGAGGCACGGACACGGCCATCAGCCAGCCGGTGGCCCGGCTGCTCAAGGTGAACAGCGCCACCAAGCTCACCATCGGCGGCCTGTCCCCGGCCTGGTACAACGCCTCCCCGGCGTCCCTCAAGAACTAGCCACGACCACCAAACGCGGTACGCAGGAAAGGAACCCAGATGAACGAGCTGGCCACCGTTTCGGCTGGCGGGCAGCTGGCGCTGGCGCCGCAAGGCGGCGGCCTGCGTCCGCGAGTGGCCTCCCGCAAGAGCGACGACTACGTCTCGCAGATCGAGGCCCGCCGGGCCAGGACCGGCGGCGTAGGGCTCACGCGCGAGGCCAAGGTCCGCAAGATGGCCCTCATCCTCAGCGATGAGATGCACGGCTTCCGCCGGCTGGGCGTCGGCATGGTCGGGCCGATCCAGCTGAAGCTGCGCTACCAGGGGATCGTCCGGAACGTCCTGGTCGAGGACCCGGTCACGCCCGGCACCCCGGTCGAGTACGACGTCTGGGATGACCTGGGCCAGGCCTACATCCTGAGCGGCACCGAGGGCGAGGTCCGCGTGACCCCGTTCGAGGGCAAGCGCATCCCGGTCCGGTTCTTCCGGATCGCGAGCCGCCCGGCGATCCGCAAGGAGGACCTGTTCTACCTCCGGATCAACGCGGTCGAGCAGGCCCAGGACGAGACCAAGCAGGCGATCCTGAAGCAGGAGGACGCCCGGCTGCTGGTGCTGATCCAGGCGGCGATCACCGACTACGCAACGCGGCCCGACCACGTGGTCACCCCGAACCACAACATCACCGAGGCGTCGGGCTACCTGACCCCCGGCTCGCTGTACTCGGCCGTGGCCATGACCGACCTGCACGAGCTGCCCAGCTCGCGCATCCTGATCAACCCGTTCGACTACCGGGACATGTTCCGGTGGGACATCAACCAGACCGGCTGGGCCTTCAAGGACCGGGTGGTCGCGGGCGAGACCATCACCAGCTTCGGCGAGTTCCAGATCCAGCGCTCGATCATCGTCCCGCAGGCGAAGATCTTCCTGGCCCCGGAGCCCAACTTCCTGGGCGTGTTCCCCATCCTCTATTCACTTGACGTAGAGGAGAACCACACCGTCGAGGCCTTCTGGAAGGGATGGGTCTTCGACGAGATGGTGGCCATGAACATCCTGAACCCGCGCGGACTCGCAAGTATCACCAAGAGTTAACGCAGGTCAGAAGCAGTTTTCGAACACGCTCTCGCTTCGGCGGGGGCGTGTTCGACTTTCTCATGTCGCAGAAAACCCAGCCCTTCCATAAGTGCTCTGACTACGATTTGCAAATAGTAAGGAAGCCCCTTACCGTGGTGATATCTCACGTCACCCAGGCAAGGAGCTTCCATGACGGACTATACCCAGGACCCCCGCACGCCCAGGGCCGCAGCGATGGCGCGAGCGGGCGCCTCGCGCGCTGATATCGCCGCAGAGTTCCAGGTGTCCACGCAGACCGCCGGCCGTCTCGTAAAGGCAGGCGGGGCCAGGGTGAAGATCCCCGGCGGCAAGAAGATCGGCAAGAAGCCGCAGTACCTGACCCGGGTGCTGGAGTTGCATGACGGCGGCAGCACGGTCGGTCAGATCGTCGATGAGGTCGGAGACATCCACTCCAGCACAGCGGGCGAGTGGCTCAGGGAATCCGGCCGCACACCGAGGTACGACGGAGACATGCGCGTCCCGGCTCGGGTCGAGGATCACCCAATGCGCAAGCAGGCCATCAGGCGTTACCTGGACGGCGAGACCGGGCCCGCTGTGTCTAAGTCCCTCGAACTGTCCGAGCGCACCGTGGAGTACTGGGCCAAGCAGGACGGCGTCTGGGGCCAGGGGGGCATCCGTAAGCGCCAGCAGGAGGCCTCGGTCGAGGCGGTCCGCAGGTACCGAGCAGGCGAGGGCATCGCGGCGATCATCGCGGCATCGCGCGAGAGCGGGTCTCGCCTGGACTTCTACCAGGTTCGGATGGCCTTGGACGAGGCCGGGGCACTGCCTTACCCGGACGACGAAAAGCCGGATGTCTGGTGCACGTGCGGCAAGAAGACCGGCCACCCCGGCCGTGCCTACTGTTCGCCCGAGCACCGCAGGGAGTACGGGGTGAAGCGCCAGGCCGATCCGGATAACCAGATCACCTTCATCTGTGCCAGGCCAGCCTGCGGCAAGGTGATGACAGTGCCCAGGAGCTACGCCTCGGCCAAGAAGTACTGCTCGAACGAGTGCTCGGCTAAGCACAACCGGACCAAGCAGCACATCGTGGTCGATGACGCCATCGTGCTCGACTCGCCCTGGGAGGCCCTGATCTGGGGCCTGCTGCGGATGTGGAAGATCCCGGTCGAGCGCGCCGACCGGGAGATGGCCGTCCAGGTCAGCGGTGACGGCTGGTACTGCCCCGACTTCTACCTGACCGGCCCGCAGCTCTGGGTCGAGGTCAAGGGCTACGAGGACGAGGACGATCGCGGCCGGTATGCCTCCTGGCGTGCGGCCGGGCGGACGCTCGCGGTGCTCCGCCGCGAGCACCTGGACGTGCTGCGGGTGCTAGCCCAGGGTACCCAGGCGGTCGCCTACCTGGAGGACCTGGCATATAAGGCCGCGCGGCCATGATCCTCACCGTCGATCAGGCCGACCGACTGGCGCAGGAGCGGCCCCCGTACCCCCCGCCGAGCGCCGAGCCGTCCGAGAGGTGCTCCGGCCCGACCGGGTGGCACCGGCCGGAGGCTGAGGACTGGAATCGCGGCAACCGGGAGAGCACCTGCACCTGGTGCAGCACCCCGGTCGCGAGGAGGTTCTGTGACCCGACATGGCGTGAAAGCCCGGGATAAGATCAGTAGTTAACACAGGTCAGGGGCTCAAATCGAACACCCGTCCGGGCAACCTGGACGGGTGTTCGATTATTTCGAAAGCAATTCATTCACCTGCTGCTGATGCGGGCAGACGCCCCCGTTCCACTGCTTCCCGCAACCTTTCGCATTACAGCCTTTCTTGCTATGATGCTCTCATGACGACATCACAGACCAGGCGCATCGAGGAACTCATGTCCGAGATCGCTGCCCTGAGCGCCCGGCTGGAGGCCGCTCGCGAGGAGCTGCTGGAGGAGCGGTTCCGGGGCGTGCCGCGCTACCCGGAGGGCACGGTCGTGCTGGTCCCCAGGATGCTGTTCGGCAAGACCCGGATGTGGCCTGCGCTCATCAGGGCCGTGCACCTGCGCTACAGCTCAGGCCACCTGAGGTCCGGGGAGGGCTGGGAGAACAAGATCGTCTCCTACTCCGTGAGCTACGAGCTGCGGGACGGCAGCGACTTCAGCGGAGAGACCGTGGGAGCGCGGCATTCGGAGGTCGTGCTCCGCCCGGAGGCCTAGTCCCGCGAATGCATAGGAGACCGCTCCTCCCTCATTGACCTCCCCCGGACCCTCCCGTCCCGCTACGATGCCCCCTTACCCTCCCGGAGCCGGGAAGGGTTAGCGGCCATTCGGCTGCGCAGTCTTGACCCGCCGGGGGCCCTGAGGCGGCCGGGGCACCAGATCATCCTGAGAAGGAGCCACACCAGCATGCGCAGAACCCGCATCCTCGCAGCGGTCACCGCCGCTGCCGCCGTGTGCACGCTGGCGCTGCCAGCTGCCGCCGCGAGCGCCAGCGTCCGCCCGGCGGTGACCACGCAGAACTGCGCGGTCAACGGCCGCGCGGCGCTGTCGCTCCAGAACTTCGCCCTGGGCGACGGCACCCGTGCCGTCAACGTCTTCGGCAGCCACGTCCCGGGCAGCCTGGCGGACGGCCGGACCTACTCGGTCAACTACGCCAACGAGGACGAGGTCAACCAGAACCTGGGCCTGGCCGGCCAGCCGTACGAGTCGGTGTACCAGTTCAGCCTGGACAACCCGGGCGTGCTGTCGGCCGCGATGGTCGGCAAGTACAAGTTCGACTTCGTGCTGACGGACGCCTTCGCCCCGCTGGGCCACGTCTACCCGCTCTACGTGACCTGGGTGCCGAATCACGGCATCCACCTGGAGGGCAACCCGCTGGACCCGCACGCGCTGTGGATCATCGACGGCAGCGGCGCCATGATCAACGGTGCCTCCGCCAACCCGCTGGCCCCGACGCTGCTGACCATCGCGGACAACAAGTACACCTCGGGCCCGAATAAGGGCCGCTGGCGCCTGTACGCCGAGGGCGCCCAGCAGCAGGGCGGGCTGGGCAACCTGGCTGACGCGCAGACCTGGACGGCCGACTTCTGCGGCCCGGTAAGCCTGGGCGCCCGGTAGGCATCGCTCCCGGCACAGACCCAGAGGCCCGCTCCCGCCCCCGCGGAGCGGGCCTCTGCGTGTTCCGGTGCCCCCGGAAGGGGTAGCGAGGACCCTGGACCCAGGTCACCGACGGAAGGCCAGACATGACGGCGAAGAAGAACGGCAAGGGTGCAGCTCAGCGCCGCGCTGACACCGAGCGCGAGCGCGAGTACGAGGTCAGCGGCTCGATGTCGGTCCACCCGGCCGGGGAGGACACCGACCCGGCGGGTGACCTGGAGGGCCGGCCCTCCCGGCGGGCCGCGGGCGAGCGCGAGGGCGAGGCTGTCACCGGCCCCCGGTACCCCGACGGGGCCGAGGGCGAGCCGGGGCAGGCCGCGCCGCTGGAGGGCCTGCCGGGCTCGGCTGCGATTACCGGGGAGGCCCCGATGGCAGCCTGGCCCCCGGTGGCTGAGCGCGCTGCCAGCCACCGGCTGCTGGTTACCTCCCCGGGCGAGAACGCAGATGCCTCCGCGGACCTGACCGGGGCCACGCCCTACGCCAGCTGGCTGGAGTCCCGCGAGGGCCCGAACGGGACCACCTGGCTGGTGACGGTGGGCTATGCCGACCGCGTCAACTTCCTGGCCCAGTGCGAGGAGATCGGTGCTACCGTCCAGCTCCTGGAGGGTGACGGCAGCCAGGTCAGCCATGTCCAGGGTGACGAGGGCGCCGGCTGGGTGCACCCGGCTGACCGGGACCCGGAGGCCGAGGCGGCGGCGCAGGCCGAGGGCGAGCGAGCCCGGGACGCGGATGAGTCTGGCGACGGGGACTCCGGGGACGGGGACTCGCCCCAGAAGGACTAGCGGCTCACAGTCGCACAGGGAGCCCTGCCGCATCCGGGGATAGCGGCGGGGCTCCCTGCTATCTAGCGGACCTGACCGTCGGCGCCGACCCGGCCTGCCTCGCCCAGCCACTTGCGCGACCGCTCGCTGTCCGGCTTCCGGACCTGGTCCGGGTTGCGTGCCTGCCACCCCAGCATCTCGCCGCCGGTTCCCTCGACCAGCTCGATGTGCCGCTGCGGGGAACCTGCCTGCTCGCACAGGCCTGCGTAGAGCCGCAGCAGCTTCGGCACCAGCGCATCCCGGCCCCGGAACACGATTACCGGCTCATCAGGGGGGATATCGCCGTACTGGGTGGTAATTAGTCCGTACTTGCCGTCGTAGCCCATGCAGGCTCCTCCTCGTAGATCTTCGGCCTTTAGATTACACAGTTTCCTTGCTAACCAGGGACGGCCGTCACTCTGCTATCTTCAGCCCGTGAAGCGGTCCGAGATCGGCGTCCGGATCAGGGTGCGCCTGGGACCTAATGCCGGCACGATCGTCAGGACCGAGCGCACCCCGCACCTGGGCCGGCTGACGCGGTTCTGGGTGCGCTGGGAAACAGGCCTCGCCCGGACCAGCGAGTACCTGGCCTCCGAGGCCCGCGACTTCGAGCGCAGGGGACCGGCGCACCGGGGCTGAACTGTCAGACCCTCTCGGTAGAATACAAGGTAGCTTGCCAAACAGCTACCCGGAGGCAGACGTGCAGCACACCCAGACCCGCCCCGCCAACCGCATTAATCACATCGTGCTCGACATCGACGAGACCAGCTCGATGTGGGATCACGCAGAGTCCGTCCCCAGGGTCGTAGACGCCCTGATCGAGGACCTGATCGCCAGCTCCCAGCGGCTGGAGCAGGAGACCCGGATCACCATCTACCTGTTCAACTCCGCGACCGGCACCCGCTGCCTGGTCTGCGACATGGACGTGCTCCGGCGGCCCTCGATCAAGAGCATGTTCCACCCGGCCGCCCGCACTCCGCTCATCGACTCCGCGCTCCAGGTCATCAGCGAGGTGTCCGAGGACACCTCCGAGCGCTACGGCGAGCACTCCATCCTGGTGTTCGTCATCACCGACGGCATCGAGAACGAGTCCGCCGCCCGCCCGCACCAGCTGGCCAGCCGCATCGCGGGCCTGCCGGGCAACTGGACGGTGGCTGCCCTGGTCCCGAACGCGATGGGCGTCTCTCACGCCAAGCAGGCTGGCTTCCCGGCCGGGAACATCGAGAAGTGGAACACCACCTCCTCGCGCGGCTTCGCGGAGATGGGCGACCGCATCCGGACTGCCACCACGGACTTCATGGAGGCCCGGGCCGCCACGGGCGTCCGGGGCACCCGGAACCTGTTCCAGGCCGCCCAGGTCTCGCCGCAGGCCGCCGCCGCCGTCCTGGACCCGCTGCCGGCCAGCTCCTACATCCTGGCTGACGTGCCCTGCGATATGCCGGTCAGCGAGTTCGCCGCGATGGTCACCGGCCGGCCGTACCGCAAGGGCAAGGTCTTCTACCAGCTCACCAGGCCGGTCACCGTCCAGAGCTACAAGGACGTGATGGTGCTGGCCCGGGGCACCAGCAAGGTCTACACCGGCCCGGCCGCCCGCCAGCTCCTGGGCCTGCCCGAGTTCGACGTGAAGATCGCCCCGGCGACCCAGCCCGGCACCGTGATCTTCATCCAGTCCACCTCGATGAACCGCAAGATGATCGGCGGCACCACGGCGCTGATCCTGAAGTAGCCGTCTCCCTCAGGAGGGCCCGCCGCCGCTCATACCGGCGACGGGCCCTCTGGCTTCCCCCGTATAGCCTGGAGGGGTGCGCTGGACCCTCCTGACGGTCATCCTGGTCGTCTGCGCCGTCCTCTACGTGCTGGCCCGGGTGCACGACCGGAGAGCCCGGGAGAGGTGGCTGGACGAGCGCGTCTCTGAGCGCGACTGGAAGGCCCTGGAGCACTTCCGGTGGCACACTGAGGACGACATCCTCCTGCTGGCCCCGCGGCCCCTCCCGGAGCCGCTGGAGCGGCAGTACCGGGCGGCCCTGCGCAGCGGGGAGCATACCGAGAGCATGGATCATCGCCGCCGCTGACTGACTGTTCGGTAGACTCCCGGGTCCGGGGCAAGACCGTGCGGGGGCAGTCAGCCGGCCTTTAGCCATCGGGTGATGTAGCCCTATTGGTTACTGTTGGGTAATTTGGCGGGTATGCCCTCCGCAGCCGACCAGAAGATGACGATCACGGGGTGAGCCCGTCGTGCCGGGAGGCCCGTTGAGCAGCGGACCACTGGGGGGCCAGGGGGAGCTGTCCATCAGGACGGCTCCTCACATCGCCTGCCCGACGTGGCGGGAGCTGGACATCTACTGCGCCCGGCACGGCCTGGACAGCAGGCAGGCGCCCTGGATCTGGGAGACCCGGCACCTGAACGGCCTGCGCGGCCAGGTGGTGCTGATCATGTCCATCACCCCGTTCGTGATCGGCTTCATGGACGCGCTGCTGGCCAGGGAGGCGGACGGCCTGATCGAGGTCGATCGGGTCTGCCTGGACCAGGCCGGGAGCCGGTCCTCGTAGTCACCGGACGGCAGGACATCAATGTGCAGGGACCGGGACAAGACCGGAGGAGAGACGTAGGGTGCGCAGCATGGGGATCACCCACGACATGCGCGAGCAGGTAAGCACCTGGGTCGCGCTGGAGGCGGGTGAGCGTCCCGGTGACGGCCTGGACATCGGCTACTGGGTCGAGCTGCGCCAGGTGACCGGGACCGCGGACATGGAGTACTTCGAGATCCTCATCCTGCTGGTCGAGCGGGCCTATCAGACGATGGGCGGCGGCTGCCTGCGGGCGGCTCGCGAGTTCGTCCCGCGCTGGCCGCTACGAGAGGACCAGGTGCGGTCCGAGACCCGGCTGGGCGTGCAGCAGATCAGGGAGTACCGGGATGCTGACCGGCGCCGGGCCGACCAGCGGCGGCAGCAGGCACTCCGGACAGTTCTCGGCTGAGGTGCGTGCAGCCGCACGGCTCACCGGTCGGGCCGGCCAGGCAGCAGCAGGCTCCCTCGGCGCAGCACGGCACGATCATCTCGTCCGGGCCGGGCATCTCCTCGTCGATCAGCATCGTGATGACGACATCGCCGCTGCCGTCGGCCTGGGCCTCCTCGATCAGCGCGCCGGCCTCGGCATCGCCCCAGCGGACCGGAACCTGCTGGCCGACCAGGGCGCGGCCGGCGGCCGGATCCAGGGACTCGAAGGCGGCCAGCGTCATCCGGAACGTGAAGCGGGTGCTGCCCATGACGCCAGGGTAGGGCTGGCCATGAGTGCGCTGTGCAGATTACTGACCGGTAACTTCGTGAACAGTGCGGATCATGTATGTCCTGGTTCCTGCCTGTAACTGATAACTACTAATACTTAATTCTTTTTAGAGCTAATAATAATAATTAAAGAAGTTAAATCTACTAAGGACTAGTAAGGGTTGGTTCAGAGGCCGCCTCGCGGCCGGTCCGTGCACAACGGCGGGGCCCCGTGCACTAGCCGTGCACAAGGAAGTGCACAACGGGACGCAGGAAAAGGGCCTCTGACCTGGGGTTGTGCACTACGTGCACAAGAAATCGCCAAAATCGAGGTTCTGGTCACGCGAGGGAGACAAACGCGACAACGCGGACACACGGCCAGAGCCCTACGCGGCCGGGCCGGAATGATCTACGAGACCCCGCCGTGAATCCAGATCGCCAAAATCGCTGTTTTTTGTGCACGTAGTGCACAACACAAGGTCAGCAAGATATATCGAACACTCGTTCCGCACTTTTTGTGCACGGCTAGTGCACGGAACCCGTCCTGTTGTGCACGGACCCCTCGCTGCGGCCTCTCTTGCTAGGCTCAGCGGCACCTTCAGGAGGGGAGTCCGCATGGGGGAGGTGCACCTGGGGCCAGCCCCCAGGGTCCCGGTGGCGAGGTTCACCCGGGACGACGGAACGGTATCGGCCTGGTATGTGGTGCAGCCGGGATTCACGCCGCCGGCGGGGGTGGTGGCCGTCGAGGTCGTCCAGGTGCCCGGCTTCCCCGCTGATTACCCCGCGGCCGAGGACCCGTCCTGGCTCAACGAGCCCGGCGGCGCCGGCTTCGCCCCCCGGCGTTCCGTCCCGCCCGAGGTGCGGCGCCCGGAGCGCTTTCGCGGCGGCCCGGCAGGTACCGGTACATAGGTAAACCCCTGCGGCCTGCGTGACGTCTCAGTACTGATGCCTGGGATGCGCGGGTCGCGAGGTTGTTGGTATGGCTTTCCTTGCTATAGTTTGTGATCACCTGCCACTTCAGGCGTCTTCTGCATCGCCCCCGCCGCCCCCCGGACCCTGGCCCGGGGTGACGGAACCCGGCGCATGCGCGCTAACCACAAGGTAGAGGGCCTTCCGTCCCCGAACCACCGAGAGAGGCCATGCCCATGACAGCTCACCCCGAGGCACCCGCCCTGCTCACCCCCCGGGAGGTGGCCGCGCTGTTCCGGGTAGACCCCAAGACGGTGACCCGCTGGGCCAAGTCCGGCAAGCTGCGCTCGATCCGGACGATGGGCGGCCACCGCCGGTACCGGGAGGACGAGGTGCGCAGGCTGCTCAACAACGGGCTGCCCGAGCAGTACGGACCCTGAAGGCCAGGCCGGGGGCTTGCTGAGGGGGCTCCGGACCTGGTCAGAGCGCTAGCAATAAAAGTTGTAGAAAACCGTTGCCCTCGGCGAGGGCAGCGAGCTAAGATGGAGACATGACGCACCACAGCTTCACCAGGAACCAGCCCGCGGGCTGGCTGGCATCGCATGATGTCAGCTGCCTGCCGGAGCAGGGGAAGCAGCGGCGCCCTGGGTAAGGGGACAACCCGGACCTGAGCCCAGGAGCCGCCCGCAGGAAGACCTGCCGGCGGCTCTCGTGTTACCCGGGGACAACTGAATCTAGCGAGTAGCCGCTGGGCGGCCACCGGTCTCCAAAACCGGTGGGCTGGGATCGGAACCTAGTACTCGTGCGCAGCCACCCGGCCCGAGCGAGAGCAACGGCGGGGCAACCGGCTCGTAAATTGACAGCTCAATAGCGTGTGAACACGAGGCGGCCTGGCCGGACGTTGCCAGCGTCCATTCAGGCCCGGCCGCCAGTTCTTCCCTCCCTGGTCCAGGTGGCCAGCTCCCCGTGTCAGCGGGGACCGAGCCCGGCGGGCCGGGGAGGGAGCAAGACGCCCAGTGCGCGGTTCTGCCGCGTCCGTGGCAAGCACCGTGCTGCTGCCGGTCCCCCACGAGAGCGGGACTCGCATCGCACCGCAGGGGTGGCGGCCCTGGCCTCGGCCAGGGTGGCGGCAGTACACAGGTGCCGAGGGGCTGTAGCTCAGCTTGGTAGAGCGCCTGCGTGGCACGCAGGAGGCCGGGGGTTCGAGCCCCTTCAGCTCCACAGGACAGTCCGGCAGCCGCGTGGCAGCGGCAGCCGCCTGGAGTAAATGAGAGATCAGGCTAAGGGAAGGGTTGCCCTCTCCCGGCCGCGAGTAGTGCCGTAACTGACCGGCTGAGCCAGCCGGGAGCCAGGCGGGAAACGCTCGCGTCACCGGAATCCCGCCGCAAGGGCTGCTAGCTCATGGTAGGTAGAGCGTCCGCCTCGCAAGCGGAAGGCACCGGGTTCGATCCCCGGGTGGTCCACTCCGGGGCTCGGAAGCCTCAAGGCGGGTAACCTTGCCGTCCCCGGATTCACAGGGTGTAGCGCAGCCTGGCAGCGCGCCTGATTTGGGATCAGGAGGACGCGGGTTCGAATCCCGCCACCCCGACCGATGGTGCCGTCACACCGGGAGATCCTCCCGACGGCAGGCCCCAGCCACCCCGGTCGTTTCCGGGAAGGGCAGGGAGACCGGGCTTGGCCGCCCGGCGGAGGGGCACAGGCACGAGCCAGTCCTGTGTGGTCGAGACCACGGAGCAGCTCACCGAGGACGATGCTCTGTGCCCCGATGTGACAGCATCACCGAGTTCCGGCACACGGCCCTGGGTAGGGCTGGCGACCAGGACCTCCGCAAGAGGGACCTCGCGGTTCAAATCCGTATCGCCAGGGATGTCAGTGACCGGCGTGGCCATAGCACGAGGCCGCCGAAAATCCCGGAAGGGACAGAATCGTGCAGGCACCCGAGCGTGATGGCCACGCGCCCCGGGACCGGCCGCCCGCGCCCGGGGCGGGATAGCTGGCTGAGAGTGAACCGGAGGAGGATCTTTATCACCACCGGGGAAGTACCGGCGCTAAACGGGATGTGGCTCAGCTTGGCTAGAGCACCTGCTTCGGGAGCAGGGGGTCGCCAGTTCGAATCTGGCCATCCCGACCTGGTGGTAATGCGGGTTCGAGTCCCGCCTGGTCTTATGTCCGGGAGGACGGCCGAGGGGAGCGCTCCCTGATGCCGGAGACCCGGAGCCGGGGAGTACTCCCTGGTGGCCAGTCGTCCAATCGGCAGGACGCCACCGTCAGCAGGGCAGGTCGCGGGTTCGAGTCCCGCCCCGCCAGGTCGCTCCTGGCGGGTAGCTCAGGCGGCAGAGCAGCCCGCGGGGAGATCCGGGTTCGAGTCCCGGCCTGGGCTTAGCCGTCCGGGTAGCTCAATGGCAGAGCGCCCCTCAGACTTGAAGATCACGGGGAGGAACCCCCGGCGGGGAACCACACGGAGGGGTCCGAGCCCGGCCGCCTCCCCAGGAACGAGGTCCTGTAGCTCAGTAGGTAAGAGCGCCGGAGTGAAGACCCGGAGGCCCCTGGCCCGAAACCAGGCGGGACCACGATGCTGGTGCGCACCAGCATGCTGGAGCGCGAGGGGCACCTCGCGTGCAGGAGTAACTGAGCTGGTCAGCAGACCGGGACTGGCGCGCTACGGCGCGGTCCAGCCGGGATGGCCCGGGTTCGACTCCCGGTGCTCCGCTGGGCCTGACGATCGACGGGCCCGGGCACCCGGGATCACGCATCCTGGCGGACGCGATCGGCCGCCGGGCCCTGCGCCCCGGGTAAAGCAGCAGCATGGGTTGCCCTGCCGGGAGCACCGGTAGGCCGGGTTCGATTCCCGGGGTTGTGCGATGGCATGACGGGCAGGCCGTAACCAGCCGGTAGCCCGCCCCGGGGAGGACGCTCCCCGGGCCAGCCAGGGTCGTGCACGACTCTGGTCTCATGCCTGCCGGCCCGCAAGTGCATTCCGGGCCGGCGCGTGAACGGGTTGCCGGCCACGGCGTCACGGTGGCGGGGCATCATGCGGACGAGTCCCAACTGGCCGGGTACCAGCCCTCCAAGCTGGTTGTTGCGGGTTCGACTCCCGTCGTCCGCTCTGAGCGCCGCTAGCTCATCGCTGGTAGAGCACCGGACTCTTAATCCGGGGGTGCACGGTTCGAGCCCGTGGCGGCGTACCACTTGACCGTTAGCTGGAAACCCTGTAATGTACTGAGTGCAGGGCAGGCCAGGGTGCTGGCCTCGGAGCCCGGGACTGAGAATCCCGGGGCCCTCGGGAAGCAGCGGAACGGGATTCTCAGTCCCGGGCTAGCGGGCGGCCTGAAAGCTCCGGAAGGCGCCCGGCTGACGGCCAGGAGGCTCGTGTCCTCCGACCCTGACAAGGGGTAGCCGGTCCGGGCACCCGCACCTTCAGCCTGACCGGCCGCGAGGGGTCAGTACGAAAGTCAGCGGCTCGCGCGAAGGGCATCGCGCGGATAGGGCTACCGGGCTACCGGGTGCGCCGTATCCCCCTCGCGGCCGGTCACAGATCATCTGGGGCGAGTAGCCCAGCAGGCAGAGGCAGCGCGTCAAAAACGCCACAGGCGCGGGTTCGATTCCCGCCTCGCCCACCAGCGCCCGGCCGGAGCGCGTCAATCCGCCGACAATGACCACTAGGGGAAATGGCAGACCCGCCCGGTTCTGGTCCGGGACACTTCCTGGTTCGAGTCCAGGGTGGTCAGCAGCCCAGGTGAGGGTGGCTCCCTCCGAGTGTCCCGGCCTGGCGGCCAGCCACCGTCAAGCCAGGATGCGAAGCCCGCCAACGGCGGAGGCCTGGCACATCTTGCCCCGATAGCTCAGGCGGATAGAGCGGCTCACTCGTAATGAGCAGGTCCCCAGTTCGATTCTGGGTCGGGGCTCGTCCGGGTGGCGGAAATGGCAGACGCGCAGCCTTGAGGTGGCTGTGCCCTACCAAGGGCGTGCGGGTCCGAGTCCCGCCCCGGACACGAGCAGGACAGATCGCGGGTTCGAGTCCCGCCGCGCAGCCCGCGAGGGAGGCGCGCAGCCCGGAGGCGAGGGCACCTGCAACCCCCGGTGCCGCGGCACCCCAGGGCGCCCTGCGCGGTGCCCCGGCCCGGGGCCTGCCTCCGTAGCTCAGCTGGCAGAGCGCCTGACTTGTAATCAGGAGGTCGCCGGCTCGGTTCCGGCCGGGGGCTCGCGGTGGGGGATCGTCTAGCTGGCAGGACACTCGGTTTTGGCCCGGGCAACGCGGGATCGAAGCCCGCTCCCTCAGCTTACGGATATCATCCCGGTATGACCATGAAAGAGCTGCCGGTTAAGTGGGTCAAGTCATCACTCAGCTTCGCCAACGGCAACTGCGTCGAGGTAGCCAGCCTGCCGCGCGGCGAGGTCGGCGTGCGCGACAGCAAGCACCCGGCCAGGCCGCACCTGGTCTTCACGGCCTCCGAGTGGGAGGCCTTCATCGGCGGCGTCCGGAACGGCGAGTTCGACCGGTTCGGCGCTGCCTGACCCGGCTCCGGCCGGGCCTGCCCCGATGGCTCAGCCCGGCAGAGCATCTCCTCGGTACGGAGAAGGTCATCGGTTCGAATCCGATTCGGGGCTCTGAGCCGGCTGGACGGCCGCGTCACCTTCCGGGGTGCCGAGGAAAGTCCGGGCTCCGCAGGGCAGGGTGGTTGCTAACGGCAACCTGGGGTGACCCACGGGAAAGCGCCGCAGAGAACAGACCGCCCCCTCGGGGGTAAGGGTGAAACGGTGGTGTAAGAGACCACCAGCGTCCCGGGTGACCGGGGCGGCTCGGCAAGCCCCACCCGGAGCAAGGCCAGAAGCTGGCGGGCGGCCCGCCCGGTGCCGGCTGGTAGGCCGCACGAGGCCGTCAGCGATGGCGGTCCCAGATGGATGGCCGTCGCCCGCCCCTGGCGGGTACAGAACCCGGCTTACAGGCCGGCTCACATGCGGATGTAGCTCAGCTGGCTAGAGCGCTACGTTGCCAACGTCGAGGTCGCCGGTTCGATCCCGGTCATCCGCTCGTCATTGATTCAGACCATCAAAGGAGGAAACCCTGATGGCTTACCAGATGCTGCCCGGCACCCGGGCACCAGTGCGCGTGTGGATTGACCCCTGGACGATCGAGCCCTCCGCGCAGCAGCAGCTTCGGAACGTGGCGAGCCTCCCCTGGACCACCGAGGTCGCCGTCATGGCGGACGTTCACTACGGCAAGGGCGCCACCGTCGGCTCGGTTATCGCGATGCGTCAGGCGGTCTGCCCGGCGGCGGTCGGCGTGGACATCGGCTGCGGGATGACAGCAGTCCGCAGTCACCTCACAGCCAGCGACCTGCCGGATGACCTGCACGAGGTCCGGATCGAGCTGGAGATGGCCATCCCGGTTGGCTTCAGCTCGCACGAGCATGCGATCCGGATGACCGGCGGTACCTGGAAGTCGTTCTGGGGCGGCTTCGCCGCTCTGCACGAGGGAGTCCAGTACCGGCACGGCCGGGCCCGCAGCCAGATGGGCACGCTCGGCGGAGGGAACCACTTCATCGAGCTGTGCACCGAGCAGGGTGGCGATGACGCTGGCCGCGTGTGGCTGATGCTGCACTCGGGCTCGCGAAACATCGGCAAGGAGCTGGCCGAGCGGCACATGGAGGCGGCCCGGGCGCTGCCGCACAATGCCGGCTTGCCGGACCGGGACCTGGCGGTGTTCCTGACCGGGACCCCCGAGATGGACGCCTACCGGCGGGACCTGTACTGGGCCCAGGACTACGCCCGGCGCAACCGCCAGGTGATGCTCGGCCTGGCGATGGGCGCCCTGGACACCGCGCTTAGCCGGCCGGTCAGCTGGGACGAGCCGATCTCCTGCCACCACAATTACGTGGCGGAGGAGAACTGGGGCGGCACTGAGGTGATGGTCACCCGCAAGGGCGCCATCCGGGCCGGCCTGGGCGAGCTGGGCATCATCCCGGGTTCGATGGGCACCGGCAGTTTCATCGTGGCCGGGCTCGGCAGCCGGGACTCGATGTGCTCGGCCTCGCACGGCGCCGGGCGGCGGATGTCGCGCGGCGCGGCGAAGCGGGCCTTCACCGAGGCCGACCTGGCGGCCCAGACCGACGGGGTCGAGTGCCGGAAGGACCGGGGCGTGCTGGATGAGATCCCGGGTGCCTACAAGGACATCGGTGAGGTGATCGCGGCGCAGACGGACCTGGTCGAGGTCCGTCACCACATCAAGCAGGTGGTGTGCGTCAAGGGCTAGCAAGACCCCGGCCTGCCTGCTCAGGCCGGGACCTGTCCCGGTGGTGAAACAGGTAGACGCACCGCGTTCAGAGCGCGGCGCCCGAGAGGGCGTGAGGGTTCGACTCCCTCCTGGGACACAAGCTGCACTGGATACGAATCCAAGTCCGTTAGGAGGACACGCGGGTGCAGAGGCGCGGGAGACGGCAATCCGCGGCGCCACCTGGAGGGATGGCCGAGTCTGGCTGATGGCGCTGTCCTGCTAAGGCAGTAGGGGAGAGATCCCCTCCCGGGTTCGAATCCCGGTTCCTCCGCAAGATCCAACTCCGGCGGGGTCGCATAGTCCGGATTAGTGCAGCTGTCTCGAAAACAGCCAGGCCTCACGGTCTCGTGGGTTCGAATCCCACTCCCGCCTCTCAGGTCACCGCCTCCAGGGCACGCCATAGCGCTCCGGCACGACGAAGTGCAGCGTGAGGAAGAACAGCCCGACCATGCCGAGGCCGATGACCGAGATCCCGTTCAGCGAGGTGAACGCGATCAGCGCGGCGATCGCGAAGGCAAGAAGGGCAATGATGATAACCATGCGCCCCAGCTTCCCCGGGCGCATCAGTTCAACCACGGGCCGGTAGCACAGCAGGTTGGTGCGGTTCCCTGATAAGGAAACGGTCGGAGGTTCAAGTCCTCCTCGGCCCACTGGCATCGCGGAGCAGCCTAGCCAGGTCACACCCGGGGACACGGCTGTACCGGGCCGCGATGCCTCCCCGGCGGGGTAGCTGAGCTGAGTACAAGCGGCTGCCTCATAAGCAGCAGGACGTGGGTTCAAGTCCCACCCCCGCCACGCCTCTGTAACTCAGCCTGGTCAGAGTTGCGCACTTTTAATGCGAGGGTCCCGGGTTCAAATCCTGGCGGGGGCACTCTGCGCCATTAGCTCAGCGGATAGAGCGGCTGCCTTCTAAGCAGCAGGCCCGGGGTTCGAGACCCTGATGGCGCGCGAGACCGGCCCACTTCAGACGGGCCCCGTGACCCTGCGGCATGCAGCAGGGTCTCTGCCTGGTCGGTCAAGCCGGGCTCATGGCCTCATCGTCTAGCGGCAAGGACAGCTGGTTCTCAGTCAGCAGGGCGGAGTTCAACTCTCCGTGAGGCTACGCAAGGCCCCATCTCACTAACGGTCAGGTGGCCGGACTTTCAATCCGGAGGCGCCGGGTCAGCACCGGCTGGGGCTACTGCGGGGTAGTGCAGCTAGGAAGCACGCCGGGCTCATAATCCGGAGACCGCGGGTTCGAATCCCGCCCCCGCTACGCAAGAGGCCGGCCGCCTGGCAGGTGGCCGGCCCCCGGTCCCGGGTAGCTCAATTGGCAGCAGCGGCGCCCTGTTAAGGCGATGGTTGGGGGTTCGAGTCCCTCCTCGGGAGCACAGGCCAGCAGGCCTCGGTCAGCACTGGCCTGCGCCCTCGGGAGCACAGATCAGGTGTGATAGAAGATCAGCGGCTTGACCGTGTGGTAGAAGATGCCGCCGATGGCGAAGAAGCCGCCGCCTCCGGCCAGGGCGTAGAGAGTCATGCGAAGCTTGTCGCGCATTGCCCGGTCCTTCCCGTTAGTGAGTTTTCAAGGTAACACCGGCCCGCAAGGGTCACCAAGGTCCTGTAGGGGAGCCGGCCGTCCCCGCCAGCCCGTCAAGCTGGAGACCGCGGGTTCGAATCCCGTCTGGACCGCGAGTCCCCCCATCACAGGGTGGCAGTCACCGGGCGTCCGCGGCGCCCCGGCTGATTCGGAGAGCCCGGGTGACCGGGCGGGGATGCGGAAGACTCCGGGCAGGGTCGCTTAGCTCAGCGGGAGAGCGCCGTCCTGACACGGCGGAGGCCCCAGGGTCAGCACCTGGAGCGACCACGCGCCTGTCGTTCAACGGACAGGACACCAGCTTGCGGAGCTGGCGATGGAGGTTCGAGTCCTCTCGGGCGCACGACTGGCGAGAGCACGGAGCGGAAGGGCGACGGCCCCCGGTGGTTCGAATCCCCACTCGCCAGCATGGCCGCTTAGCTCAATGGCAGAGCACCGCTTTCACACGGCGGGGGCCGGAGGATCGGTACCTCCAGCGGCTACTGAGGATGAGCCCGAAGCGTCGAAGGGCTGGGTTGTGGACCCAGTAGGAGCGGGTTCGAGTCCCGTCATCCTCCCCAGGCGGAAGTGAGCGCCGGCGCGCTCAGCGGTCTGTAAAACCGTCGTCTTCGGACAGGCCAGGGTCGGCACCTGGTTCCGCCACGCACCATCAAGCACCCGTAGCTCAGCGGATAGAGCGACCGCCTCCGGTCTGGAGGTAGCATGTAGCATTTTGGGCGCTGTATGCCAGGTAGTCCTAGATGAGAAATACGCGGCATTTGCCGTCTAGCCTCCGTAGCGCAGGTGGATAGCGCACTTGGTTCCGAACCAAGAGGTCGTCCGTTCGAGTCGGACCGGAGGTGCACCGTGAGCCTGTAGCTCAGCGGACAGAGCTACTCCCTCCTAAGGAGAAGGTCGGCGGTTCGAGTCCGTCCAGGCTCACCAGGGTCCCTTGACCGAGCGGCCAAGGTAGCGGTCCGCAAAACCGCGCAGCCGGGTTCAACTCCCGGAGGGGCCTCCAGCATGCGTGTTCACCGCTATCGAGCCGGCCTCCCGCCACGGAAGAAGTGAGGGAGGTGCGCATGACGACAATCCCGCCTGACGATCCTGCTGCCGGGCAGCCCGGGCACATCCTGGCTCACGGCCAGATCTCCGACGCCCTGACCGCTCACGATGAGCAGCTGGGCGGCCTGCCGGCGATGTCCTGGGGTACCGTGACCCTGACTGCCGGCACGGTGAACGTATCGGCCGGGGCGGTCACGGCTGATTCCGTCATCCTGGTGAGCCGCATGGCACTCTCCGGTACGGCCGGCCATCTGTCGGTGCCGTCGCAGAGCCCGGGGAGCGGCTTCACGATCTCCTCCAGCTCGTCCTCGGACGCCTCGGTGGTCGCCTACCTCATCCTCGGCTAGTACCTATCCCCGGAGCCCAGAAGGATCAGGAGGACCCATGACTGCCGACCTCGCCAGCTACGGCGTTCAGGCGCCCGTGATGTGCCAGAACATGATGTCCGGGCCGACGGTGATCGCCTCGGACCCGAAGGAGACCTACGCGGTCACCTTCGCCGGCCGGGGCGACCGCAGCGGTGACGACGTGCAGCCCATCCCGCGCGAGATGCTGGCCGCGCCGGCCTTCGCCCGCTCGCTGCGGCAGGGCGTCCTGAAGGTGATCGAGGGCGAGGAAGACCCGCTCGTGCAGTCCGCGCTAGCCAGGCAGACCAGTAACTTCCGCGACCGGATGGCGGCTGAGGAGCTGACCGTCCGGGAGAGCATCGACGAGGCCTCCGACAACGACATGATCGTGGTCACCTGCATCGGCCCGGGCACCCGCCCGGAGGCGCCCTGCGGCGAGCAGATCCCGGTCCGGGCAAGGGAGAAGGACAACGGACCCCCGCTGTGCGCGCGGCACGCCGGCCTGGCTGAGCGCTGCGTGCGGCGCGGCAGCGGACCCTGGACGCTGGAGGACTAGGCCGGTGCAGCGCCCGCGCGATACCTCCGCCATGACCGGCACCTACGACACCTCGGACACCGCCGGCCCGCAGGCCGCTCACACCGAACTGCGGGGCGTCACCGAGGCGTTCGACGTGGCCGCGGCCGGGGATCTCGCGTGGGCGCTGCGGGCGATGGACCCCGATGACGAGGCTGTCTCGCCCAACGTGGTGCAGACCTCGCCCGGCCTGACCGTCAACCGGGGTGACCCGGACGGCGATAAGGAGCGGGTCACGGCGGCGGCCCGGCGGGCGCGCGAGCGCCTGGAGGCCCAGGGCATGGAAGTGGATGCGCAGACCGGGGCGGTGCGCACCCGGGACCACAGCCAGCCCTGGTCTAACCAGGCTGCCAGCCTGGGCCCGATGACGACCGTGGAAGACGACACAGACCGGAGTGCAGGATGACCGCCAGCAGCGTTCCCGACTTCTACGGCGTCCCGGCCCAGGGCGTCGTCGAGCAGGTAGACACCATCACGCTGAGCCACACCGCCCCGGCCGCGCTCAGCAAGGCAGGCATCGTCTCAGTGCCCGCGAAGGAGACCGCCGGGAACGCGCCGACGGCCGACGTGATCACCGTCTTCGACGTGACCACCTCCACCGCGCTGGTCCAGGGCACCGACTACGTGCTGACGCCCTCGGGCGCCGGGCCGGAGTCGCTGACCTACTCGGTAACCCGGGTGAACTCCTCGTCCGCGTCGTCCGACAGCGACTCCGCGCGGGTCACCTACCGGTACGGCATGCAGCAGGACCAGGCCCGGAACTTCGGGGAGTTCCAGGGCGAGCCCGGCGCGGCCCCGGCCGGGACCCAGGGCCAGGCCGCCAACGCCGACACCGAGGGCGCGTCCGCGGGCGGCCTGGGCTCAGCGGCCGGGTACGGGTCGCTGACCGACCCCGCGGCGGGCAGCCAGTCCAGCTCCGAGACCGGCGCCCCCGGCTCCGAGTACGCGGTCACCGGGACCTCCCCGGGTACCTTCGGCTCCCCGCTCGGCTCGCCGGACACTGAGGGCGTCTACGGCGGCGGCACCCCGGAAGACTTCACCCCGGTGAGCACCGGCCTGTCCGGAACCCTGGACACCACCACGGGCGGCGGCGAGAACCTCCAGCCGGCCAGCTACAGCTCCCTGAACGGGTACCGGGCGCCGTCCTCGGGCGTGGCGGGCAGCACCAAGGACACCACGCTGACCGACATCCTGGGCAACCAGGTGAACGCCAACCCGCTGCCGGTGGACACTTCCTACGCGGCAGGCAACATTGACACCGAGTACTCCGGCGCCCCGGCCGCGCCGACTGCCCTGGGCAGCCAGGCCGACGCCTTCAGCGCGGCTGCCGCGGACGTGCCGCTGTACCTGAGCCAGAAGGGCCTGGTCCCGTCCACCATCGTGGTGACCGACACCACCGTCCCGGCCGCGATGGTGCTGGACACCGACTACTCGCTGACCACCGCCGGGAACGGCGAGGAGACCACGGCCTTCATCACCCCGGCTGAGGGCGGCGCCTTCACGGCCGGCGATGACATCTCGGTGGCCTACAGCTACGGCGATGCGACCTACTACGGCTCGAACATCCCGGCATCGGTCCCGGCGGCGCCGGGCACCCCGGCAGTGACGGCCGTCAACCGGGGCGTGTCCTGCACCTGGGACGTGCCGTCGGGCATCATCCCGGTGGACTACTACCTGCTGGAGGCCGAGGACCGGGGCACCCTGTACGTGCCGGCCTCGGGCCAGCCGGTCCTGGACGGCCAGCCGGCGCCCTCCGGCGGCGCGTCAGCGGGCGAGCCGGCCTACCAGGCTGACACCTTCAGGGCGCTGGCCACGGCCCTGGCAGCGCCGTCAGCGCCGACGCCGACCACGGCTACCTCGGGCGGCACCGTGGCGGCGGGCGTCTACAAGGTGACCAGGACCTACGTCAACGGCAGCGGCGAGACCGTGGCCAGCTCCCAGGGCTCCGTCACCACGACCGGCGCGGCTTCCACCATCACGGTGCCGAGCCCGGCCGCCGCCGTGGGCGCCACCGGCTGGTACGCCTACGTCAGCCAGGTCGGCGGCTCCACCCTGACCCGCCAGCAGGCGGCCGGGCACCCGACCCCGGTCGGCACGTCCCTGATCATCACCGCCCCGCCGTCCAGCACCGGACCGCAGGCCCCCGCGGCCAACACCTCGCTGCCGGTGACCACCAGGGCCGGCGTGGTGACCCCGCCCGGCCAGGTCATCGTCCGGAACATCAGCGGCACCGAGAACGACCCGATGCAGCCGGACGGCACGGTCCTGGAGCTGGGCTACGACTACACCGTGACCCAGGTGGGCACCGGTCCCTGGACCCAGTACCAGATCGCGATCGCGGGCACCTCGCAGAACGTCAAGGCCGGGGACACCATCATCGTCGAGTACTGGTACGGCGCCGACCCGTCCTCGGTCACCGCGGTGTTCACTCAGGGCCTGACCCCGAACACCCCGGTGATCTACAAGCCGGACGGCACGACTCCCTACAGCCAGGGCTACCGGTTCCGGGCCGCGGCCGGGAACAAGGCCGGCCTGGGTCCCTTCTCGGCCTACAGCTCCTACGCGGTGCCGCTGAACTATAACGCGCCGCAGCCGGGTCATGAGGGCTCGACCGGGTCTGGCACCGGATCGCTTGACCCCGCCAACTCGATCAACCCGATCTACCTCCCGGACGGCACGGTCAAGGCCGGCACGGGACTGGGAGGCTGACCTCTTGGCGACGTTCTCGTCCGTCCAGAATCTCAAGCTGAACGACCCGTCGGACCCGTTCCAGCTGAGTGACTTCGTCTCGAATTTCGAGATCCTGGACGCCAGTCCCGGCACCTTCATCTGCACCAGCACGTCCCGGCCGAACTGGGGCACGGCGCAGAAGGGCCGCATGATCTTCATGACGGACCTGAAGCAGCTGAGCTACTGGACCGGGACGGCCTGGGCCGACCTGCGGGACTCGGTGCCGGTCTTCGCAGGCGGGAACTTCGTCAACACGGCGGTGAATCCGGGCGCGCAGCCCAACTTCAATATCCTGACCTTCACCACGCCCCGGCCGTGCGCGCTGACGGTCATCCTGAGTGCTACCTACCAGTACCCCAACAAGCAGAGCCAGGACGCCTACCAGTCGATCGTCTTCGACGGCGTGGAGCAGCTGATCGGCGGCTACGCCGAGCAGATCCGGTTCTCCGGCAACGCCTCGGACGCGGCTCACACGGCCGGGGAGAATGCCACCTCGATCGCCGTGGTGCCGAACGTCGCGGCCGGCCAGCACAAGATCGGCCTGCGGATCAACGTCACCAGCGACTACTCCACGGCCATCCAGGTGAAGGGCGCCAAGGCGATCGCGCTGGTATCGACCTACAGCTCGGGCAATGTTCTGTAGGGAGGCTGCATGACCATCGTCGATGCGGACCTGGTGGACTGGCGCGAGCGGCAGTACATCAGCCAGTTCAGCCAGCCGCCGCTCGGCTTCACGGTCTACATCGGCGGGCAGCTGGCTGACCCGGACGGCCAGTCAGTGGCGGCCCGGCTGCTGGCCCAGAACCCGGACGGCACCACCGCGGTGATCCAGTCCTACGCGGCCGAGCGGCTGAGTGCCGGGACCTACCAGGTGACCCCGTCCAGCGCCGACACCCGGCAGCCCTGCCAGGCTGAGCTGGACTGGAGCTACGAGATCAGCTCCCAGCCGCAGCAGTACGCGGCCTACCTGGTGATCGGCCCGGCCAACCCGCACTACGACGCGCTGTCGCTGCCCATGCAGGACTTCCTGAACGACCAGGTGTGGGTCCGGTTCGCTGACCTGTTCGACTCGGCGGGCGGCGGCCCCAACCTCCAGAGCTACTTCCAGGCGCACTGGTCGCGCGGCCGGGTCGCCCAGCTGATGGCCATCGCCCTGGGCAAGATCAACGCGGCGGCCCAGCCGTGGTCCAGCTACACCCTGGACGGCGCGGGCGGGTCGCTCTACCCGGTCGAGTTCTGGGGCGGCCTGCTGGCCAGCTACACCTATGTCGAGGGCGTCAAGCAGCTGATCCGGGCCTACACCGAGCAGCCGGCCTTCCAGGGACCCGGCATCGCCCGCCAGGACCGCCGCGACTACACCGACCGGTGGCGCCAGGTCCTCCAGGACGAGCAGGCCGAGCTGAAGTCGATGCTGGACGTGTTCAAGATCCGCCACATCATGACGGGCAGCCCCCGGGTCCTGGTCTCCGGCGGCACCTACGGCCGGTACGCCCCCACCCGTGTGGCGGGCTCGGTTGCCGCCCGCCCCCGGATGTGGGCAAGGTGGTATTAGGGATAACGCGCTGCGCCTGGAGGTCACCCGGCGACATCGCCCTGGTGATCGAGCCGGGAGAGAACGCCCAGCTAGTATCGGCGCATGGCGAAGCTGCTGACCCAGGCGTTCCTGCGCTCGGGCACCACCGTCCGGACCTGCTGGATTGAGGCGCGGGTAAGGATCGGTGACAGGGTGACCCTGAAGAACAGCGAGGACCCCGGCATGCTGTGGGATGTTCTCGCCGCCGGGACCCCGCGCCCGGCGGACCAGATCAATCACGGCTGGGACAACAACATCTAGCCTTAGCTAGGATTCCCGCATGCCACCGATCCGTGATATTGCCGGCGCCTGCTGCCCGATGGGCTGCGGAGAGACCCTGCACCTGATGGCCGGCGGGATGATCTCCTGCCTGGGCCCGGACTGCCCTGACCAGGGCGCAGCCCAGAAGATCCTGTCCGACCGGGAGACCGAGCACGTCGTGGTCTTCGGAGCCGACAGCTACACCGTCCGGCACCCGCTGCGCGACCGGCTGGGTGACCTGTTCTCCTGCCCGGTGCACCTGCTGGTCCATGCCCTGCCGGGGCCGCCAGATGATCAGACGGGCCGGTATCGCGCCAGGATCACCGACGGGAAGCTGATGCTGGAGTTCCTGCCGGGATGAGCCGGCATCAGCGTCTCCGGCATTCCCTCCGCAGCCCCGATCGCGCTGCCCGGAGCCGGCGGAGTCGCCAGGGCCGTGTCCTGCGGCGCGAGCTGATGGTCTACTTCACCGAGCAGGAGGACCTGAGCCGGTTCCGCCGGCAGCTGCTTCTTGATGAGATGCTCGGCATGCAGGTGCGCCACCCGGCTCCCCTGGTGCTGGGGCCGCTCACGGGCTAGAGGTTGCAGGCGGAATCGCCTGGATCGCCAGGTCCGAGTAAACAGTCCGCCCGGGGGTAATCTTGACCCCGGCGGGAATGCAACCCCCGGCCTCCCGCCACAGCAGGTTCTGCCCCCGTGTTCCTGCATCAGAGCCCCTGGACTCGCCCCCGGCGCCAGGGGCTCTGCCGTTGCCCACAGAAGATGTGAGCAGCCCGGGAGGTGCCGGTGTTCGGTCGCTACTGGACCTGGGTTGGCGGCAACATCGGCGCGATGCCCCTGGAGGCCCTGATCACCGTGGTCGCCGCCTACCTGGCCCGCAGGCCCTTGTCGCGCGCCGTCAGCTGGATGCGGCGGGAGAGCAGCAAGGCGGCCCAGGATGCGCTCCTGGAGGCCCGCCTGGCCCGCAAGATCGCGGCCGACCTGTACCGGGAGACCACCGGCCGGGAGCACGAGCACGCGCCAGCGGGGGAGTAGCCAGTGGCCACCGTGAACGCTGCCGCGGCGCTCTCCGCCGGATTCCGGCTGGCTGCCGCCGGGTCCTTCACCCAGCGCGGCGCGGCCCCGCTGGCCGCCGCCTTCACCCTGGGTGTCGGCGGCACCGCGACCGCGCTGGCCGCCGCCCCGAGACTGACCGCCCAGGCCCGGGTCATCAAGAACGCCCGGGCCGCCCTGGCCGCCAGCCCGGTGCTGACCGCCAGCGCCTTCGTCCCGACGCTGTCAGCCGACCCGCAGCTCACCGCCGGGGCCCTGGTCACCGCGCAGGCCGCCGCCGCGCTGCATGCCCTGCCGGTCCTGACCGCATCGGTGTCGGCCGTCAGCGTGCACCTGGCCGCTGATCCTGTCCTGCTGGTCCCCGGCCAGTCCGCCGGCGCGGTGCTCGCAGCCGGCAGCCAGCTGACCGCCTCGGCCAGCACGGCCCGCGCCGGGGCCGCCGCGCTCGCCGCCAGCCCGGTACTGCAAGCCGGCGCGCTGGTGAGCCACTTCGCAGTCATCCCGCTGGCCGCCGCGCCCGCCCTCGGTGCCGTCCCGCTGCTGACCGTCCGGGTCTCGGCTCACCTGGCCGCGGTCCCTGTCCTGACGGCCGCGACCTCCCAGTCTGCGGTGCACCTGGCCGCCATCCCGGTCCTGACTGCCCCGGCGATCGCGCTCCGGGCGGCCCGCGCTGCCCTGGCCGCCTCGGCTCACCTCGCGGGCGCTGCCTCGGTCACCGGGCGGGCCGCTGCCGCGCTCACGGCGCACGCCCTGCTGACAGCTGACGGCTTCCGGTCCCAGCGGGCCTCAGCGGGCCTGAGCGCCCAGCCCCGGCTGACCGTCACCGGAGGCCGCGTCATCCCCGCCGCGGCCCACCTGAGCGCAGCTGCGGCCGTCCAGGCGGCAGCACGCCGGACCGCTGTCACGGCCGCCCACCTGAGTGCCTCCCCGGTCCTCCAGGCCATCCCGCTGGTGCACCCGGCGGCGCACCTGGCCGCCAGCCCGCACCTCGCCGCCGCGGCCGGCGTCTCAAGGGCCGCCCGCGCGTCCCTGCGGGCCGCCATGACGCTGCGGGCGACGGCCACGGGTGATGCCCTGGCCCGTGCCCCGCTGAGCGCTGCGGCGGCTCTCAGCGCCGTGCCGCTTAATACTGTCGTCACTCAGGCCGTGATGGCCGCCAGCGCCTCGATGACCACGGTCGCGGAGACCCGGATCACCCCCTGGTCCGCGCCGCCGCCGCGCGAGCAGCCGGCCTGGCAGCGCGACGTCCAGCACTTCACGATCGAGCAGGAGCGGCAGCGGCACGCCCAGGCCCTGTGGCAGTACGGGGAGCTGGTCATGTTCTGCCTGCTGTGGCGGCCCGAGGACCTGGCCGCGGGCATCGCGCAGCGCTGCACCAGGTGCTTCGAGCCGGGCCGGGTCATCCCGCTGAGCCCGGCCCAGCCCGATTACGGTACCGGCCCGGAGGCAGCGATCGCTGCCGCCTACGGGCAGGGTAACCAGTACCGGTGCACGCTGTGCTTCGGCACCCAGATCATCGCGGCGGCCACGGTCCAGGTTCCCGGCGTGCGGGCGCTGATCATCCGGCCGGCCATCCTGACCGACACCGAGCAGAACCTCCAGCGCAGCCGCAAGGGCGTGGTCAATCCCGGCACGGTCTCCATCCAGGCCACCCCGGACTTCCGGGCTCACACACTGGACTACATGTTCCGCTCCGACGGCCGCCGCTACCAGCTCGCGGTGCCCGGCCGGGTCACCCTGCGGACCGGCTTCGCCACGCCGTGGCAGCAGACGGCGGCCATCGCCTACAACCTGATGAACGCCAGCCTGGAGGATCCGCGCGCCTCGGTGGCCTACGTCATCCCGCCGCCGGGAGAGCTGCTGGCCGTCGCGCTCGGCACTTACACCCGGGTACCGGTGAGCTATGCCTGGATCGAGCAGCTGAACGGGCCGCTGATCCCGCAGGAGAGCCCGCCCCCGGCGGCATCGGGCAGCTACCAGCCGCCGGCTTCCCTGCCGCCCGGGAGCTGACTCGTGCCCGGGCTCCTGGAGACCCAGGAGATGATGATCAGCCCGCACCCTGACCGGCTGATCATGAAAGTCCCGGGACTGTCCGGGAAGCGGGCCCGGATGATGGCCAACGAGGCCGTCCGGGAGGCCCGGCGGGTGATGCCGAAACTGTCCGGCACGGCCGCCTCCCGGCTGTTCCCGCTGTACGGCACCGGCTTCTTCGGGGTCGGGTTCCAGGATTCGTACGTGTGGTTCCAGGAGCAGGGCATCCGGCCGTTCACGATGTTCGCCCTGGCCGGCAAGACGATCCCGATGTGGATCGACGACCCGACCGGCGAGGAGCGCCAGAAGAACCCGAGGGCCCGGACCCGGCTCACCCTCTCGGGCAAGACCCAGATCCTGATCTTCCGGCGGGCCGCGATGCCAGGCACCCGCCGGACGGTGCGGCGCAAGGTGGCGGACGGGACCTACCAGGAGTACACCGTCCCGGCGAGCTACCCCGGTGCCCCCGGCCGGGTCGGGCGCCGTGAGGCCGGCCGCCCGGGCACCACCCCGGGTCGCTCAGGCGGGGCAGTGGCGAGAGGCAATATCGGGGTCCGCTGGCGGCACCCCGGGCTGGCCCCCCGGCTGTTCCTGAATCATGCCATGTCCCTGGCTGCCCAGCGGGCCGGGATCATCCCGCTGCGGATCTACGCTGCCGACCGCAGCTGGAGAGCCCGCTTCTGATACTGGGCTACGCTGACCGGATTGCCCGGAAGCGGAAGGTATCCCCGTGTCTCTGCTCTCCCCGTTCCGGCGGACCCGTGCCCCTAAGCACCTGGCCGCGCCCGCGGCATCGCCTCAGGACACCCGCCCCGGGTCCGCCGGGGAGCACCTGATCCAGGACCGGGACGATACCCGGGACCGGGCCGAGCGCTTCTACCGGACCCAGTTCGCCACCGCGCTGACTCCGCGGATGATCGAGTTCATCAGCCGGATGGAGCTGGCCTTCATCGCCACCTCCGACTCCCGGGGCGAGTGCGACTCCAGCATGCGGGCAGGAGCGCCAGGCTTCATCCGGGTGCTCGGCACCAGCACGCTGGCCTACCCCGAGTACCGGGGCAACGGAGTCCTGGCCAGCCTCGGGAACATCGCGGAGAACCCGCATATCGGAATCTTCCTGGTGGACTTCACCCGGGACCTGATCGGCCTGCACGTGAACGGCGAGGCCCGCATCCTGACCCGCCAGGAGATGCAGCTCCTGGACCCGGGCGTGCCGGATGAGACGAGCCCCGGCCGGCGGGCCGAGCACTGGGTGGCGGTGCGCGTCGAGGAGGCCTACGTGCACTGCTCCAAGCACATCCCCAAGCTGGTCCCCGGGCCTCGCGTCCGGCACTGGGGCACCGACAATCCCCGGCACAAGGGCGGCGACTTCTTCGGGGTGTCAGGTACCTGAGCCGACGCGCTCGCGCCCGGCCAGCAGCGCGTCATCGTAGTGCACCCGGTCCGGCGGCACTCCCGCAGCAGCCAGCAGGATGATCGTCTCCCGGACCATCTTCTCCGGGCCGGCCACGTAGACCTCGCAGTCACCGTGCGGCAGGTACCGGGCTGCCACCCGGCCGACGTTGCCCTGCATGCCCTCGAACAGCACGTCGTCGGAGGTGACAGGGGTGACGATCAGGCCCGGATAGGCGTCGGAGATCTTCCACAGCCCCTCCAGGTCGTACAGCTCCTCGCGGTGCCGGGCACCGCAGTACAGGTGCACCGAGCGGGCCTCCCCGCGGCTCAGGGAGTCCCGGACGGCTTGCTCCACGATGGCCTTCACCGGGCTCAGCCCGGTGCCGCCGGCGATGCACACCAGATCCCGGCTGGCGGCCCGGCCCAGGGTCATGCCGCCGAGCGCCGGCCCGAGGGTCAGCTGCATGCCGGGGCTGGTGTAGTGCACCAGGGAGCTGCTGACCCAGCCGCCGGACACCGCCCTGACGTGGAAGGTCAGCATCCCGTCGTCGCGCGGCCGGTTGGCGATCGAGTACGGCCGCCACACCCGCGGCCAGCGCGGGTGCTCAATCGTGACGTGCTGGCCGGCCAGGTAGGGCAGCGGCCCGGCCGGGGCCACGGTCATGGTCGCGATCCCGTTGCCCCGGTAGCTGTGCTCGATCACGTACCCGGTCACGGATGCCGGCCCCGGATCGGACTCGGCTGCCCGGATCATGATCGAGGAGGCCGCCAGGTAAGCCTGCGTCCAGGCCTCCTCCGCGGCCGGGGTGAACACTGCCCCGGCGTACCTGCGCAGCGCCTGGTTGAATGCCTCGCCCAGGGCGCCGTACATCTGCGGGGTGACCCCGTACTTGCGGTGATCGCGGCCGAGCTGCGCCAGGTAGTCCGCCAGCTCGGCGGGCGTGCTCATCGTGTCCACGATCTTGCGGATGGCCCGGAACAGCCGGTCCCGCTGCTCATCCATCGCGGGCGGGAACATCTGCCGCAGCTCGGGGTGGGCGACGAACAGGCAGCTGTAGAAGTAGTTGGTCGCCTTGTCCTCGTTATCGCCCAGGGCGTCGAACGAGGCGCGCACCGCGACGATAGCCGGGTCCGCGGGCCCGGGCTCCGGCGGGAGCGGCGGCTCCGGGGTGCTCACGGGCAGCCGGGCGTGCTCCCCTCGCGGCGCTGCCCTGGACAGCTGCCTCCGGGGCAGCGGGACATGACCGTTGGACTGTGCCGGGGGCGGGTCCTCCGGGATCCGCCGCAGGCCGCCTAGGACGCGCTCCAGGAGAGACAGGTCGATGGCCGACGTGCGGGCCCGCCACCAGGCAGCGGGGCCCGAGCGGTCTCTGTGCACTGGCGCGCGGGAACGCTGGCTCAAGAGTCACCCTTCTGCTGCCGCAATCGCACAGACTACTCAGCCGCGCTCTCCCGGGTTACCCTGATCAGCGGAGTCACATGCCGTTGCTCCGCCAGTGACGGGACGGCCCGGTGCGCGAGTGCCGGGCCTCCTGCATGCCCGGTGTGTATCCGGACACTGCCTGCCGAGGGCCCTTCTGCATGCCCGGCCCGGAAGTAGTGTGAGCGGGTTTCTCCGGACGATCAAGACGACGGCTGTCGATGCCATCCAGCAGTCGTTCCTGGCCCGCTACCCCGCGCCTGATGCTGACGGCGGCCAGAAGCCCGTCTACGTCTCGATCGAGTACCCGGTCGAGGAGGCCAGCTACCCGGCCGTCTGGGTGGATTACGAGGGCAGCGAGCTGCGCACGGTCGGCATCGCCTACACCGAGATGGACGCCGACGGCAACGCCTACGCGCGCTGGCGGTTCGCCGGGCACGTGACCTTCACCGTGGTGGCGCTCAGCTCGAACGAGCGCGACCTGATCTATGACCAGCTGATCGCGATGACGGCCTACGCGGCCCAGTCGGAGTTCCCCTCGAAGTTCCGCCAGGTGGTCGAGGCTGCGCCGCTGATCGCCAGCGTCTGGTCCTTTGACACCGTGGAAGACCGGCCGTCCGCCGCCGCCCCGGGGACGCCCTGGGCCACGATGGACGTGATCTACGAGCGCGGCTTCGCCATCCAGGTCATCGGGGAGTTCGTGTCCGACCCGAACAGCACCGAGCTGGTCAACCTGACCGAGATCCAGGTGGTCGCCACCAACGGCGGCGCCCCGGATGAGACCTCGGTCATCGACATCACCAGCTAGCCCCGGAAGAAACGAGGCAGAGGAGCCAGCGTGACCATCCCGTCTTTCAGCACATACCAGCCTCCGGGCGTCTTTGTGGAGGACGTCAGCACGCCTATCGTGGTGCCGACCCTGGTGCCATCCCAGGTGCTCACCCTGGTGGGCCCGGCCCTGGGCTTCCGGACCGCCGTGCAGGGCCTGCTGATCTCGGCCGCGTCCTCGGTGCCGCTGACCTACATGGGCGTGTTCACCACCGAGGTATCCGGCCCGCCGCTGATCACGGCCCCGGTGGTGACCCTGCTGGACGGCACGGTGCTGACTCCCGGCACGGACTACAGCCTGACCACGGTCACTGATCCCTCAGGCGATCCCGGCCTGGCCACCACGAGCATCGTGCGGGTCAGCGACTCCACGGCGGTCTCCGACGGCCAGCAGGTCACGGTCACCTACAACTACGCTGACTCGGGCTACTACCAGCCGCAGGTCTTCACTGACTACCAGTCGGTGGTGACCGCCTACGGCCAGGCCTTCCTGGCCACGGCGCCGGGCGCGGCGAACGCCTCCCAGATCGACAACCCGCTGACGGCTGCCGCGCTGGTGGCTTTCACCAACGGGGCGACCACCCTGATCTGCGTGGCGCTCAACCCGGCTGACGGGGGCCTGCCTGAGCAGTTCAGCGCGGCCTATAGCCGGGTTGCCACCCAGGGCGCTGCCACCGTGGTGGTCCCGGTCTTCACTGACGACCTGACCGTCAATTCCGGCACCGTGGCCGCGCTGGCATCGAGCCTGGCGGCCGGCCTGGACGCGGCCATGTGGAGCGCCTACAGCGACGGCTTCCCCCGGCAGGGCTTCTTCGGCTTCCCCCGGAACTACTCCGAGACTGACGAGTCGGTCCCGACGTTCGCGGCCGGGCTGGCCAGCCGGCGCACGATCCTGGCCTTCCCCGAGGTCGTGCCGATGTTCAACTCGGTCACCGGCCAGACCTTCCAGGCGGCCGGCTGTTACCTGGCTGTCGCCCTGGGCGCCATCCTGACCTCGCTGCCGGTCAACACCGGCCTGACCAACCAGCCGCTGTCGGGCTTCCCCGGGCTGGCCCAGGCTGACATCGCCCGGATGACCAACGCCTTCATGAACAGCCTGGCGTCCTCGGGCGTGAGCATCTGCTACATCAACTTCGCCGGGGCCCTGGCCTGCCGGCAGGGACTCACGACCGATATGAGCGCGCTGAATTTCCAGGAGATCTCCCTGGTCCGCCAGTCGGACACGCTCCTGGTCGCGGTGAAGCAGGGCCTCCAGGGGTCCGGGCTCATCGGCCAGCCGATCACCGCCAATACCGTCACCACCGTTCAGGAGGCCGTGCTCGGCATCCTGGAGGCCGCGATCAGCAATGACGTGATCGTGGATTACACGAATCTGTCCGTGATCCAGCAGACCTACCCGACTGGCAACCCGACGGTGATCTCCGTCACCTTCCAGTACCTGCCGGCGGCGCCGCTGAACTACATCACCGTGCAGATGTCGGTGGACCTGTCCACCGGCCTGGTGGCCGCTCAGTCGCAGCAGAACGCTTCTGCGACCGGGACCTGACCGAGAGGTAAATGATCATGGCGGCCACCAAGGCCAGGGTAGTTGGCTCGGGTTATACCGTCCTGAGCTATAACAAGAAGCCCATCGCCTACTGCGAGGGCTGGGAGGACAGCGGCCAGCGGGCGTTCTCCGATATCGGCCAGCCGTACCAGTTCATCCAGCCGATCGGCTGGACCCGGCCGGCCGAGATCGCCACCTCGCGCGTGATCAGCGGCGGCACCGTGATGATCACCATCCGGGAGCTGTGGAACCAGCCGGTGTGGTGGCAGCTGGCCGGGCTGACCGGCACCTGGAACATGGTGGACATCTTCAAGGCCCTGGCCGCTGACCCGAACTACGTCACGGCCAGCATGGTGATCAAGCCGCCGGGCACCGAGAGCACCCCCTCGAAGTGGCGCGGGAAGGCCTACCAGAACGTCACCGTGGTGGACATCAACGACGGCGAGACCGTGACCGTGGGCGCCCTGGCCGTCACCAAGGGCATTACCTTCGCCTATACGCACTACGTTCCGCTGAACAGCAACAAGGCCAGCAAGTGATCCAATAAACGACTGAGCATGTTATCGTTCCTTTCGTCCAATCCCCGGATCAGAAGGACCGATAATGGCCCGGCACGTGGAAATTCAGATGCTCGATGACCTGGATCTTGGCCTCACCCCGCCCCGGGAGACCGGGGCCGTGGCCACCGTCTCCTTCGCCCTGGACGGCCAGGAGTACGAGATCGACCTGAGCCAGCAGCACCTGGACCTCATGCGGGGTGCCCTGGAGCCCTTCAGCGAGGTTGCCCGGCGCATCCCCGCCACGCGCACCGGGAAGGCCAGGAAGCGCCCGCAGGCGCAGCGCGAGGAGCGCGCCGCCGCCCGGGCCTGGGCCCGGAGCCAGGGCTACCGGGTCAAGGACCGGGGCCGCATCCCGGAGCAGGCGCTGGAGGACTGGGAGAAGGCTGGCAAGCCCGGCCTCGCTGCCTGACCGCCCGGCGGCCCCCGGAAGGTGAGAGGACCACTCTGACTTCCGGGAGGAACCGCCTTGAGCAGCCCCACTCCGCCGGTCGTAGTCACGACCGACAAGAGCAACTACAACCCCGGCGACCCGATCACGGTCACGGTGGAGTACCAGGACCCCGACAACCCGGGGACCACCCTGACCGTGACCGCCGTGGTCACCAACCCCGACGGCTCAACCGCCGAGGGCACGGTGGACGTGACAGTCGGCGGCACCCCGGCTGCGCCGCTCAATGTCGCGGTGACCGACGGCCTGGGTGACCAGTACACCCAGTCCAGCAGCGAGCCCGGCACCGCCGTGTTCACCGGCACGGTCGGGACCCCGCCGGGCGCGTGATCCTTCAGATCGACGTGACGGTCACGGGGCCGGGTCAGGTGCTGACCGGCTCCGTGTCCGTTATCGTCAACGACCCGCCTGAGCAGCAGGCTGCCCTCGCGGCAGCTCCTGCCCCCGCTCCGGCGGCCGGACCTGACCTGGCCGCCCGGCGTGCCCGGCAGCGAGCGCAGGCACGCAGGAGGACCCGATGAGCGGTCAGATCAATGTCAGGGTTGAGGCGAGGCGCACTCAGCGGGGCCATGTTGAGTGCAAGATCCGCTGCAACGGCCAGCATGCCGTCGTCATCTTCACCGGTCATGACGTGATCACCGAGGTGATGGAGGAGGCCGCCGACGGCCAGCGCGAGGAGATCCCCGAGAAGTGACTACCGCGGAACAGGAGACCCCGGCCCCGTTCCCGGACGAGGCTGTCCCGGCTGCCAGCACGCTCCAGGGCAGCCGGGAGAGCGTTGATCTCGATATCGAGGATCCCGACACCGGCCCCTGGCGGGATGACTTCATCGGCCTGCTGAAACTCGGTGAGCTGCATGCCTCGTTCAGCTGGTGCGGCCACCGGGTCGCGCTGAGGACCCTGCGCACCAATGAGGAGCTGCTGGTCGCCGCCCTGATCAAGGAGTACGAGGGCTCGATGGGAGGCATGAAGGCCTATGCCACGGCGACTGCGGCGCTGGCTGTTACCGGCATCGACGGCCAGCCGATGCCCGTCCCGCTCGGGGAGGACCCGGCCCGGCCGTGGAAGTGGGCCCTGGAGCGGTTCAACTACGCCCAGCGCTGGTACCCGCCCACCATCGACGCGATCATGGACGCCTACTTCCAGCTGGAGGTCCGGCAGCGGGCTGTCATGGACGGCCTGGGAAAAGCCTCGGGCCCGGGGGGACCTGCGATCCCTGGGTGGAGCGCCAGCTCCGGCTTGCCGAGCGCAGGGGACTCCTGACCGGCCCGTCACTGTCGGCGCCCGCGCAGGCGGGCCTGGAGATCCTGTACTTCCTGGACGGCCAGGCGCAGCGCGCCCGGCGCCGCGATGCCGCCCGGGCTGCTGCTGTCGCCGCCGGCTGGCAGACTCCGGCGGACGCCTGGCCGGAGTACTTCGCGATCGGTGACGAGGGCGACCCGGCCTTCCCCTCAGCCGGCGCGGACATGAGCGGCTTCCGGCTGGAGGAGGCGACCGCGTCCTCCTTCGAGGCGGACATGGAGGCGATGGCCGCCGCGTACGCCCGGGTCAGTGTCCGCGAGGAGCCTGACCCCGAGCCGCCGCCCGGCATGGACCGGGACCTGCCCGACGTGAACTGGACGTAACCAGACCGTGGCCTCACGCCGCGTGGGGTAACCGGACTCTCTTCGCATATGAGGGATTAACAGAACCCCTCGCGGACGGGAGTCCCGGACCAGTGAACACGGACTGCGATCACCTGCGCTGCCAGGGCTATAACTCGTGCCGGGACGCCTGGTGGCTGCGCCAGCGGCTCGGCTACCGCAGCGACCGGGACCAGGGCGCCGACCCGCTGGCTGACCTGGCCACTGATAACTCCGACGGCTGGCCCCCGGAAGATGCGGAGGCACCATGACGATCCCGTTCCCCGACGGCCAGCCGGACCAGTCGGTCCGGCAGGATCCCGGCGTGCAGATGACTCAGGGCTTCCAGGTCATGGCGCGCTCGATCGCCAGCCTGGAGCGGGTCATCCAGGCCCAGACCGCGATGCAGGAGCGCATCATCAGCGCTGACTCGCGCTACCAGATGGCGGGCCAGCCGCAGCTGCGCCAGGACGTGCTCCAGCAGGTCGCCGGGGCGGGCGGCAGCCTGCACGGCACCCGGCAGACCCAGGTGTCCCCGATGGGCGCGCTGTCGAGCATGCAGAACCTCCAGGCATACGGCGCCCAGAAGCTCGGCCAGTGGGTAGCCGGCATGCCGCTCTACGAGACTCCCGGCGGCGGCTCCGGGGGCGGCGGGACCCCGGCCGGAACTCCCTCCTCGGCCGGGGCCACCCCCGCGCAGCCGCCCGGCGGCACCCCCGCTGGCACGCCGTCGTCAGCCTCGGCACCGGCTGGCTCGGGTGCTGCCGCTGCCGCCGCCGCGGGCTCGGCCTCCGCCGGGGCCCCGGCCGCGAACGCCCCCGTCAACCCGATCGCCGGCCGGACCGGACTGGCCGGGCTCATCTCCGGTACCGGCCGCCATGCCACGCCCGGCCGCGGCGGACTCCAGAGTGCCGCGGTGCTCCAGCAGGTCGGCGCCCGGGTTGCCATGTCCGGCGGCCTCAGCGGGCTGGGCAGCCAGCTGCGCCAGCTCCCGGTGATCGGCCTGGCGGCCGACGCTGGCAGCGGGATCGCCAACTTCTACCTGAACCAGCGCGAGGCCGGGCGGACCTACCAGGAGATCGAGGGCGGCTCGAACCTGGGCGCCCAGACCGAGCGGCTGCATGCGGCGGCCTACGGGCTGTCCATGTTCGGCCGGATGCCCGAGGGGGCTGCCTCGGCTGCCTTCGGGGCGGTCACCTCGATGGGCTACAACCAGGCGGCCGTGGGTGAGTCCGGGCAGATGCAGAACCGGCAGAGCGCCCTGGACTTCATCTACCACAACTACACCTCCACGGGCATGGACGTGAACCAGTCGGCGCAGGCACTCCAGGTGGCCAGCCAGAACGCGGTGACCAACCTGAATAACGTGTCTGACGCGCTCAAGTCGGTGTCTGACACGGCCGGCCAGGCGGGCACCAACGCCAACGCCGCCCGGCAGAACTTCATCCAGTACTTCGCCGGGGCCCAGCAGATGGGCGCCGGGGGCGGGTCTCCCGCGATCGCCGGCGGGGTCGCCTCGATGCAGGCCTCGATGGGTAAGGAGTTCTCCGGGGTCAACTTCAGCGGCGAGCTGTCCAGCGCCCGCCAGTACCTGCTGAGCGGGATGAGCGGGATCAACCCGTCCCAGCTCCAGTACACCGCCCGGAACAACCCGAAGGCCTACAACCAGCTGCTGGCCGGCCAGAACATGCAGTTCCTGTCCGCCGGCGGGCTGATGACCCAGCAGATGCAGTCCTCGCTGAACCAGATGATCTCCGGCGTCGGCGGCGGCAAGGCGATCATGTCGAACCCGACCATCCGCGACCAGGTGGCCCAGCAGTTCCTGAACCAGTGGCAGCTGAAGGGCAACATCAACGAGCAGCTGTGGGCCCAGGAGATTTCCGGGCTGACCGGCGTCAGCATGAACCCGGACCAGGCGTTCCAGTGGATCGTCAGCCAGTCCGCGGGCGTGAACGAGGCCAGCCACAACTCCGCGCTGGGCACCCCGTCCGGGGCGAACGTCCGTCCCGGCCAGGGCGGCGCCCCGACCGGGCGGTACGGCCTGGCGCTGCCGACCGGGCCGACCTCCTCGGGTCAGGGAGTTCACACCGGGATGATGACCCCGGGCCGGACCTGGCAGCAGAACCTGATGTCCTCCGGCGGCACGGCGGCCTCGGCTTACCTGCGCAACGAGAAGACGGCCGGCCAGCGCAGCCCCGTGCTGGAGGCCCTGCTCCAGAACACCGGCCAGGCCGACTCGGTGAAGGTGTCCACCAGCAACGGCTCGCGGGTGATGTCGCTGGCCGACGCGATGCGCTACTACCCGAACGAGCTGGAGGCCGGCCAGGTCGAGTTCTACAACTCCAAGGGCACCGCGATCGGGGACACCTCCGCCATCACGCACGGCCTGATCAACTCCGGCGCGCAGACCGCGGCCGAGAAGAAGCGCAAGGCCCCCGGCCAGCTCGGCACCTCACTCCAGCAGTTCCAGAAGTCGCACCCCGGCGCGGTCACGACCCCGGCGGGCGGCGGCAAGTCCGTCACGATCGGCCTGAACAGCGAGGCCCAGAAGCTGCTGAAGCTGCTGCCGGACTACAACGACGAGGCTGCGGCGACCAGCTCGGCCCCGGCCAACCCCTACCCGGCCCAGGCTTCGAGGTGATGTGAATCGCACTTCCCGGCGTGACCATCGTGTTACTTTCCGGGATGCCAGGCGCCTAGGCACAGGCCTGTACGTACTGCCCGAGGGCGCTCCTGCCAGCTCTGGAGACTCATGCTCCCTCAGGTCACCTGGCGCAGGAAGGCGGCCGTCCTGGCCTTCCTCGCCATCGCGTCCGCCATCCTGGTCATCGTCCCGGGCTCCCCGCCAGCTGCCCGCCCGTCCGCGGCAGCAGCAGCGCTGCCCGCCCTGAGTGCCTCCGTGGCGCTCTCCCCGGCGCGCCACGGCCATGACCGTGCTCCGCTGGCACTGCCGGGTATCCCGGCTCTCTCCGTGCCTCTCAGCGCCGCTCAGATCGGCGCCCTGTGGATCGCTGCCGGGGGATCCGCCGCGGCACAGGCGACCGCCGAGTGCATCGCGTGGTATGAGTCGCGGGACGTGCCGGCCCGCGGGCTGTGGCGGATCCCGGCGGCCGACGACGGGAGGACGATCGGCGGCACTCAGATCCTGATCAGCGGCAGCCCGTCGGCTAGCGCCCGTGATGCGGTGGCTTTGAGCCGGGACGGCCGGGACTGGCATCGTTTCCGCGGTTCATCCCGCTGCGCCGGGTAACGGTACCCAGGACGCGCCCGCCCGGTCCGCCGGCCAGGTCCTCCGGCAGCCCCTGGGCGTGTCCCTGGACCACGACCCGCACCCGGAGGCCCCGGGCCATCAGGATCCGGGCCAGCTCGGTCAGCTCGCGCCGGGAGGCCGGGTCCAGCATCGGGTCCCCGGTCCGGATTGCCACCAGGCAGCCCTCCGCGAAGGTCGCCTCCGGGATCTCCGGGCGGTCCTCCAGGAGTACCGGCATCTTGTCCGCGATCATCTCCTGAGCCCAGGACCTGGCGATCGCCTCAGGTCCCTCGCACCCCTCACGCCCGGCCAGCACGACCAGGTCCCCGTTCATCGGCGCCTTGTCGAACAGCTCGTCCAGCGCAGCCCGCAGCGACAGCTCATCGTCGTAGCCGGGCGAGCCGAAGACCAGGACCCGCATGCTGGTCAAGAGGGCACCTCGGGCGTGTCGCCCATGACGCTGGCGGTCAGCCGCGCGCTGGTCTCGCGGTGGTGGTGCCGGATGAGCAGGTGCGCGCCCAGCAGGGCAGCGAACTCGCCCCAGCCGACCAGGGCCCGCTGCACGGGAGACAGCGACCGCCTCCAGGCCAGGTAGTCCGCCGCGGCCAGCCGGACGATCAGGATGACCAGCGCGAGCACCGGGATGCAGATGGCCAGCACCGCGGCGATGCCCAGCCACAGGCCGGCGGTCCCGGCGCCCGGGTCCTCGTAGGGGGAGTACCGCAGCAGCTCGGTGACGCTGGAGATCAGCAGGGGCACCCCCAGGCAGAACGAGGTGACGCCGGCGAGTGCCTTCAGGTCCTTCTCGTGACCGCTGCGGTGGGTGCCTCGTCTGCTCATGACCTCATCATAACAGGGTTTCTTACTAACGTGCTACCTGTCCCGGCCCCGGAAGGCGTGAGGCGAGGAGGCAGGTTGGGCACGGCAACTCTCGGTTACCCCGGCGGCCCCGCGGTGGCCTTCCGGCTTGATCCCGAGAACATCAGCTGGAACTGGCAGGTGATCACCAACGTCGTCGAGACCATCGGCGGCCGGGTGATCCAGGTCATCGGCGCCTATCTCGATGACCTGACCGTAACCGGCAGCCTCGGCCAGGACCACCAGGACGCGAAGCACGGCGAGAGCTGGCAGCAGGCTAGCCAGTTCCTGGACGTGGTCACCCGGATCATGGAGTTCCAGAGCCGGGATGCCACTGCCCAGGCCGTCATGCACCGGCCTGCGATCTTCAGCTACCCGCCGAAGAACTGGCGCTTCCAGGTCTATGTCAAGGCGCTCACCGACCCCGACGGCGGCAACTCGGTGATCATGACCCCGGGCAAGCTCAACCAGCGCTACACGCTGACCCTGTTCATCGTCCAGGACGCCAGCACCGCGCTGGTCAAGGCGGGCAGCTCCAACGGCGTGTTCAGCCAGAAGGCCTATGACGCGATCAGCGCGTACATGGCCCGGATCTCGGCCGGCGTCGGCTGGCACTTCACGGCTTATAACGGCCAGGCCACCGGCACGCTGCCGAAGAAGAAGACCGGCGGCGGTCATCCCGTGAAGGGTTCGCCGCCCGGCAACTTCTCCCCGCATGCGTAGGCCCCGGAAGCAGTGATGGCGATCACCGACCGCCCCGTCTGGGGCTCAGACGTGCCGATCTCGATGCCGGTCGCGGCCCCCGAGGCCGTGATGGTGCCGATGATGGGCTTCGGCATGACTCAGTACCGGCTCGTGCACGACGTGACCGCGACTGAGCTGGAGACCCTGGGCGTGCCCGTCTACGCCCCCGAGGCCGCCCCGGCAGACAGCGTGGCCGACGACTCCGACCTGGACGCCGGGCAGGTGAGCACCGATGACCCGGGCCGGTCTTAACTGCACGCTGGGCTACGCCCGCGGCGGCACCCGGCACACCTACAAGGTCCGCGCCGGGGACCTGTCCTTCGGCACCCAGATGGTGGCCGCGGAGGACGTGGCCCGGATCCACCGGTCCTACTACCCGCACAAGACCGCGAACCAGCAGTTCAGCGTGCAGATCCTGCTGAAGGACTGGACCGAGCGGGCGCACCTCACCAACTGGCTGAGCGACTACGCGCAGTGGGCCCTGGATCCGAACATCGTCCGTACCCAGTACCCGTACCTGACCGTCAGCGTGCCGCGGCGGGACTTCTACCAGCGCGGGGTGCCGCTTCAGGGGTACGAGTGGGGCGCCCACACCGGGATGATGATGTTCAGCCCGGTGTTCCTGTTTGAGGCCGCCTTCGGGCCGAGCCAGCAGGACCCGACTCCGCCGGTCAGCACGGTGATCAACAAGTGGACGGCGTTCAGGTCGGACAAGGCGATCCAGTACTTCTACCCGTTCGGCACCCAGCTCCAGGGCACCAGGGTGCCGCAGAGCTACACGCATGTCATCCCGCCGGCGGGCTCGGTCCCGGACCCCGGCACCCCGGTGGTGCCCACCCCGCCCCCGCCGCTGCGCGGCGGCGGCCCGGTCCCGCCCGGGGCGGGTGAGTTCTAGTGGCGGTGTTTCTCTATAGCCCAGGCATAAAAGTGTACATTTCGACCCAGTCCAACGGGATCATCGACATCTCCGATGACCTGACCGAGGGCAACATGGTCCGGCGCTCGGACGGGATCTCGACTTTCAACTTCTCCCTGATGAACCCGCGCCGCAAGTACGACGGGATCTTCACCCCCAATGACCGCATCATCGTGATGCTGAAGCGGGTCAGCTGGCTGCGCTGCTTCACCGGCTACCTGAACCAGGTGCCGCTGGTCACGGCCTGGCCATCCACGGTCAAGCTGAACGCCTCGTGCTCGCTGAAGCGGCTCCAGATGTGGTACTGGGACCCCGGCCTGGCCGCCTCCCAGAACCTGGTGGCCCAGGCGATGGCGGCGGTGAAGAACCCCGACGACGGCGGGGTCACCAACGCGGTGCTGACCATCCTCCAGAACGTGGTGGGCTGGCCGGCAAGCAAGGTGCACATCGCCGGCATCCCGCAGTCCTGGATGACCTGGGCCTACAAGATCGCCAAGGCAGTCGAGGCTGACACGGCCAAGGCCGACCAGCTGGCCCAGCAGTTCTACGCCACGCTCGGTGCCGGGGGCACTGTCGGCGGCACCACGGGCGGCGGCACCACGGTGCCGACGGGCGCGCTGAAGTCCGGGACCTACGCCGGCTTCGCGATCGACCAGAGCCAGGCCAACATGGCGGTGCTGGCCTACAACATCGTGATGCAGATGGGCGGCACCGCCCGGGACGCGGTGGTCGGCATCATGGCCGGCTATGACGAGTCCGGCCTGCGCAACCTGGCGGGCGGCACCGGCACCAGCCACGGCGTGCTCCAGCAGGAGACCGGGATGGGCTGGGGCACGCTGGCCCAGATCATGAACCCGACGCACGCTTTCAGGGAGTTCTACAGCCGGCTGCTGGCGATTAAGAACCGCAACTCGATGACCCTGGGCATGGAGGCTCAGACCGTCCAGCGCAGCGCCACCTCCGACGGCTCGAACTACCAGAGGTTCGACACCTTCGCCACGCAGATCGTCAACATCCTGGCTAACGGCCAGGGGGCCAGCTCGGTCTCCAACTCGGCTGGCTTCAGCCAGACCGCCGCCGCCGGGAAGTCCGGCAAGGCCACGGCCAATGACCTGCTGGGCACCGCGCTCGGCGTCACCGAGTCGTTCAAGATCCCCTACCAGGAGGGCGGCGACTCCGCGCCCGACAGCTCGCACCCGAAGCTGCTGGACTGCTCCAGCTTCGTGCAGTGGTCCGTCTACCACGCTACGGGCTCGCTGAACGGCTGCCCGCGGACCAGCCAGGAGCAGAGCGCCTGGTGCCAGGGCAGCGGCCGGATCGTGTCCGCCGAGAAGGGCATGAACATCCCCGGCGCCCTGATGTTCATGGGACCGCCGGGAGCCGCGCCGCACGTGGAGATCTCCTGCGGCACGGGGAAGCAGACCGTCGGCGCGCATCACTCCGGCACCTTCGCCGGCGTGGTGGACAACACCGCGAGCTACTGGAACTGCGCGGGCCTGGTACCGGGCGTGGACTACTCCGGCTACAACGGCGACTCCCCGCCGTTCAAGAAGGTGCCGGGCGGCGGCACCCTGACATCGGGCGGCGGGGGCGGCGCGGCCAGCGGCCTCCAGCTGTCCACGGCCAGCCAGGAGCCCTGGTTCAACCCGCATGACCCGTTCGACAAGCTATTCGGGAACAACCCCTGGTTCCCGATCTTCGACGAGGAGGCCGCGCAGATCTCGGCCGTCTTCACCGGCCCGCGCGCCCTGCTCAACGACCAGCCGCTGCTGCCGTACCTGAAGAACCTGTTCGGCTCGACCATGCGGAGCTACTCCTCGGCGCCCAACGGGGACCTGATCGCCTGGTTCCCGGACTACTACGGGATCTGGGGCACCGCCGCGATCATGCGGATCGAGCCGATCGAGCTACAGGACTTCACCGTCTACTGGGACGACACCAACCTGGTTACCCATCAGTACACCGTGGCGCCGCCGGCCCAGCAGATCGACCTGGGCACCGGGCAGACCTCCGGCATCTCGATCCCCGGCACCGGCCAGACGCTGCCGATCGACGTGATCTTCGCCATGACCACCGACGGGATTGCCAGCATCGACATCCCGGCGATCATGTACGCGCTATTCGGCCTGGAGCCGACCAAGGCCCAGGCACAGAAGTTCATCAGCTACATCTACAACCGGTTCGGCGCCCGCCCGGATCTCCAGCAGCTGCCCGGCGTGATCGGCCCGCAGGGCGAGTTCTTCAGCGCGCTGTTCCTGTTCATGCGGTCCTGGGCCTACCAGTACTCGGCGGACATCCCGATCACCTTCATGCCCGAGCTGTGGCCCGGGATGCTGGCCCAGATCCCGGCCTTCGGCTTCCAGGCCTACGTCACCACGGTCACGCACAGCTTCAAGATGGGGCCGGGCGGCTTCTTCAGCACGAGCATCAACATCGCGGCCCCGGCCCGGCTGCCGGGCAAGGGCAACAAGTCCGGCGGCCAGCTGATCGGCCTTCCCATAGCAGGAGGACTGACTAGCGGGACTAACCTGCCGATTCCCGGCCTGGGCACCGGGGGGTCGTAGTGGCCGCCGCCAAGCAGGCCGTCAACAAGGCCACCAACTCGGTCGGGTTCCTGGCCAAGCTGGTCACTGTCAGCTCCATCACCGAGGACGGCCAGACCGCGCTCACCACCGACCGGATGAACACCGAGACCCGGGTCCCGATGCTGGTGCAGCGCTCGAAGGGGCCGCTGCCGCAGGTGGGCGAGTCCTGGCTGATCGACCAGGCGCTGGGAGCCTGGACGTTCGCCGCCATCAGCGCCAGCAGCGATGACCAGTTCGTCGGCGGCTCCGCGGGAGCCTCCGGGCCGGCCGAGATCATCGTCGCCCCGGCTCCCCCGGCTAGCCCCGTGCCGGGGCAGCTGTGGATCAACTCGGCCGCGGGCAACGAGCTGTTCAGGTGGGGCGGATCGTCCTGGATCGGTACCCAGTGGGGCACCACGGCGCTGGCGGACTCGGCCGTCACCGCACCCAAGATCCTGCCGGGCTCGATCACCTCGGCCCAGCTTGCCGCGCACGCCGGGATCACCGCTCAGCAGGTCGCCTTCAGCGTGACCGACATCGGCGGGGTCAAGGTCACCACCGGCACGACCCAGCCGCGTGACCCGGACTTCGGGGACATCTGGTTCGACCCGGACGCCGGGAACATGATGTCCATCTGGAACGGCAACGCCTGGGTGCCGTACCAGTTCGGGGCCGGGGCCATCCAGCCGGGCAGCCTGACAGGCGCCCAGCTCTCCGACGCGCCCACCATCGGCTCGACCCAGGTGAACTTCACCGCCAGCGACATCGGCGCGGTCGGCGTCTCGATCTCCGATACCCCGCCGGCGGACCCGGTCATCGGGGACCTGTGGTTCGACGGGACCAGCGAGTACGAGCTGAAGCAGTGGACCGGCTCAGCCTGGGCCCCCTTCCAGTTCGGCGGCCAGGCGATCGCACCGGACTCGATCGGCACCTCGAACGTGGACTTCACCGCCCGCGACATCGGTGGCATCACCACCACCGTGGGACCGGTCCAGCCGGCCTCCCCGGTGGCCGGGGACCTCTGGTACGACGCCAGCAACGGCTTCCTGCTCAACCAGTTCGACGGCGCGGCCTGGAATCCCTACCAGTACGGCACCGGGGCGATCGCGGCGGGCTCGGTCACCGCCGCGCTGATCGCGGCCAACACCATCACTGCCAGCCAGATCGCCGCGGGCACCATCACCGCCACCCAGATCGCCTCGGCCACCATCACGGCCGGGCAGATCGCCGCCGGGACGATCACGGCCACCCAGATCGCTGCCAACACGATCACGGCCGCGCTGATCGCTGCCAACACGATCACGGCCGCGCAGATCGCTGCCGGGACCATCACCGCCTCCCAGATCGCCGCCGGGACGATCACGGCGAAGAACCTCGCCATCGGCGGCAACGCGAACCTGAACCCGTACTTCGCCGGCGGCGCCCTGACCGGCTGGACGGCCTTCCAGGGCACGCTGGCAGCAGTCCAGCCCAGCGGGGCGCCCTACCCCTGGGCAGCCCAGCTGACGCCGTCAGGGACCGGCTCAACCCCGGCGATCGAGGGCACCAGCGGCAGCGGCTGGGTGCCAGTCATCCCCGGCCAGCCCTACCTGGTCTCGGCCATCGTCAACACCCCGGCGGGCGCCGTCACGCTCGGCTTCGACTGGTACAACTCGGCCGGGTCATACCTGTCCACCTCGGCCCCGTCCCAGACGGTCACCCCGGCTACCTGGTCGGTGACGTCCACCATCCAGACCGCGCCCGCGGGGGCGGCTTTCGGCATCCCCCGGGCCGGCCTGTCCGGCACCCCGCCGCCGACCACCACCCTGCTGGCCCAGGCCGTGCTCGTGCTAAGCCCGATGGACGGCGGGATCATCGAGGCCGGCACCATCGCGGCAGCCCAGATCGCGGCCGGGACGATCACTGCCACGCAGATCGCCTCCGGCACTATCACGGTGGCCCAGCTGGCCGCCGGGCTCGTCGTGGCCGGGATCATCGACGGCACCGTGGTGACCGGCGCCACCCTCCAGAACTCGACCACCGACCCGCGCACCGCCATCCACCCGGACGGCTCGATCACGATCACCGACTCCGGCGGCACGGTGATCTTCAAGGTCGGCCCGGATGGCACCACGAGCTGGTTCTCCTCAACCGGCCAGCTCCAGGCCGCGATCACCCCGGCAGGCGACTTCCTGGTCTACCAGTCCCCGCAGGGCCCCCAGTCCTGGGACTTCGAGCCGCCCGGCATCCCGCAGCTGATCGCCGCCCCGGTCAATTCCACGACCAGCGCGGCGAGCTACGCCGCAGCGGTTACCCAGGACGTCCCGGCCGGCTCCTACGTCCAGGTGATCGCCAACGCCTCCGGCTCCACGGTCGCTAACTCCTGCACCGACTCGAAGGGCAATCTCTACAGCCTGCTGACGCAGGAGACCTCCGGCGAGGAAGTCCAGGTCTGGGTCTGCGCGGCCACCACCACGGCGCTGACCGTGCTCGGCACCGACACCATCACCGTCGGCTTCGCGGCCACCAACGCCCAGTGCAAGAACATCGTCCACCTGGTCATGCCCGGCATCACCGGCACGGACTTCGCCATCCCGGCTTCCGGCAGCTCGGCCGCCGCCTCGGTCAGCGCGGTGCCCTCGAACATCAACGACCTGATCGTGCTGATCGTGGCCAACGGGCTGGCCGGCGGGGTGCCGGTGTTCCCGGCTCAGTGGGAGCTGCTGAGCCAGGTGCACAGCGGCAGTAACCAGTACACCTCGGTGCTGATCGGCTCGGCGCAGGCGCTGGCCTCGCTGACCGGATCGGGGGCATTCGGGGCGTCCTGCACCTGGTCAGCGGTGATGATCGGCTTCACGGGCCCCGGGGTCGGGGTGCCCGCCTGGACGGCGCAGAACGCCACCCTGATGGGTACCGCGTCCTGGTCCTCCACCGGCAGCTTCAGCCTGGGCGTGACGCACTCGAACACGACCCAGCCGTGGGGCACCACCTCGCCCAAGTTCCCGGTCACCGCCGGGTCCCCGCTGACCATGTCGGCTACCGTCCAGGCCCCGTCGGCGCTGACCGCGCAGATCGCGCTGGCCTGGTACAACTCATCCGGCACGCTGCTGTCCTCCACGGTCTGCGACCAGGGCGCCACGGCGATCGCCGCCGGGGCAGAGCAGATCTTCACCGTGACCGGCGCGATCGCCCCGGTCGGCGCCACCCAGGCCGCCGTGGTGGTCTCCAGCACCACGACCACGTCCGGCCTGATCATGAACGCGGACACCGTGGTCGCCCCGGGCGGCCTGGTCTACTCCAACTCCGCCGCCGGCGGGATGGATGAGTTCGGGAACATCTACACGCCGGGCACGAGCTTCATCGGGCTGCCGCTCCAGGAGAACATCTTCCAGGTCATCTCGCCCTACGGGCAGGCCCTGGCCACCATCGACTCCAGCGGCAACGTCGCCGGCCAGGTGATCGCGGCGGCAGAGGACATCCTGATCGCCGGGCAGTCCTTCGAGGACGAGATCCTGCCCGGACTGGCCCAGGGCATCATCGCGATCGGGTCGCTGGACGGTCACCTGCCTGCCCCGGCCACGCCAATCACGGCCGGGACCGAGACGGCGATCCTGGAACTGGACGTAGACCTCCTGCCCGACCGCTGCTACATGATCATGCTGTCGAGCTTCCTGGTCGTGCTGTCGAATCCCGGCCGCGCGCAGCTCCGGATTCGCGCCACTGACGACGGCTCGACTCCGACGACGTCCTCTGACAATTTCATGGTGTTCTACACGGATACCGCGTTCTCGAATCACCTCAGCATCACGCCCAGCGGCGTGCGGGCCTTCCAGACCGGCTCATCGCCGGTCACCCTGCGGATGCTGCTCACCCTCCAGCCGGTCAGCGGCACGATCAACGGGACCACCACCAGCACGACTGCTCAGATCAACGGCACGGCTGACACGGGCGATTTCTTCACCCAGCAGGACGCGATCATCGTTTACGACCTGGGCGACACAGTGCCCAACACTGGCGTCTACATCGGGTCCGGCACCTCGGGTACCGGCGGCGGCCAGACCATTACCGACAAGACTTTCGCGGATGCGACCTGGAGCTACTACGGAGCCCAGGCCACGGCCGCGGCCCCCAACTCGCTGCGACGGCACAACAACGTCTTCTATGAGGGCCCGGTCCCGGTCGGCAGCGGCGTCCAGACCGGCACGCCGGGCAACTGCTACAGCTACCTGGATTTCACCAACTCCAGCCTGGCCACGGTGCTGGCCGGGGCCACGATCAACTCGATCAAGCTCACCGTCTCGGCCTTCGGCGGGGCGTTCAGCTCCGGCGCCACCCTGTACGTCGGCTACAGCGCGAGCGCCAAAAAGGCCTCATCGACCAGCGGGGTCACCCACGTCGGCACCTTCACGATCGGCGCCGGGCAGACCAAGACGATCACGCTGCCCAACTCGGTGGCCACGGCCTTCCAGTCGGGGGCGGCCGTCGCCCTGGTGATCGGCGGCGAGGGCGAGCCCGGATCGGCGCAGTGCTCGTTCGCAGGCACCGGCAGCGGCCAGGGGCCCTACCTCACGATCAACTACACGACGCCCTGAGTCGGCCGCCCCGGAAGAAGGGAGGAGGGCCGATGAAGGACTTGCAGCTGACCGGGGGAGATCTCCTCCCGGCCGGCCGCGGATTCGCCACCGTCACCGGGACCGACTACATCCGGCAGCGCGTGGCGACTGTGCTGGCCGAGCCCTACGGCTTCGACCCCTATCACCCGGACTGGGGGTCGGCACTGCTGAGCTATCTCGGCATGCCGGTGAGCGCCGACTCGACCCCGGCCCTGATCAGCTCGGAGGTCTCGCGCGTGCTGGCCCAGCTGGTGGCAGCCCAGCAGCAGCAGATCACCGCGGCGGCCCTGGCGGGCACCCGCAGCCAGCTCGGCACTGATGACGTGATCGGCTCGGTGGACTCGGTCAGCGCCGCGGTGAGCCAGCGCCCGGACACCGTCCAGGTGTCGGTCATCCTGACCACGCAGGGCGGCCAGCAGGTCGCGGTGACCCGGACGGTGAGCAGCTGACGTGGCCAGCCAGAGCGACATCTCCAGCCAGATCGTGGCGGCGCTGGCGGCCAGCGAGCCCGACCTGGATACCACCACCGGCTCGGTTACCCGCAAGATCATCGACGCGGTAGCGGCCAGCATCTCGGCCGCCAGCCTGGACAGCCAGATGCTGGCCTACCAGTACGACATCAACTCGATGCAGGGCGCCGCCCTGGATGCCTTCGTGCAGCTGTTCGGGATGACCCGCTACCCGGCCACCCGCGCGGGCGGCACGGTCACCTTCACCCGCTCGGCCGCCAGCGATACCGTGACCATCCCGGTCAACTCCCAGGTCGCCTCCGCTGACGGGACTGTCGTAGTGCAGACGGTGACCACCGGGATCATGGACGCCGGGGCTCTCTCGGTAACCGTCCCGGTCCAGGCCGTGGTGGCCGGACCGGACGGCGACCTGGCCAGCGGCCAGCTCACCCTGCTGATGACCCCGGTCAGCGAGGTGACCGGGGTGACCAACGTCAGCCCCCTGAGCGGCGGGGCCAACCAGGAGACCGACACCCAGCTCCAGGCCCGCTGGAAGGCCACGGTCTTCAAGAACATGGCCGGGACCAGCCAGATGTTCCTGGGCATCGCGCTGAACGACCCGGACTGCACCTCGGCCAACGTGGTGGACTCGGCTACCCGGCGGCGCGAGCAGCTCCAGATCAGCTCGGGCTCGGCCGCGAGCACGGTCTCCGATGCCCAGTACACCTACCCCTCGGGCCAGGTGGTCGGCAACAACATCGACGACGGCGACGTGGCGGCGCCGGGCATCCAGTACACCTGGGACTCCGCGGCCAATCCGCCTGAGGTGCAGGTCATCGACGCGACCTACTTCCCCGAGGGCCAGCTCATCGACGTGAGCTTCCTGTACCTTGACACGGCCAGCCGGAACAACCCGGCCCAGGGCATTTACGCCCGGGTGGACGTCTGGTGCCAGGGCACCCGGGCGGTCAACGCGGCGGCCACGGTGAAGTTCAGTGACGCGGTGCTGTTCCAGGCCAGCCCGGGGTCGAGCTGGTACGCGGGCGACTTCGTCCGGCCCGACGGCAGCTCCCCGGCCACCGGCAATGCCTTCATCGCGCTGCCCTACGGGCCGATCATCACGGTGCCCCCGACCCTGGTGGCCGGCGGCACCACCTACGGGCTGGCCAGCCTGACCAACCCGATGGGCACCGTGACCGGCGGGGTCACCTACGCCTACCAGATCGTGCACCGGACCGGCGCCTTCGGCTGGAGCCCCTACTCCGACTTCGGCCTGGAGTGGGACATGGCTTTCGGCCCGGGTGCGGGCAGCCCGCTGGTGATCAGCGAGGACTACACCTACAACGACGTGCCCTACGCCATCCAGGGCAGCCTGGAGTCCTGGCGGCTGGCCGGCACTGACGTGCAGGCCCACCAGGGCGTAGCCGCGGACCTGCGATTCAACCTGGCCGTGATGTATGACCCGACGATCTCGCCGCAGGTGACCCAGCAGGCGATCAACACGGCGCTGGCCACCTACCTCAGTCAGCTCGGCTTCAGCTCGCGGCTGTACCCCTCCAGCGTGCTCCAGGTAGTGGAGAACACACCGGGCGTGATCGCCTCCCGGTTCCTGGTCGGCAGCGACTGGCCCGGCTACAACCCGGCCGCCGCCAGCGACTTCGGGGTGGGCATCCAGCAGACCTTTGATGGCGTGGCCACGACATCCTACGTGGACTCCGCCGGCAATCCGGTGGACATCGAGTTCGGCGCCATGACCATCCCGGTCTTCGGGGACACCAACATCATCGCCAAGGCCGGGAACACGATGGGCTCATTCGCATGATCACCGAGGAGGTGGCCTGATGCCCCAGGTACTCGCTGACCCCGGCCAGACCTCGGGGATCATCCTCAACGGCGGCATCGACCTGTTCGCCTACCCGAGCACCCAGGCAGCCTCGATCATCAGTCTCCAGACTGACCCGACCGCGCCGCTGCCGCCCGGCACGAGCACGGCCGTCAACCTGCTCAACCCGCCGCTGTCGGTCACCGACCAGCTGAGGAACTTCCCGCCCACGGTCTACGACCTGGCGCCGACCTCGGTGCTGGTGCACTTCATGCAGGCCCTGCTGGGGGCTGCCGGCACCGGGCAGCTGCGGAACCGGCAGCTGATCGCCCGGCTCCAGCAGGACGTCACCAGCACGCACTTCTACGACCTGGACAGCTTCTACGGAGCACTGTTCGGCGCAACCCGCGGGCCGGCCGGCTCGCTGCCGGTCAACCCGTCCACCGGCAACCCGGTCAACCCGTATACCGAGCTGGCCAGCCCCGACGGCTGGGACGAGATCGAGACCATTGACGCGGTCTTCCGGGAGCGGGTGATCGCCCTGGCCCGGGCGATCACCCTGGGCGCGACCGCGCCGGGCATGCAGGCCCTGGCGGAGGCGATCACCGGGGTGCCCTGCCAGGTGTATGAGATGTGGCGGCTGGTCACCGACCCGCTGAGCCCGGCGCCGGGCTTCAACACCTGGGCGGAGGTGATGAGCACCTACGCCAACTGGGACTCGATCCCGGCTACCGAGACATGGCAGGGCATCGAGGGCGTGGTGACTTACTCCGGGCTGCTGGGTAACGGGGCGATGAACGAGGTGGTCATCCGGCCGAGGAAGACCTACTCCGGCTCGGCCGCCGACCAGGCTCAGCTGGGCTCGGACATGTACGGCATCCTGTCCGTCGTCGAGGTGCTGAAGCCCGCCGCCTCGATCATCTCGGTGGACATGACGGGGCCCGGAATCGTGATCCCGGTGCCGGTCTCGGCGGCCTGGTCCGACAGCGAGTACTGGGAGCTGACCCAGCTGGTCACCCCGCCCTCGGACGACGCAGCCTACGACATGGCCCTGGCGGCCTACCAGCGCCGCGGCCGGACCCCGGGGCCCACCATCCAGACTCCCGTGCCGCCGCTCAGCCGCAGCCAGGGCAGCCAGTACAGCTACTCGGGCAACGTGACCACGGTGACGGCCCGGGCGGTCACCGGGGATGATCCCAACACCGCCGTCGTGACCGACGGCACCGACTGGCAGACGGTGGTCTTCCCGGTCGGCCGGAAGGTCACCTACCTGCCGCCGCAGGCGATCATGCCGCCCCCGCAGGCCGCCTCGGCCCGCACCAGCTCGCCGGTCACGGTTAAGTCCGCGCCGTACTCCGGCCCGCGCGTCCCGATCATGAGGGCATCATGACCACCCCGGCCGTCCGGCTCCCGGGTGCCTTTGCCATCCCCTCGGTGGCCCCGCTCTACGTGGACGGCATTCCCGCCGAGAAGATCATCCCGACGCCGATTCCCAAGATCAGCGCCTCGGACTTCTGGTCCTCCCCCGCCCGGGAGGCCGGGGACCCGCATGCCGAGCAGCTGACGGTCACCCTCGGCCAGGCCCGGCTGATCAACTACATCTCCTTCGACGTGGCGCACTTCCCGCACACCCTCCAGGCCTACTGGTGGACCGGCGCTGCCTGGTCGCCGCTGATGGCCAACCCGGGCACGCCCTTCCGGGTGATCACCACCGGATCGGTCCCGTCGGTGGTGGACAACCCGGCCGCCCGCTCGGTCGGGCTCAATCCGTGGCACTATGGCGCCGGCCACTGGGCGCATCATGATGAGTCCGTGGTCCCGGTCACCACCACCCGGCTGCTGCTGCGGCTGAAGCGGCTGGCCCGGACCACCGGCAGCCAGAAGTTCCCGGTCAGCCCGCAGAAGAAGTTCACCCCGTACCCGCTGGGGGTCCGCAACCTGGACTTCGGCTCGCGGATGCTGTCGTCCTCCGACGTCCCGGCTACCCCGCGCGACCCCGTCACCCTCAGCCAGCGCCAGCCCTTCACCACCACGGTGGACATCAACGGCAGTCCCGTCCAGGTGGCGCTGCGCGAGAACCGGGCCTGCGACCTGCTGCGGGGCGAGGTCTGGCGGTGCGCCCCGCAGCCCCACACCGATGCCGTGGTGAATCTCTACCTGGACGGCCGGGATCCGGCCGGGAACGCTCAGCTGATCGACCGGTTCTACGTCAACCCGGTGACCAGCGGCGTCCGGTTCAGCCTCTACTACGCTCCGCTGCCGCCGCCCGCCGGGGCGTCCTTCGCCGGCCTGGATGACCCGCTGCTGCCCGAGCTGATCGTGGCCGACGGCACTACGTTCCCCGCGATCAGCGCCTCGGGCATCGTCTTCACCGACCAGCCCGGCTGGCTGACCCTGGCCAACCAGAGCGCGGGCACCTCCGCGGGCGAGCCGTGGTGGGCCGGCATCGAGATCATGCCCGGCTTCGGATCCGGTGATGACGGCACTTACGTGGTGGCCGACGCCGGGGTACTCCAGCTCGCCTACGTGTCCGGCACCTGGCAGGTCACCATCCCGGCCGCCGATCCCGCCGGCGGCCCCTCGAACGCCCCGTCCGGCGCGGTGCTGGGCAGCTGGGCGTTCGATTTCGCGGCCGGGGACCGGATCCAGTTCGTGGCCGGCTATGACGGCGCCAGCTTCTTCGCCTGGTCCCCGCAGGCCACCATGTACCTGGCCCCGGCACAGGGCGAGGTGCCCCCGGCGCCGGAGTTCCGCTTCGGCGGCCTGCTGGGCCAGGACCCTGCCGGCCAGGTCCTGGCGGGCAATTACACGCTGACCGCCTTCGTGCTGAAGCAGCAGGTCATCTCCGCGACCACCGGTACCCCGGCGCAGATCCCGGACGACTTCGCGGCCTTCGCCGCGGACGCCACCGGCTACGTGTACCCCCCGCTGGCCGCCGAGAGCGCCACCACCGACAACGCGGTGATCCGGTTCAGCCCGCAGTACCTGCTGGGCGGCACCTGCCCGTGGGGGTTCGTCGGCGGCCTGGGCCAGGCCTACGCGGCCTGCTCCTGGATCCCGGTGCAGCGCGACTACCGGCTGGCCCGCGGCTATGTGGAGTTCGACCCGGTGCTGGCCTCGGCCTGGAAGTTCGAGTTCACCAGCCTCCAGGCCGAGCCGTATGAGTACGCGAGGGTGCAGGGAGTCACCGCGGCCTTCATGCCGTCGGCCGCTCAGCCGACCGCTCAGCAGGCGAACCCGTCTACCCCGGCCGTGCTCGATGCCGGCCTGGCAGTCAACCAGAACGTCGCCCCCTCAGTGAACTTCAGTGATGCGCCGGCGCAGTCTCCGGCCCCGGACCCGGACCAGATCCCGGCCACGGAGGCGCTGTTCGCCACCCTGCCGGAGGGCGTCGGGGTACTGGCCAGCCAGGGCGGGGCGCTGCTGAACTTCCAGCCGTGGCAGGTCCCGGCCGCCGCGGCGAAGCAGCCCGTCGCGGGCACGCACGCCTACCGGTCGGCTGAGGTCAGGATGTCCAGCCGGGTCGCCTACTTCGTGGCGATCGCCGGGCTGGAGATGTACCGGATCGACTACACCGCCAGCGACGACACCGAGATGTACCTGGAGACCTTCGCTGACGCGGCCTTCATCGACGGCAGCACGCTGACCCCGGGCGGCTGGGAGCTGGTGCCCGGCTCCGGACTGACCGTGCCCAGCAACCTGGCTGGCGTGGCCCGGGTCCAGTCGCAGGTGCTCAACTCGCTGCACGGCGTGACGGGGGTGCAGTTCGCCACCGTTCAGTCCGACCCGGTGCAGCTGCTGAGCGACCCGGACTTCAGCCAGGGCGGCTTCGCCGGGTGGATCCCGGTCGGGGACGCGCTGCCGCTCGCGCCGAGCCAGGTCAGCTCGCAGCTCGGCAGCATGGTCGCCGTCTCCCGCGGCCAGGGCTCGCCCAGCCAGGACACCGTCTTCCAGCCAGCCAGCTGGGCGTGGCTGGAGAGCACCTACGCCAGCTGGGCCGACGTCGAGGCCCAGTTCCCGTCCTGGTATGACTTCGGGCTGCCGCCGGTTACCTCCGCGATGGGCGGCATCGCCTACGCCGGGGACCCGGTGCCTACCACCGCCGCCGGCCGGCTCTACGTCGCGGCCCGGGTATTCTCGCCGGTCGCGCTGACCGCCCCGCTGTACCTCCAGCTCCTGGACGGCGCGACCGGCGCGGTCATCGCGGAAGAGGAGCAGATGGTGGCCGGCGGCACGGTCACCGAGTGGTTCGCCGGCTTCACGCTGGGCACGGGCGAGCTGTCCGCCAACACCTGGGCGGACGAGGAGACCGCCTACGCCACCTGGGCGGCGATCGCCGCGGCGGCGCCGACGTGGGACGAGATGGACACCTCAGTGATCCCGCTGGGCTCGACCGTGAGCGTCCGGCTGATCCAGAAGGACTCGACATCCGACACCTGGGACGTGGACAACATCAGCGTCTTCGAGGACGCGCTGGTGTGGGAGTTCTCCAACGACGGCGGGCAGGACTGGCAGGCGGCCTACGACATCCGCAACAACCCCCGCGGCGCGATCACCTTCCCGCCGCCTGATCCCGGGCAGGGCACCCAGCTGTGCTGGCGGGTGTCGGCCTACCGGCCGGGCGTATCCGTCGGCGCGCTGGCCATCCGGCCGTGGTACGTCACCTGGCCGCACGGCATCATCCCGCGGCCGTCCGGGATCGGCCACGGCCCGAACATCGCGCCCCAGGACCACTACACCGTGGTAGAGGGCGACCCCCGCTGGCAGATGTCCGGCTCCCCGGTCCCGGAGACCTGGTTCTTCCGCGTGCGCCAGGCCATCGGCATCCAGAACCCGGCCGGCGACTTCCCCGGGCCCCCGCTGCCCCCGCCGGACGCCACCCTGGGCAGCGCCCTGGTCTGGCATCCTCCGGCCCCGGCGCTGCCCGGCCCGCAGACCTGGACCGACATCTACACCGACATCTACACCGAGACCTACGCCCTGGCCGACGGCGGCGACATCTACACCGACACCTACTGCGACACCTACGGCGATGACTACCCGGCCGCGACCGGCACCACGTTCTCGGGCGCCGCGGCGCTTACAGCGGGCTTCGGTCTCACCGCGGCGGGGCTCACTATCGCCGCCCCGGCCCCGGCTCTCGGCGTGGACCTCGGCCCGGTGCCCGGCAGTGACCCCTCGATCGCCGCCTGGGCGGCAGCGACCGGCGAGCCGGTGCCGGCCCGGCGCTACGCCCTGGGCAACCAGGTCCCGGCCAGCCTGGCCGCGTCCCCGTTCGCCGCCGATGCCGCCGCCGGCCGCCGGGTGCTGATTGACTTCCGGCCGGACGCCACGACTACCCCGCAGAAGCTGACCGCGTTCCTCAACTCCTGCCAGGACGGCGAGCTGGAGTGCTCAGTCTCGATCTGGGCCGGGCCTGACAAGTCCTTCACCAGCCCGGCGGCCTACCTCGCGATCCTGCCGGACTACGTCACCGCCATCCGTCAGGCCGGCTATGAGCACGTCTTCACGATCGACAACGCCTCGATCACGGCCGGCGCCCTGGCCGCCTGGTACCCGGGCGACGGCCTGGCGGACGTGATCATGCCGTACTTCTGGTGCACCGGCCCGGCGCCGGGGTCCGGCGGCGACACGCTCGCCGTGGTCAGCAACTTCGCGGACGCGCACGGGAAGCCGCTGGGCCTGGCGGGTTTCGGGGTGGACCGCTCGAAGTACACCGCCGCGCAGGGCCAGGCGTTCCTGAGCTATGTCCTCCAGTTCTTCGCTGCCCGCCGGGCAGCGCGCAAGGCCGTCACGGACCTGATCTACCTGGGCACGGGCGGCTACTCGCTGATCGGGGCTACCCAGGGGGCCCGGGCCGCCCAGCTCATCGGGTTTGACGTGCCTAAGGGCGGCTGGACGGCAGCGAACAGCGCGATCGGCCCGGGTCAGACGCACCGGATGTACTACCCGGGTGCCCTGCCGGCCACGTTCGACCCGGACGGCACGCCCTCCGGCGTGGTCATCCTGGTTTCCTACAAGACCCAGAACACCAACGTGGCCAGCTACATCGCCTCGATCCCGGCTGGCCGCCAGGTAGTCATGATCTACCACCACGAGCCGGAGAACGACTACAGCTCGGGCTCGGTCTTCGTCAGCGAGTTCAAGAGCCAGAGCACGCTGATTCGTGCGCATGCCGGGTCCAACGTCAAGATCGCCATGTGCGCGGAGGCCTACAAGTACGGCCCCGGGCGGTCGGCGGACACGGCGGCCGGGAACTACCTGCGCGGGCTCGGCCCGTATGTCGATTACTTCTCCGTGGACATCTACCAGGGTCAGGACGGCCCCTCGGGATCGAACTGGACCAGCAGGGGACTGGCCAATAACAGCGAGTGGGCAGCGTGGCTCTCGGTGGTGACCAGCACCTCGGTGGTCGGCACCGTCAGGCCGCTGGGGATCTACGAGTACGGCATTTCCGACGCGGTGGGAGACGCGGCCCGCAACGCCCGGCTTCAGCTGGACGCGGCCTACCTGACCACGGCCTTCCCGCCAGGCGGCGGCGCGGTCTCTCCCTACCCGGTTGAGGCGTGGATGTACTGGTGGCACGCGGATACCACCCCGCCCCTCCCCAGCTCGCAGTTCACTGACGCGGCCACGATCGGGACCTGGAGGTCCATCGAGGCCGGCGGCGGGTCCGGCGCGAGCGGGCTGGTCGCGGTCTATCAGCAGATCGCCGTGGCGCTGTAGCCGGGGAAGCAGTAGGAGGCGACATGCTTGCGCACTACCGGGCCCCGGTCCAGGACGACGAGGGGAACCTGCTGCCGGGTACCACTGTCACGGTGTTCGAGAGCGGCACGACCAGCCCGATCGGGATGCCCGTCTACTCCGATGACCAGGGCGCGAGCCTGCTGGCCAATCCGTGGATCACCCCGGACGGCATCATCGACTTCTACCTGGACGCCCCGCAGCGGGTGGACGTCCAGGCGCAGCCGTCCGGTGAGTCCTCGAAGGTCTTCTCCGATATCGACGTGCAGGTTTCCGGTGCTACCTCGGTACAGCTGACCTTCCCGGGCAGCGGGACTAGCTCGACCGCGCTCGGCAACGCGGCGACCGCCGCGGGCGCGGCCTCCTCGGCCTTCGGGGACACCTCGGCCGCGAGCGCGGCAGCGGCCACCGCGATCGGCCAGGGAGCGTCAGCGAGCAGCGCCAACGCCACGGCCGTCGGCCAGGCGGCCCAGGCAGCCGGGGCCAGCGGGGTCGCACTCGGCCAGCGGGCGACCGCGCCGGGCGCCCAGGGCACCGCGCTCGGGGCGGCGACCCAGGCGAACGGCACGGGCTCGACCGCGATCGGCAACGGCGCCACGGTGGCCGGCGACAGCTCGACCGCGCTCGGTGCCGGGGCCAACGCCTCCGGGGACGGCTCCACGGCTGTCGGAGCGGGCGCCAGCGCCCCGACTCCGGGCACGGTGGTGCTGGGCACGCCCGGGGATACCGTCGTCGTCCCGGGCACGCTGGACGCCCCGAACGCCATCTCGTTCTACGGGATCTTCGGGTCCGGCTCGGCCGGGGCCATCACCCTGGACGGCACTACCACGCACTCGGGCATGACCCTGGCCGGCAGCACCTACACGCTGACGGCGGCCTTCCTGGCCAACCCGCCGTCCGGCCTGACGGTCAACTCCGGTGTCACCCTGGACACCGCCGGGCTGCCGCTCCAGGTGAACGGGCCGGTGGTCAACAACGGCACGATCACCAACTCCGGCGCGAACGGGTCCGGGTCCAGCCCGGGCAGCCTCGCCGGCTCGCTGATGTACCTGGCCGGAGCGGCTGCGTCCGGGACTGTCAATGCCGGGGCGGCGGCAGCGGCAATGGCCTCGCTGGCCGCCGGCGCCGGCGGCCACGGCGGATCGAGTCCCGCAAAGGGCGCAGGAGGCGCCGGCGGCACCGTGGCGGGCTCGCCCTCGAACACGCCGTGGCAGATCCCTTACAACGCCCTGAGCGGCCTGGCGCTGTGGGCCGGCCAGCTCGCCCTCCTCGGTGGCGGCGCGGGCGGCGGGGCCGGCTCGGGTGACGGGACCAACTCCGGAGGCGGCGGGGGATCAGGCGGCGGAGCGCTGGTAATCCTGGCCAGGACCCTGCTGAACAACGGCGTCATCTCGGCCCAGGGCGGCAGCGGGGCGACCCCGATCACCGGAAACGTCGGGGGCGGCGGAGGGGGCGGCGGCGGTGTCGCCGTGCTGATCACCACGGCCGTGATCTCCGGCGGCGGCTCGGTCACGGTGGCCCCCGGCGCGGCGGGCTCCGGTCACGGCACGGGCTCGGCGGGCGCGGCGGGCTCAGCTGGCCAGGTCATCCAGTACCTGGTGGACTAGCTGCCCGGCTTCCACAGCCCGGACCCGTTGGTCCGGGCCCGGCGCTGGTCGCAGTCCTTCTGCACGCCCTCGGTGACCGTCCGGATGACGTGATCCACCTCGGCCTGGTCGGTGTGCGGGTCAAAGCCCGGCATCCCGGTGTGCAGCACGTAGTCCTCGGAGCCAGGGATCGGCATGCAGATCATCGGGATGCACAGCAGCAGGCCGCTCGCGCCGACCAGCGGGATGACCTCCCACTCGATCTGGTCACGGACCACCTGCATGACCGGCAGGTTCTCGATCGCGGTCCTGACCTTCTCGGCACCGATATCCATCAGGCGCTGATTCATGCGAGGGGCCTCCTGGGGCGGGACTGGGCGAACATTAGGGCGCGGTCCGCGGCGCTCACGTGGCCCTCGGCACCCTCGTCCCCGAGAATGTAGTCCTGCTGCCGGTTGCGCCGCAGCAGGGTCGGGATCGAGGACCGGGTTTCCAGCGTGTGCTCCAGGATGAAGGTGATCACGGTCAGCGGGTCCTCCTTCCCCAGCCGGTGCCCCCGGCCGGCCCGCTGCTGGGCCAGCGCGTGCGTGCGGGGCACGTCGTAATTGACGACGTAGGACGCCTCGGGGAGGTTGATGCCCCGCGCCCCGGCGTCAGAGGCGAGCAGGATCCCGCCTCCGTGGTGCCCGCGGAAGGCCAGCCGGCTCCGGTCCTGCTCCCTGGTGGACTGGCCGCCGTGGTAGGTCCAGACCGGCCGGTCTCCCAGCCGGCGGGCGAGCGCGGGCAGCACGCTCTGGCCGAAGAACGTGAACACCAGCAGCTTGCCGCCCGAGGACATCACCAGGTCGCACAGCCGGGCCAGCTCGTCGGCCTTGGCGGATGAGCAGCGCTCCAGCTCCGCGCCCATCACGTCCTGCTCAGCCACCATCTTCGTCAGCGGTGAGCTGCCGGTCCGGGCGCCCTCCAGGATGGCCCAGGGATCCCCGGCCAGCTGGCGCAGCGCCGTGGCCAGCCCCGGCACGTCGCGGAAGTTCCCCTCCTCGTCCCAGGACAGGTCCTCCAGCGCCCGGTAGGCGTCCAGCTGCCGCGGTCCCATGTCCAGCCGGATGAACCGCTCGGTGAGCGGCGGGAAGAACTCGCGTACGTCCGGGTCGCTCTTGCGCTTGCGCAGGATCCACGGCTCGGCCAGCGACCGGAACCAGGCCACGCCCTCATCGCTGTAGCTCGGGGTGCCGTATTTCGGGTGCCGGCTGCGGATGCAGCGCCGGCTGAACTCGGTGACTTTCGGCATGGCCTGCGGCGCGATCACCCGCATCTCGTTGAAGATGTTCTCGAACCCGGTGTCCATCGGCGTGGCGCTCATCCCGATGACCCGCAGGCCCGGGTCCTCTTTCCGGAGCTGACCGAGCATCCAGAAGTGCCCCTTGTAGAGGTTGCTCGACCGGTTGCCGAGCTTAGTCACCTCGTCGTAGATGACCAGCACCCGGCGGCCCCGCAGCGCGTCCATGAGCGGCCCGGGGGACAGGGTCCGGGCCCTGGACTTCCTCGGCGGGAAGACGGCCACGTCGTCGCGGCAGGTTTCGTAGGTGGTGATCACCGCGGCCGGGAGCGGGCCCTCCAGCAGCCGCCTGCGGCGGGGGCCGTGGTAGACCTCGGCCGGGATCCGGGTGAAGGTACCGAAGTCGGCCTTCCACTCGCTGAGCTTGTTGCGCTCGCAGACGACCAGCACCAGGTCGATGTCGCCGTCCTCCATCGCCAGGCCGGCCACCCCCAGGGACATCACGGTCTTGCCGGTCCCGAGGTCGGCCGCGAGCAGGGCCTGGCGCATGAGGTACATGCGGGTGATGTAGTCGGTCTGGTAGGGAATCTGGCGCGGGGGCCAGAACAGCACCCCGTCCGGCCAGCCCGTCTCTGCCTCCGCCACGGCTGTCACCCTCTGATGATACAAGGTTGGTTGCTACCTCATTCAGCTTGCGCTATAGGGTTCCTTGCCAATAGAATGGGACTACCGCTCCGGCCGGAAGGGCGGAAGTGACACTTCGGGAGGACATCTGATGGATACGCCCAGGAATTTCGCAGACGCCCAGGATGCCCTCGCGGCAAGCCTTCCGGGCTACTCGCCCCGCGCCACCCAGCTTGCGCTGGCGGAGCAGATCGAGCAGGCCCTGTCCGGTGAGTGCCCCGGCCTGATGCAGGCGGGCACCGGCACCGGCAAGTCGCTGGCCATCCTGATCCCGCTGATCATCCGCGCCCGGGAGACCGGCATGCGCTCGGTCGTGGCGACCGCCACCAAGGCGCTCCAGAACCAGTACACCGGCAAGGACCTGCCGTTCCTGGCCGAGCACCTGGGCATCCAGTTCACCTTCGCCGCGCTGAAGGGCCGCGCCAACTACCCGTGCCAGGCCAAGGCCGCCGGCATGAAGACCCCGACTGCCGTGCAGCGCGGGGTCCTCGCCCGGATGGCCGAGCTGAGCACCGACGAGGCCGTGAAGGCCGGCGAGGTCATCGACCGCGAGGACTTCCCTGCCCTGTCCAACCAGGACTGGATCCCGTTCTCGATGTCGTCCGCGGAGTGCCCTGGCAAGAAGGACTGCCCCTTCGCCCGGACGTGCTTCGCGGAGCGGGCCAAGGCCAGGGCCGAGACCGCGGACATCGTGGTCACCAACACCGCCATGCTGATGCAGGACCTGGTGCTGCGGCTGAAGTCCGGCGGCAACGTCGCGCTGCTGGGCGAGATCGGCGCGCTGGCCGTGGACGAGGGGCACACCCTGCCTGATGCTGCGACCAGCGCCCTGGAGGACACGATCTCCGACGGCACCCTGATCCGGATGGCCCGTGAGATTGACGGCTACCTGAGCATGGAGACCGGCATGGACACCGACTTCGGCCGGGACATCGAGGTAGCCGTTACCGGTCTGTGGGCCACGATCACCGACGCTTACGCCGATTTCATCGAGTCGCAGCGCGGCAAGGCTGACCCGATGCCGCTGAGCCCGAGCCGGATCATCACCGAGCTGGGCGACGGCATCGCCGCGGTCTACCAGGCCATCGAGAACGCCCGCACCGAGGTCAAGAACACCCGCCCGCTGGGGGACGATGTCAAGATCACCCGGTCCCGCCTGATGCGGCGCACCGACACCTGGATGGAGCGGCTGCTCGCCTTCAGCGCTGACGAGGCCAGCAAGACCGTCCGCTGGGTAGAGCGGATGACGTATGAGTCCCGCGGCCGGCAGGTCACCAGGTCGATCCTGCGCTCCGCCCCGGTCAGCGTGGCCCCGTTCCTGCGGGCGGCCATGTGGGACAACTTCCCGGTCATCATGTCCAGCGCGACCCTGACCACCGGCCAGCTCCGCGACGGCAGCCCGGACTTCGGCTACCTGGCCGAGACCCTGGGCCTGAGCGCCGGCGAGGCGCTGACCTTCGACGCCGGCTCGCCGTTCAACTTCCGTGTCCAGTCCCGGCTGTTCGTTCCGGGCAAGGGTTTCCCCGAGCCGGCCGGCCCGACTCAGATGTCGTGGCGGGCAGCGGCCCAGGCGGCAACCCGCGGGCTGGTGGACGCCTCCGGCGGCGGCGCCCTGCTGCTGTTCACCTCGCGCAGCGCCATGAACGAGTCTCACCAGGCGCTGGCCGCCCACTTCCGGTCGCAGGGCCTGCTGGTCCTGAGGCAGGACGACTACCCGCCGCCCGAGATGGTCCGCCAGTTCCGCGAGAACGGTCACGCGGTGATGTTCGGGTTGCGGACGTTCTTCGAGGGCATCGACATCCCGGGCAGGGCGCTGCGGCTGGTCGTCATCGACAAGCTGCCGTTCGCGGTCCCCACTGACCTGCTGAACCAGGCCCGGGTGGACGCGATGATCAAGAAGTACAACAACAGGTGGGCGGGCTTCGACCGGCTGACCATCCCGGCCATGATCCTGGTCCTGACCCAGGCCTTCGGCCGGCTGATCCGGCACGCCGATGACAACGGCCTGGTCGCCATCCTGGACCCGCGGCTGCGGAGCAAGCAGTACGGCAGGCAGATCATGAAGGCCCTGCCCCCGGCGGCCGAGCTGGCCAGCCCGCAGGACGCCGCCGCCTACCTGAAGATCCTCCGGTAAGCCTTCCCCGGAAGAAAAAAAGAGAGCCGCTCCCCTGCGCCGGGAGCGGCTCTCTTTATGTGGAGACGCAGGCATGGCCGGGTCCTCACTCCTCGTGGCCGAGAGTATCACGATGGCCTCGGGCCCCCGGAAGATGTGTGACCGGGAAAGTTATCTACGGGCCGGACTGCTCGTCCTTCCAGGGCAGCCCCGACTGGGCCCGCGTGAGCGCCAGCTGCCGATTCGGCGCGGAGAAGGTCACCGAGGGCACGGGCTACGTCAACCCCCGCTGGGCGGCCTCCAGGACGGCCATGCTGCGGATCGCCGGGCACGGGTTCGTGCCGCTGGCCTACCTGTTCCTGGACGCTAAGGGCAGCGGCTCCGCGCAGGCCTCGTTCTTCGCCGAGCACGCCGGGGACCTGTCCCGGTTCGGCATCGCCGTGGACTACGAGCGGGCCCCCGACGGCAGCCCGACGCACGCCCAGGCCGCCGACGCCGTGGCCGAGCTGCGGAAGCTGTACCCCCGGCACCCCGTCGGCGGCTACGCCCCGCACTGGTACACGGGCGGCCAGTCGCTGACCTTCGCGGACTGGCTGTGGGCCAGCTCCTACGTGTCCGGCGGCGGCGACCCCGCGGCCCTGTACGGCCACGTCCCGGCGTCCTGGTGGGCACCCTACGGCGGCCGGACCCCGGTACTGCTCCAGTTCACCGACAAGGCCTCGATCAGCGGGATCTCCGGACCCGTGGACTGCTCTGCCTTCCACGGCACTGAGGCCCAGCTCGCGGCCCGGGTCCTCCCGGCCGCCGCCCAGCCGAAGCCGACTGCCCAGGGAGACGAAATGATCATTCCGCTGGTGCCGGGACAGCCCCCGGTCAGCTTCCCGGTGTGGGCCGACGCGGCCGAGTACAAGGAGCCGGCCGCCTACGCGAGCTGCTCCCTGGGCCTGGCCGGCCAGACCGGCGCGGTCGTGCACGTCACGCTGCACGACGTCAAGCACGGACCCCAGACCCTTGCCCGCGCACTCACCACGGGCAAGGCCGTGCACGTCGTGCCGGCGCACGGCTGGTCCGCCGTCACCGCGGTGGACGTCAAGCGGACCGACACCCGGGCGGCAGTCGGCGCCTCTGCCGTGTTCCGCACCTGGTAACCCAACCCCAGAAGGATCAGGAGGTGCCCATGAGCGACCCGCAGGCCCCGGCGCGGGTGGAGCGCGAGTGCGAAGGCTGTCATGAGGTGGATACCGAAGGTCACCACCAGATCGTGGTCCCCGCGGACCAGGGCCTGGAGATGATCAGCCGCCACTTCAGGTGCTGCGCTCAGGCAGGGTGCCCCGACGGAAGCTGCCTCACCATCCTGAACGGGAGCCCGACCAGTGTCTAGCCTCGACCAGACGTTCTCGAACAAGCTGCTGGACGCCAGCGTCGGCGGCACGCTTACCTCACCGACCACGCCCATCACCTGCCGGCTGATGACGGCCAACGGCAGCAATACCAGCAACGGCACCGAGCTGGCGACCGGCGGCGGGTACACCTCCGGCACGGGCGCCCCGACGGTCACCTTCGCTGCGGCCTCGGCCGGCTCGAAGGCCTCCAATGTCGCGGTCACGGTGACCAACATGCCGGCGACCACGATCAACGGCGTAGAGCTGTGGGACTCGGCCGGCTCGCCTATCCGCACCTGGTGGGGCGCGCTCACCGCGGCCAAGACCACGAACTCGGGCGACACCTTCACCATCGCCTCGGGATCGCTCACGCTGGCGGCCTGAGATGGCGGAGGACGTGACCACGCTGACCTACCCGGTGGAGACCTCAGCTGATCAGCTGACCGGCGGCTCGGCCTTCACCGTGGTCGGGGATCCGGCTACCTGGGAGGGCTGGGTGCCGGGGACCGGCGCCGTGGTGCTCTCGGACGCGGCTGACGCCACCCGGGACCCGGGCAACCAGTACGAGTGCCAGCTGGCTGACGGGACCGACCAGGGCTTCACCGACACGACCTACACGCTCACCGCGTCCCAGATCGCGGCCGGGAGCCTGATGGGGGCCTGATGGCCACGGTGAGCGGGAGCGCGGCCCTGGCGGCCCGGGCGGTTCTGGCGGCCACGGCGATGTCCCAGCGCATCACCGTCGCGCCGGGTACCGTTCTGCCAGGCACGGGCGTTACGGGCCCGATCGCCACGTCCTCCTGGGTTCAGGTCCCGGCCGTGGCTGACGGGGTCTACGACACCTGACTCATCCCGCGGAGGACTCCTCATGACCAGCGACACCCAGCAGTACCCGGTGACCGACCTCGGCCCGGCTGCCGACCCCGACCTGGATCCCCGGTTCGACCAGGTCCAGGGGGCCGGCGGCTATCACCCGAAGCAGGTGGACTCCTGGATCGCCCGGATCCTGACACGCCTGCACGACGCCGAGCGGCAGGTGGCTCACTTCGGCCACGACGCCGAGCAGACCCTGGCGAAGGCGGCCGAGTCTCCGCAGGCGACCAGGCTGGTGGCCGACCTGATGAGGATGGCGGCCGAGGAGCTGGCCGGCCAGAAGGCCGAGGCCGACCAGTCCGCGGCGCAGCTGAGATCAGACGCGGAGGACGCCGCCCGCCAGCTCCTGGCCGACGCCCGCGAGGAGGCCGACAAGGTCGCGGCCGGGGCACGGGAGCAGGCCGAGATCGCCCTGGAGGGCGCGCGGGCGGAGGCCAAGCGGATGACCGACCAGGCCGCCGCGCACTCCGCGGCGGTCAGCGAGGGCGCCGCGCAGCGGCTCCAGGACATGGAGGGCCGGCTCGGGGAGGCCCGGCGCCGGATGCAGCAGTACCACGACACCACCGGGAAGATCCTGAGCGCCGACGCCGACCGCGGCACGCTGGGCGCGGACGTGGAGCAGACGCTCTCGGCCGCGGGCCAGCCGCCGCTGCCCGCGACTCCCTCGGTAGCAGCAGTGGAGGCCCCGCCCGAGATCGCCCCGGCCGAGGCCCCCGCCGCGGCAGGCTAGGCGGCCGGCTTCTGGCCGATCCGCCAGCGGCCATGCTCATCAGCCGAGTGGCACAGGCCGCGGTCGGCGTCGGCGCGCAGCCACCGGGACAGGGTCTCCCGGGCCACGGTGATGCCCTCCTCCGCCATCTTGGTCCACAGGAAGTTGGGTGTGCCGCCTGCCGGCCCCCGGGAGGCCAGCAGCTCGCGCATCCGCAGCCGCCGCGGGTCCACGTCCTGGTCCGGGTCGGTCATCCCCGAGTCGGACATGATCTGCTCGAACCCGGCGGTGCTGACCGCGGCCACCTGGCGCCGGGCAGGCACCCGGGTGATGACGCCAGCGTCCCGGGCCCGGGCCCACCGGTCGGCGTAGGTCTCGCCCATGCTGGCGGCGGTCTCCTGGTCCAGCGCCGGGCGGACCCGGCCGGTCTCGATCGCGGTCATCCGGACCGCGCACTCCGGCACGCAGCCGTCATCACACAGCGTCTCGCCGGTTTCGGTGCCCGGCACCTCCGGGTGGTCCAGCAGGAAGAACTTGACCAGCAGCGAGGTGTCCCGGCCGACGCCGATGACCCCGGCACCCGGGATGGCGGAGGCCATCGTGGCCAGCCGCCAGGCCTGCGGGTCGTCGTTCAGCACGTAGCGGGCCTCATTCTCGTTGACCGTGCCCAGCAGGATCCGGGTCTTGCACTGACCCTTGATGTCGCCGTCACCGGACATGCTGTTGGTGCCCCGCTGGGTGGCGATCACTGCGGAGGCAGCCTCGGACCGCCCCTTCTGGGTGATCTCTCCGAAGCGCTTGGCGAACTGCCGGTTGGTCAGCACGCCGAGCCGCTCGGCCTCGGCCAGGGTCGGGCCCTTGTCCTGGCCGATCAGGTCGGCCGCCTCGTCCACCAGCAGGATGATCTGCGGGATATTGGCCTTCGGGGTGATCTTCGACCCGCCCCGGCCGGAGTTCATCCGGCTGGTGATGGCCATCACGAAGCAGTCCATCATCAGCGCGGCCTCCTTCCGGCTGGTAGCCACCCAGTCGAAGACCGGCTGATCGGTCTCGTTGTTCATCCACGGCAGGAGCCACGGCCGGGCGACCCGGCCGCCCTTCATGTCGATGCACCAGATGACGGTGTCCACCATCCGGCCCATCTGCCCGGTCAGGACGTTGATCAGGTTCGACTTGCCCGCGCCGGTCGTGCCGACCAGCATCATGTGGACCTGGCGCAGGGTCAGCGACTTGATCTTGCCGTCCTCGCCCACGCCGACGGCGAACGGCTTGTTGATGGTGGTGGCGTAGTGCGCCGGGGTCAGCGGGACGGCCTTGGTCATGAGGTCCCGCTCCCGCAGCCGCAGCTCGATGTCCGCGGCGTTCGCCAGGGTGGCGAAGGTGATGCTGTTCTCCCGCAGCCGCAGCGCGACCTCCATCCGGTGCGCCTGGGTCTCCAGGCTGCGGATGGTCAGGTGCCCCTTGCGCGGCAGCTCGGCCCGGATCACCCGGCCCGGCGTGGCCTTGTCGTCGATGACCTCGACCGTCCGGACGCCCTCGCAGTCCACCGAGGCGAACAGGTGGTCCCACTGCGCCAGGACCTCCAGGCGGCTGGCCTCCTCGGGGTCCGGCGCGGCCTCGATGGCCAGCTGCGCCGGCCGGCGGTGTGCCAGGAGGAGCGCGCCGGCCGCGACGAAGGCGACGGCCCCCAGGATCCAGGCGATCACGACAACAGGGTGCCACAGGCCGCGCGTGCCGGCCCAGTAGCTCCAGGCGGCGCACCATGCGCCGTAGGCGGCGCACCAGGCGGCGAACCTCCCGCCGGCCACGGCAGCGGCCACGCCCGCCGCGATCAGGCCGAGCACCGCGGACAGCACCGGGACGCACCACGCGGGCGCGCCCATGCCGGGCAGGTAAGCCACGGCGGTGAGCACGGCAGCGCTGAGCAGCGCTGTCCACTCCGCGACGTGCTCCCAGGTCTTGGTCGTCGGGGCACTCACCTGCGGCTCCTCCGGTAGTGATCAGTCATTGTTATGGATAACGTCGAAAATATCAGTTTCATTGCTAGTGATCACCGATCGTGTCCGTGTCTAAACAAAGATCGCTGTGATCCGGGGCCCCTGACCCTGGCAAGGAACCCCGCTAAGTCACAGTCACGGTCTGCCGGATCACTACTCGATCACAGTTTCGAGGACGGGCAGGTCAGGAACTGTGACTGTGATCGAAGCGGGTCCCTGACCCCCGGAAACCGGGGTTCCGCAGGTGTGATCCTCGACGATTACAGGTTTTCTTGATAATGTGGATGTGCTGAGGACAACTGCGAGGAGGAGATGACGATGCGTGACGGGTCTGCCGAGGTCCTGGAAGTGATCAGGAGTGACCGCTTCCGGCATGGTGTGAGCGCTGTCCTGACCGCTGTCCCGATCGTGGGCGTGAACATCGCGGCCTTCATCGGTCAGTACGCCTACCTGCGGGATCACCTGCCGGTGCCGCGCTGGTCGGTCATCCTGGTGGCGGTCATCCTGGAGCTGATTGCCGTCGTGCTGGCCTACCAGGCGCACGAGGCGCAGCTGAAGAACGACTCGACCGCCCGGCTGCGGCTGTCGTCCTACGCGCTGGCCCTGATCGTCGGCGCCATGAACTACAGCCACTTCGCGAGTCACTGGCGGCCGACCGTGGCCGCGCTGATCTTCGGCCTGATGTCCTCGATCTCGCCGTGGCTGTGGTCGGTGCACTCGCGCCGGGTCAGCCGCGACAAGCTGATGGCCCAGGGCCTGATCGAGAAGCACGCTGTCCGGCTCGGAGCCACCCGCGTGGCCTGGCACCCGGTCGGCTCGTTCCGGGTGATGCGCCGCGCCACCTGGTACGGCGAGACCAGCCCGCAGCGTGCCATCAGCGACTACATGACCGAGGGCCCGGCCGTGATCAAGCCCCCGCGCCAGGAGGACGCGCCGCGCCGCGCCATCCCCGCGCCATCACTGCCCGCGCCATCCGTGCCGGAGGTGGTGGCGCGCGAGGACGTGCCAGCGATCGAGAGCGCGCCAGCCGCGCCAGCCGCGCCAGCCGCGCCAGCGATGGCGCACGAGGACGTGCCAGCGATGGCGCACGAGGACGCCGCGCCAGGCCGCCTGAGCCTGGTGCCCGCCGTGCACAGCGCGGCGGCTGAGCTGAGCGCCGATGCCCGGGTCCCCGCCGGGGTCAGCGCCGAGCGCCGGCGCGAGGTGGCCGATCAGCTGGCCGGCCTGTCCGACACTGACCTGGCGGCCACGACCTACCGCCAGGTCGCCCGCATGATCGCCCCGCCCGAGGAGTCCGATCAGCGGCGCTGGGGCACGAGGCTGCTGAACGCCGAGCGAGCCGAGCGAGCCCAGCGCCTCCGGCCGCTGCCGCCGGCCCGGCACGCGAACGGGCAGGGCGACCTGATCGCCCCTGCTCAGCCCTTCATCCCCGGAGGTGTCCCAGTTGGCTGAGGAAACAGTCCCCGCCCAGCAGGCGGAATCCCGCCCGCGGTCGCACATGTGGCGCCGCGGCGGGACCGTCCTGCTGCTCATCGTCGCCGGGGTCGCCGCCCTGGTTCACAAGGCAGGCGGCGGCACGGCGATCATCATCATCGTCGCGGCTGCCGCCCTGTTCGCCGGCTTCCTGGTGCTCCGCTACCTGCCGCATATCCGGCAGCACTTCAACGCCAACCGGCGCAAGCCGGGGATGCGGCGTACCCGGACGACCCGGACCATCACCCGCGGGCAGCGCGGCCGGCTGGGCGGCGCCATGCGCGGCCGTCTCGGCAGCGGCCGGGGCGGAGCGGGACTGGGCGGCCGTAAGGGCCGCCTGAGCGCCGCGGCCGGCGGCAGGAAGGGCGCCGGGACCGCCGCCGCGGGCAGGAAGGGCCTGGCCCGGCTCAACCCGTTCTCCGGCCGCAAGGGCAGCGCCGCCGCCGGGGCAGGCGCCCGGCGCGGCCGTCACTCCGTCCCCGGCGGAGCCGGCGCCCGCGGCAAGCGCACCATGCGCCACCCGCTCGGCGGAGGCCGGCGCAGCCGTGCCGGGACAGCCGGCACGGGACGGCGCGCCACGGGCCAGGCCGGCCGCCGGCGCAGTGGCACGGGCGCTGGCGCGAAGACCGGCAGGCGCAGTGTCTTCGGCCGGCGCGGCACCTCTGCGCCAGGCTTCCCCGGCGGGCGGCCGGGCATGCGCCACCCGGGCCAGCGGCGCCAGTACCGGCGCAGCCAGAAGGCGCAGGGCCGCGCCGCCCGGACCGCGCGCCGTGCCGCTGCCGCCGCCGCGCCAGGCGCGCTCGGCGGCGCGCCGAGGCTCCGGCGCACCCGTGCCGCGGGCCGGTTCCTGCGCCACCCCACCGCCGCCGGCCGCCAGCGCGCTCAGGCGGCCCGCCTGGCACGGCACAACCGGAAGGCAGGAAAGGGCGGCGGGCGGCAGGGCCGCAGGGACTACAGGCACGCCTCGCGCCAGCGGCGCAAGGACGCCCGGGTAGCGGCGGCCCAGGGCCGCAAGACCGCTAATAACGCCCGGAGGGCAGCAGCCGGGGGCAGGTGGCGGCATGCCCGGAAGTGGCGCACCATCACGTGCATCAAGACCCGGGACAGCTATGCCTGGACCCGGCGGAAGTCCCGGGCCCAGACGAGCAGGCTCCGGGCGCGGCGCGTGGCGAGGCTGGCGAAGCGCTACCCGGGCGGCGTCCCGCCGCTGGCCCGGCGCATCGCCGGCCGGTGGAGCGGCCGGACCCCGCTGAGGGCCCGGATGCGCGCCTGGGGCGGCCGGACGGGCACCGCCGCCGCGACAGGCGCGGGCCTGGCAGGTTTCTTGCTATTCTGGAGGAAGCGGAGCCGCGCGAGGCAGGCGCCGCCTACGTACTGGACCAGGCCGCCCGAGCGCCCCGTGACTACCCGGGCGGACCCGGAGGACGGCCGCATGCCGGAGCCCGCGGGCACGGTCCCGGGCAGCATCCCGCTCGCCGGCCGCCGCCGGCCGGGCACGGCCGCAGCATTCTCAGGAGGAGGAGCAGGCATGGCAGGAGTCATCCACTCGGCGGCCGAGCAGTTCAGCTCGGCCGTTGCCACCCACCAGCCGACCACGACCCGCGAGATGCGGGACATCTTCGACGGCATGCCGGAGTCAATGACTGAGGTCGCCGCGGCCTTCAGCGGGCTGAAGGACAGCGCCGACGGCCTGCCGATCGGGCCGGGGACCAAGCAGGCGATGGAGCAGTTCACCGGGCTGTTCACCTCGGCCGTGCAGCAGGCCGAGGAGATCAGGGCCATGTTCAACTCCGAGCATGCCGAGGAGATCGAACGGATCGAGAACCCGCGGCCCAGCGAGGATCTGTGGGACACGGTCAGCGATCAGTAAAGGTCCCGCGGAGAGGCCCCCGGCAGCCGCCGCCGGGGGCCTCTCTCAGGTACTTGCTCAATACAGCTTTCCTTGCTAAGCTGTCCTTATGACCAAGACGACCCGCAAGCCCGCCCGCGCCAAGACCGACCACCGCGCGGAGATCACCGAGAAGCTGGCCGCCGGCATCGACGCGCTGGCTACCTCCGCGACCTGGCAGGCCTACCTGGACGTGCAGGCCCGCTTCCACACCTACAGCTTCGGCAACTCGATGCTGATCATGGCCCAGTGCCCGCACGCCACCCGGGTCACCAGCTTCGGCACGACCGACAAGGTCACCGGCAAGCCGAAGTCGGGCTGGCTGCTCCTGGGCCGCCACGTCAAGGGCCCGGACGAGACCGGCCAGCGCCAGCGCGCGATCTGGATCTGGGCCCCGTCCTCCCGCAAGGTCGAGGACGAGGAGACCGGCGAGACCCGGCGCATCCCGTTCTTCGTCCCGGTGCCGGTATTCGACATCAGCCAGACCGAGGGCGAGCCGCTGCCCGGGCCGGTCCGCAAGCTGACGGGCGAGGCGCCCGAGGGCATGATCGCCCGCGCGGTCGCCTTCATTAACTCGGCCGGCTATGACGTGGAGTTCGTGGACCGCTTCGAGTCCGGTTCCAAGAACGGCGACACGACCTGGAGCCTGCGCCGGGTCCGGATCGCCACCGATGGCCGGTCCACGATGGGCCAGCTGAAGACCCTGCTGCACGAGGCCGGGCACGTCCTGCTGCACGAGAGCAGCGAGGCTCCCGCCGGGCTGAAGGAGCTGGAGGCCGAGTCGGTTGCCTACATCGCGGCTGCCGCGCTCGGCGCCGACACCTCGGACTACAGCTTCGGCTACGTGCTGAGCTGGATGCGCGGCGACCCCGGGCAGGCCCGCAAGATGATCAGGGAGTCCGGCTCGCGCATCCAGAAGGCCGCCCGCCAGATCGTGGACGGGATGCCCGCGCAGGCCGCCGGCATCGCCCCGGCCAGTGCCGGGATCGCGGAGGACGCCGCGGCCTGACCAGCTCTCCGAGAGGCCCCGGCGATCCTGCCGGGGCCTCTTGCTTAATACAGCTTTCCTTGCTAAGCTGTCCCTATGACCAAGGCCGGGATGCACGGGAAGAACCACCAGCAGACTGTGATCGTGAAGTACCAGGGGTCCGGCCGCCGCGAGCGCCACGTCATCGAGCTGCTGCCCTACCACGTGAGCGGCTGGGCGAGCACCCGCTGCCTGACTCACGGGACCCAGCAGCCGGGCATGCTGAACGGCACCTCGGCCGCGGACCTGACGCAGGCCAGCAAGAGCGCGGCCGTCAGCTGCGGCCGGCTGCTGAAGCTGCCCTTCGCCCACACCGTCACCCGCGAGCTGGCGCCCCTGCTGCACCTGGCGGACGGCGAGTGGACCCGCATCGAGCAGGGCCAGGAGGCCTGAGCCGTGGCCGCCGTCCTGCTGGACCCCGTCCCGTGCCTCCGCGGCCTGGACCCGGCACTGGTGCCCCAGGAGGACCCGCGCGGCACCGTCTACCTGATCCACCTGGACCGCGCGCTGCTGTTCGACAGGGGCCAGCGCGTGCGGCTGGCCCGGCCGGGCGAGGACCTGCGCGGTCACCTGGCCCTGCGGCACTACTACGGGCACTGCCGACAGGGCCGGCTGGAGCAGCGCATGATCGACCACCGGACCAGCGGCGGCGCGAAGTTCCTGCGGATCGCCCGCAGTCACGGCGCCACCTGGCACCTGGCCCGCACCTGGCCCGGCGACCGGGCCGAGGAGCGCCGCCACAAGGTCATGGGCGGCGCCAGCCGCTGCTGCCCGAGCTGCGGCATCATCCCGCTGGCCGAGGCGCTGCGTGACAGCGCCGGCCGGTACACCACGAGAGGAGAGCCCGTGACCATCACCATCCGCCGGTCCCAGGTGCTGCGCGGCGGCACCGTCGTGGCCCGGCTGTCCTGGGGCGGTGACGGCCTGGCCGTCGTCAGCGTTCACCGGGCCTCCGATGACGCCGTCATCGGCCGCCTGCTCCGTCACGACGACTCGCTTTACGACGCGATGAGCGCGGAGCACCCGGCCGCTGCTACCCCCAGCGACCGGGTGCTGGCCATGCGGGTCAGCGCGGAGTCTGCCATCGAGTCGGTCCTGGATGATGCCATCGTCCGGGCCGCCCTGCCCGCCGGCAGGCGGATGCCGTCCTGCGGCGACCCCGACTGCGAGCAGCCCGGGCACAACGGCCTGCGGGAGGACGAGCCCGGTGGCTGAGGTCTACATCGACGAGAGCGTGCTGGCCATCCTGACCGCTGATGAGCGCCGGAAGTTCACCCGGCTGCCGAAGTGGGCCCGGGAGAAGTTCGAGGAGGTCGTGTGCCAGCTGGAGGAGGCTCAGGCCGACCTGGAGGACAAGGCCGGGGAGGCCGGCGTGAGCGAGCGGCTGGCGGGCCTGTGGGGAGACATCGCGATCCGCCGGATGCACGACAGTGACAGCCCCGGGTACCTGCGGGCCTGCCGGGCCGCCGCCCTGCTGAGGGAGGGGGTCACGTGCGCAACCGGACAGCCCTGATGGTCTGGGCTTACATGGCGGCACTGTCCCTGGCCGGGACGGGTGTCATCATCTGGCGCATGATCATCTGGCACCAGGCCGGCAGCACGCTGGGCGTCCTCGGGTTCTCCCTCATCATCCTGGGCGTGGCCTCCGGCAACGCCATCCGGATGACCGGGGAAGCCCGGAGGCTGCACCGGCAGCGCTGCCGGTAGCTTGCTCAATACAGCTTTTCTTGCTAAGGTCGGCAGAGCAAGGGAAGACGAAACAGGCTCAGGAGGCCGGCCATGACTCAGTACCAGCGCCCCGAGGGCGCTCTCAGCGAGGACGCGATCGCGCGGCTGCCCCGGCAGGTCCGCTTCTACATCCAGCGTCTGGAGCAGGACCTGGCGCACGCTAGGGCCACCCTGGCTGCCGGCCCGGCGGACAGCGACACCTTCGCGGACGCCTACGGCGCTGTCCCCCGGCCGCTCGGCCGGGCCGCCGATGTCCGCTTCGGCGGGATGGGGTTCGACAGCACCTTCAACGTCCGGATGCTGGAGGGCGAGCTGTACGTCAAGGGCAACGAGGGCTCGGGAGAGCGGATGATCGTGATCCCCGAGTCCGCCAACGCGGTCCGCCTCGGCTTCGCGCCCCGGAAGGGCCGCCAGTTCAGTGGCTGAGGACAGCTAGCAGGGCGGGACACGGCGCGTGTCCCGCCCTGCTTGACGTGATACAGGTTTTCTTGCTAATCTGGAGACACACGCACCACACCGCGACCGAAAGGACCGAAGATCATGACCGCAACCGAGACCGCTCGTGGCACTGCCCTCGCGCAGGTAGCCTCCGGCGATCTGGCACTGGTGGAGGGCGGACACGCCTGGACGGTAGCCACGCTGGCTGACGCCCTGGCCGGACCGGCTGTCCCGGCCCCGGAGGCCGAGTCGTTCCCGAGCCCGCCCAAGCCGGTCAAGGACACCCCGCAGGTCCTCAGTGCCCTGAAGGACCTGCCCGCCCTGTTCGGGTCCGTGCACGCCGATAAGCGGCGCGTGCTGACCGAGGAGGAGCTGAAGGTCGTCACCCGCGAGCACGAGGCGATCAGCGCCGTCACCAAGCCCCTGGGCAAGCGTGCCGACGAGATCGCTGAGCTGATCCGGATGCACATGGACGTGGACGCCGAGGGCAGGGGCATCGCACTGGCCGCCGCGCAGCAGCGCGGGGGCGCCATCCTGAGGCCCGCCACCCAGCGGGTGCCGAGCGGCATCGCGGCCGGCCACTACCTGCTGGCCCGTCCCGAGGCTCCCTACGAGACCGGGGTCGAGGGCTTCGAGCACAGCTGGCAGCAGCGCTTCGTGTCCGGGAAGGTCACCAAGGACCTGTCCGCCCTGGAGCAGCTGGAGCAGGACGGCACGGTCACCCGCGCCGAGTACCTGTCCTTCACCCGGGAGACCCGGGTGCTGGATGACGAGAAGATCGCCGCCGCGATCCGGAGGGCCCCGGGACGGGGACTCCAGATCCTGAAGGCGATCACCGCCCGCGGCCGGGCCGGGGCCTCGCTCTACCCGCCGACGAAGTAGCAGCCCAGACGGCGCAGGGCCCCGGGGACAGGAGCCCGGGGCCCTGCGCATGAGCCGAGGAAGGCCCGACATGACCCGAAAGACCCCGCATCCCCTGGTCACCGAGAAGATGATCTTTGATCAGAAGTGGGAGCGCCGCCAGGGGCCGTTCTACAGCGTGCACGAGGTGGCCAAGGTTGTCTTCGGCATGTCGCCGTCCTGGCTGCGGCTGAAGATGACGGCCAAGCCCGAGCGGCCGATGACCTCGTTCGTGGACGCGGGCGGCCAGGCGATGACCTTCCTGCGGCGCGACCCGGAGGACGAGGTCTCGGCGCGGGTCTTCACCCTGGCCGACTTCGAGCCGATGGCCCGCAGCCTGCGCTCGTTCGGGGACATCAGCGACGAGCGGCTGGACCTGATCATGCAGCTCGTCGTGGTTCAGGCGAAGATGTTCGGCCTGATCCAGAACGAGCCCCCGGCGAAGAAGGCCTGAGGGACCGTGACCGCTGCCGTGGCGACCCGGGAGGTGACCGGGAAGCACTGGGCCCGCCTGGGCCCGCTGTGCCCGCACGGGCCAGCTGAGGGCCGCCCGCGGCCGTTCCTGGTCGTGGACGCCACGGGCCTGATGGTGCGCTGCCAGCGGGCCGCGCAGCACCGTGCCCTGACCACGGCGGCCGGGGTGCCGACCGGGGCCCTGCTGATGTTCATCACCTCACTGGCCCGGCTGACCCGCCAGCACGATCCTGAGTGGCTGGCCGTCTGCTGGGACGGCCCCGGGGCCCTGGAGTGGCGCCGGCAGCGGTACCCCGCCTACAAGTCCGGCCGGGCGCCCGCGCCCGTGCTGACGCCGCACCGCGAGACCCTGATGGACCGGACGGTGGCCTTCTGCCGCGCGGCCGGGGTTCCTCAGTTCTGCGTGGACGGCTTCGAGGCGGATGACCTGATGGCCGCCCTGGCGCGCCGCGCACACCCGGCGTGCTGCCTGACCGGGAGGCGGGTCATCATCGCCTCCGACGACGCGGACATGGAGCAGCTGACCGCCTTCGCCACCGTCCGGCTGGCCGGGCTGTCGCGGGACGGCCTGGAGGACGCCGCGGACGTGGAGTCGCGCACGGGCGTGCCGCCGATCATGCTGCCGAAGCTGCGCGCCCTGGCCGGGGACCCGAGCGACAGCATCCCCGGGCTGCGGGGCACCGGGCCGGTGAAGGCCGCCCGGATGCTGCGGTCCGCGGGCTGGATGTGGCGGGACGTGCTGAACGGGATAACTGATCCGCAGCATCGTGAAATGGCGGTATTGTGGCGAGACATCATAGACCTCGTCATTCCGTCGAGGCCCCCGGAGGAAGTTACCGGGCGGAACTACTTCCAGCCTGACGTTTCGTGCGTATGGGCCGGAGAGCCGACTGAGCACCTGGCCGGCTTCCTGCGTGAGTACGAGCTGACCAGCGTCCTGCGGCGCGTGGAGAGAGGAGGCTTCTGGCGGTCCCGGTCATAGCTTGACCGGCGACCCGCCGGGTTCTAGCCTCAACGGACGGGCTGCTGCCTGAGGGCCATCGAATGGCAGCCCATCGCAGGTCAACGTCCCTTCACTCCTCAAAGCGGAAGGCGGACGCCCGTGACTTTGGCATCCCCTCTAACGGCACCATCGGTGACGGATACGTCGCTGGCCGATTACGTCCTCGCGGAGATCACCCGCTGCTGCGGGCCCCAGCTGCCATGTCCCGGACAGGATCTGATCCTGGCCGGCTTCGCAGACCGGTGGGGCGACCAGGCAATGGATATCTGCCGTCAGGTGTTCGGCACTCACAATGGCTTCTGGATGAGCGCCCCGGTGACGGTGCGCCGATTCCACCACTCCCAGGATGACTTCTTCGCTATTCCGCTGCGGGCGGAGCTGGGGGCATCAGGGAACAACACCAGGTAAGGGGGCAGACCGTGACTGATATCGGCGGACCCCCCGCAAATGCTGCTGAGGACAATGCGGGGGGCCTGGATGCGGACGACGCTGCCGAGAGTCGTTCAGTTCCTGAGATTACCGGGGGCGCTGACCAGGCGCAACGGGCTCCGTCCATTCTGGGGCCTGATGATGACGCGCGCCGGGCGGAGCTGCTGACCGCAGCACTGAAGTACGCCGCCCTGGGGATGAAGGTGATCCCCGTCCGCTGGCTGGACAAGGACAGGATCTGCTCCTGCCACCGCGGCGCGGAGTGCCCTTCCCCGGGCAAGCACCCGATGCACGACGACTGGCCCGGCGTTTCATCCGACGATCCCGCCGTGGTCGGCCACTGGTGGCGCGCGGAGCCGCAGATCCCGGCTACCCAGTGGTACCCGTTCTCCAATGTCGGGGTGGTCACCGGGCGGCGCTCGGGCATTTTCGTCCTGGACGAGGACACCTACGCCGGCGGCAGCCAGACCCTGGGTGCCTACGAGCGCCGGCACGGGCCGATGCCCGTCACCCGGGTGCACCAGACCGGCCGCGGGGGCACGCACTACGTGTTCGAGCACCCCGGCTTCGAGGTGCGCAACTCAGCCAAGCGGGTGCTCGGCACCGGCCTGGACGTCCGCGGCGAGAACGGCTTCGTCCTGGTGCCGCCCTCGGTTAACGAGGGCGGCCCCTACGACCTGAACCCGGCGCACGACATCACCCCGGCTCCCGCCCCGGACTGGCTGCTGGCCCTGCTGCGCAACCACGACAAGGAGCAGGCCGGCGAGACTCTGTCGGCGGAGCCGCCGGTCGCTCCCAACGGGCAGACCCGGGCTTATGCCGAGCGCGCCCTGGAGAGCGAGTGCCTGACGATGCGCTCGGCCGAGTCCGGCTCGCGCAATGAGACGCTGAACAACTGCGCCTTCAGCCTGGGCCAGCTCGGCGGCGCCGGGATCCTGTCCGAGGACGCGGCCTTCGCCGGCCTGCGGGACGCGGCGATGGCGGCCGGGCTGACCGAGGGCGAGATCCGGGGCACGTTCATCTCGGGCTGGCGGGCGGGCATGAACCGCCCGCGGAATGTCCAGTGGGGCATCATGCAGGCCAGCTGGCCCTGCCGCCCGCGCACCGAGTTCGGCCTGGCCGACCGGATGGCCGATCACTGGGGCGACCGGATGCGCTGGTGCCCGGAGCTGGGCACCTGGATGACCTATCTCGGCGGCGTCTGGATGCCGGCCACCAAGCAGGAAGGGCTGTGGGCCGCGCAGATCATGATCCGCAACCTGCTGGACACCGAGGGCAGGTCGTATGAGACCGAGCCCGAGGTCGCCCTGGACGGGGAGATGATGCCCTCGCCCTACGACCGGTTCACGGACTGGGTGGCCAAGCAGCACACCCGCAAGGCGGTATCCGTGGCAGCCGACCTGGCTACCGGGCTGCCGCTGATGCGGATGAGCCAGTCCACGTTCGACGGCAACCCGCTGGTGATCAACGCCCGGAACGGCGTGGTGGACCTGTGCACGGGCGAGCTGAGCCCGCACGACCCGGAGCAGCGGATGACGCTCCAGGCCGCTGCGAGCTACTACCCGGGCGAGCCGGCTACCCGCTGGCAGGAGTTCCTGAAGCAGGTCCAGCCGGACCCGGCGATGCGGGCCTACCTCCAGCGGGTGGCGGGCTACTGCGCCACCGGCCAGACCTCGGAGCAGGCAGCGTTCCTGCTGCACGGCACCGGGGCCAACGGCAAGTCGGTGTTCATCAGCGTCCTGGCGCACGTCCTGGGCACCTATGCCCAGACCATGCCGGTCGAGACCCTGATGGCCAGCTCGGTGGACGGCCGGATCCCCAACGACGTGGCCCGGATGGCCGGCAAGCGGTTCCTCCAGGCCAGCGAGACCAAGGCCGGCAAGTCCCTGGACGAGCAGCGGCTGAAGCAGCTGACCGGCGGGGACACGATCTCGGCCCGGTTCATGCGCGGGGAGTACTTCGACTTCCGGCCGGTCGGCAAGATCCTGCTGACCACCAATCACCTGCCCCGGATGAGCGACGACTCCGCCACCTGGCGGCGGATCCAGCTGATCACCTGGCCGGTGATCATCCCCGAGGACCAGCGGGACGGCTACCTCCAGGACACCCTGATCCGCGACGAGGCGGACGGCATCCTGGCCTGGATCGTCGAGGGCGCCCTGGCCTGGCAGCGCGACGGGCTGAACCCGCCGCAGCCGGTGCTCGATGCCCTGCGCCGGTACCAGGAGGAGGAGGACACTGTCGGCCAGTTCATCGACGACTGCCTGGTGATCAAGGATGATGACCCGCAGCGCGGCGCCATCGGCCGGGCCGCGCATGAGATCTACGCGGTCTACGTGGCCTGGTGCAAGCAGAACGGGCACACCCCGACCGCGCAGCGCGGCCTGAGCACCCGGCTGAAGAAAAAGGGCCACGAGCCCTACCGCGGCGGCGGCTGGAACGGCTTCCCCACGCTCGCGGTCCGCACGACCTTCGGGGAGGTGAACACCGAGGCGCCCGGATAAGTGCACAGCGAGGGCACGGAAGTGCACTAGCCGTGCACAAAAAGTGCGGAACACTTGTTCGGATCCCGGGTCTGGCCAGTCTGTGTGCACTACGTGCACTAGGAATCGCCGGATCCGGGAGCCGGAATGCACGCGAGAGGAGAATCCGGGCATGCCCGGACAGGTACTCCCTTTTGACCAGGAGCACTTCTGCCCGGCCTGCTTCCAGCCCGGCGGCGAGCCGGAGCGGCACTCCGCGCCTGTGCTCATCGTGTTCGGGAAGGCCCCGCAGTGGCCCTGCGGGGGCGCGGAGATGCAGCGCCGGGTGCAGGACCACCTGTGCGTGCGCTGCGCCGGATGCGGATACGCCTGGATGGAGACCGTGCCGGACGGGCTGTCTTACGCTGGCCCGGCCGGCAACCGAGGAGGAGACATGACGATCAGGAAGACGGGCCAGGCTACCGGGCAGGTGACCGGGGTCGAGCAGGACGGCATCACCAGCGAGGCGGCCCGGCAGGAGTGGGACGGCCGGGACCAGGATGCCCTGGATGCCGAGAACACCGCGGCCGACGGCGAGCCCGACCAGGACGATGACTGAGCCTTTCCAGTACCGGGACGAGCAGGGGAACCTGCGGCTGGACGAGCTGCTGGGCGAGCGGTACGTGAAGCACTACACCGGAATCCTCAGCTCGTCCAGCGAGCAGTTCCGGGCCATGCAGCTGGCGGCGGCCGTGGAGGCCCCGCCGGAGGACGCCGGGACCGCCTGGTACGCCTGGCAGGAGCCCGACCCCGCCGGCCGGATGGTAGACGGCCGCTTCCTGCTGCGCGAGGGCACCGGCCCGGACGACGCCGTCAGCACTCAGGTGCTGGCCCGCTACCCGGCGGTCATCTGGGACGTGTGTCACTACTACCGGAACCTGTGCTTCGACTGGCGGGAGTGGCGCAGTATCGGTCCGAAGCAGATCCGGGAGCGCTACCTGACCCTGGACCCGCGCCAGGAGATCGAGGAGCTGTTCTACGCGGCCACCCAGCTGCTGGACCCGCTGATCCGGCGGGCCTACGACGCCCAGCCGCTCGGCGGCCTGTTCCTGGGGGACCGGGGCGTCCGGCAGCGGCTGGAGCAGCTGGCTGCCCGGGAGGCCTCCCGGATGACGGCCGAGGCCCGCCTGCACGACCCGGACGGCTGGGAGGAGCCGGTGAGGCAGGAGGACATCCTGCGCGGCTGGGGCCTGGACAAGAGCGGCGTCAGCCCTGAGGACGCCCGTGAGCGGCTGGCCTCCTCGGTCCTGGGCTCCACCCTCGAAGGGTCCTGGGAGCGCGCCTGGAGCTTCTGGGTGCTCGCGGAGGCCGGCCAGCGGGCCGACGCCCTGGGGGGCTTCCTGGAGGCCTGGCAGCAGCTGATCTCCGCGGCACTGTCGGAGGCCGGCGCTACGGTGCGGTTCGCGGTCGGCTACGCCCCCGGGATCACCCGGCCGGTGAGTTGGCAAGATAGCAATGAACCCTGTATCTTCTTCACAGGAGACGATCTCCCGGACCGGGCCCAGGCCGACCGCCTGGTGCGCGAGTACCTGGGGATCTAGGAACGCCAGAGCAAGCACTTACGTCCAGGTACCAAGAGAGGAAGCACATGCCACAGCTGTCAACCGGAGCCGCCGCCGCGGAGGAGATGGCCAACGAGGGCCGGACCAGCGGGAACCGCTCCTTCATCCCTGACATGAAGTTCAAGAACAACGAGGTCTACTTCCTGCGGCCGGTCACCGACCACAAGGACTGGGTCTCGATCCTGGTTCACTCGTTCATCCCCCGCAAGGCCCGCCCGGCGGAGCTGGACGAGAAGGCCAAGTGGGCTGACACCATGTGGGGGATCTGCCAGGGCGACAAGGCCTTCCGGCTGCGTGACGGCTCCGGCCAGATCATCGAGCCGGCGGCCTTCGAGCCCGGCTACGGGGAGTGCTACATCGACACCGCCCCGCAGTATGCCGGCGTGTCTCAGGGCTTCACCAAGGACCTGAGCAAGCCGAAGCGGCGCGTCTACGGCATCTTCGCGGAGTGCGAGCCGGTCAAGGAGGACGGCACCGTCGCCGCTCCCGGCGAGCGCGGGGTGCGCTTCCGCGAGAAGCTGATGGAGTGGAAGGACTCCAGTGGCGAGACCGTGACGGTCCCGGCCCTGGTCCTGGTCAACCAGGCCTGGGACAACTTCTACGGAGCCGTCAAGGCGGCCTCGTACATGGGCCCGGACACGGTCTGCGACAAGGTCTTCACGATCAAGCGCACGGACATGGACTACACCATCGTCCCGGCCTGGACCGACCCGGAGTGGGCTAGCGGCAAGCTGGCGCAGACCTTCGCCGACTCGCTGAAGGTCATCGGGTTCGACATGGGTGAGTACCTGCTGGCCCACGCTACCCCGGACCACTACGCCCGGTATTTCGTCCCCGGTGTCGTCCCCGAGGGCGGCTACGGCCGCCGGAAGGACAGTAAGGACGGCGAGGACAGCGGTCAGGAGAGCGCCGCCGGCACGGCCGCGGCGTCCGCCACCACGCCGGTCACTCCCGACGTGGACCCGGCACTCCAGGCCAGCTTCCGGGCCCGCCTGGAGAACCGCGGGACCGCGACGGAGACCGCCCCGGCCGCGCAGTAGCAGCAGCACGGCCGCCAAAGACGTCGGGCCTGCCGGGGGTGCGAATCCCCCGGCAGGTCCGGCCGCCACTCCTCATTCTGACCCGGGGCGCTGCTGATGTCGTTCGTCCAGATTCATAATCACACCGAGTACTCGCCGCTTGACGGTCTGTCCTCGGCCACCGAGGCTGCCCAGCGTGCGGCGGCGCTCGGAAATCCTGCGCTGGCCCAGACCGACCACGGCACCAACGCCGGCTGCTGGGATCACCAGGCCGCCTGCGATGCCGCGGGCATCAAGCCCGTGTTCGGCACCGAGGCCTACTTCCGCGAGGACCGGGTCATCCGCCCGGCCGCGGGCGACAAGGCCGCCCAGAAGGCCCTGGCCCACGGTGATCACCTGATCCTGCTGGCCACTGACAACGACGGCCTGCGGGACCTGTGGAAGGCCGGCACCGAGGCGCACGCGACCGGCTACTACTACAAGCCGCGGATGGACTGGCAGGTCCTGGAGCAGTACGGCTCCCGGCTGATCGCCACTACCTCGTGCCTGGGCGGCATCGTCTCGAAGGACCTGCTGGCCGGGCGGTTCGACACCGCGTTCCGCAAGCTGAGCCGGCTGAAGGACATCTTCGGGGACCGGCTCTACCTGGAGATCCAGGCCAACCGGCTGCCCGACCAGGTCCGGCTGAACAAGATGCTGGCCGAGGTCGGGGACGAGATGGGCATCCCGCTGGCCGCCGCCTGTGATGCGCACTACCCGGCCGAGTCCGACGCGGCGATGCACAAGCTGTGGATGCTGTGCCAGGCCGGCAGCGGCAAGGACGACTACTGGAACTACACCGCGATGCTGGCCGAGGAGCAGGTCCGGGAGGTCCTGGGCTACCTGGACCCGGCCGTCGTCGAGGCCTCGATCGCGGCCACCACCGAGATCGCGGACCGGTGCAGCGCGCGGATCGGCGGGCACTTCGAGCCGCCCGTGTTCACCCGCGGCGGCACCGCCGATGACGACGCCCGGCAGCTGCGCCAGATGTGCGAGGCGAACTGGGGCAAGGTGGCCGGGAGTCCCGCCGGGGAGCGTGCCTGCCGGGACCGCTTCGACCGGGAGTTCGAGGTCGTGGCGGGCAAGGGGCTGGCCGGCTGCTACCTGATCGTCGAGGACATCGTCACCTGGGTCCGCTCGCACGGCTGGCTGGTCGGCCCCGGCCGCGGGTCGGCCGCCGGGTCGCTGATGAGCTACCTGCTGGGCATCACCTCCACCGACCCGCTGCGCGCCGGGCTGCTGTTCGAGCGCTTCCTGACCCCGGGCCGCGCTGCGCTGCCGGACTTCGACCTGGACTTCCCCAGCTCGAAGCGGGACGCGCTCCAGCAGCGCTCGGCGCACCTGTACGGCGAGGACCACGTGGTCCGGGTCGGCACGGTCATGCGCTTCGGGGCCAAGGGCATCCTGAACAAGCTGTTCTCCACCCTGCGGGACCGGCTGCCGCCGGAGGCCGAGGCTGACTCCAGGGCGATCGCCAAGATGATCGACGAGGCCGAGGCGGGCACCGCGGGGCTGGGCCTGCCCTGGGACGAGATCATCTCGGACAAGCAGATCGCGGAGTTCGCCGCCCGGTACCGCAATGTGTTCGACATCGCCGCGGCGCTGCACGGCCGGATCTACTCCTACGGCCAGCACCCGGCCGGGCTGATCATCTCGCCCGGCGCGCCGCTGACAGGGACCATGCCGATGCGCTGGGACACCGGAAGCCGGCTGCTGGTGAGCGAGTGGGGCTACCGGGAGGCCGAGGAGCTGGGCCTGCTGAAGCTGGACCTGCTGACCATCCGCAACCTGGACTCCCTCCAGCGGGCCATCGAGCTGGTCGAGCACCGCACCGGCCAGCGGATCGACCCGCGGGAGTGGGAGACCGAGCACGCCGACCCGCAGGTCTACGACGAGATCGGGGCTGGTAACACCCTGGGGATGTTCCAGATCGAGACCAGCCTGTGCAAGGACTACTGCGGCCGGATGCGCCCTCGCACGATCAGTGACCTGGCCGACCTGACCACCTACATCCGGCCGGGCCCGCGCAACTCCGGGGCAGCCGAGGCTTACCTGCGCCGCCGGGCCGGCACCGAGGAGGTCGTGTACCCGCACCCGCTGCTGGAGGAGGCCCTGAGCCGGTCCTACGGGCTGCTGCTGTACCAGGAGGACATCCTCCAGGCCTGCCGCATCCTGGGCGGCTACAGCGACCTGGAGGCCGACGGGGTCCGCAAGATCCTGGGCAAGAAACTGACCGACAAGATCGCTGCCGCGGGCGAGACGTTCATCCGGAGGTGCACCGAGAGGGGCCACGACGAGGAGCAGATCCGCGAGCTGTGGACTGCGATGGCTGAGTTCGGGAAGTACGCCTTCAACCGGGCGCACGGCTACAGCTACGCCACCCTGAGCTACTGGACCGCGTGGATGAAGGTGCACTACCCGGTCGAGATGATCACGGCCATCCTGTCCACCCTGAAGGACATGGACCGGATGGCGGACTTCGCCACCGAGGCACGCCGGCTGGGCATCCTGGTGCTGCCGCCGGACGCCCGGTTCTCCGGGTCCGACTTCGGGGCCGAGGGCATCTCGATCCGGTACGGGCTGAAGGCCATCCCGAAGGTCGGGCCGGCCGCGATCATCAAGATCCAGGCCGGCCAGCCCTACCGCACCCTGGATGACTTCCGGGAGCGCAGCGGGTCCGATGCCGGGGTGCTGTACGCGCTGGCCAAGGCCGGCGCCCTGGATGCCCTGGTGCCCTCGCGCCGCGGGCTGGTCGGGATGATCGAGGCCGACCGGGACGGCTCCTCGGTGACCTGCGTGCACAAGGACCCGGGGGCAAAGGGCCCGGGCGGCCTGCCGTGCACCTTCGACTGGGCGGCCGAGCCGCAGCCGCCGGCCCGGACCGGCAAGTCCGGCCGCGCGCTGAAGATCATCACCAGGCCGCCGCCGCGGCGCTGCACGGCCGCCTGCCGCCGGTACACCCCGCCGCCCGCGCCGGACCTGAACGGGCCCGAGTACCCGCCCGCCGCGCTGTTCCGGATGGAGACCGATACCTACGGCACCTGGATGACCCCGGCCGTGTTCGAGGCCCTGGAGACCCGCTCGGCGGGCCTGCGGGCCCAGGCCCGGGAGATGGCCCTGGCGGTCGCGGCGGCCCCGCCGGGCAGCTATCCGGTGGCCGCGGTGTACGCCGGCAGCAGGGCCCGCCGGACACGCCGCGGGAGCACCATGTGGTGGGTCACCCTGGTGACCGAGGTGACCATTTTCGACGTGGCCTGCTTCTCCCCGCTGCGCGACGAGGACGAGGACCTGCCCGCCCGGGTGCGGGCCATCCGGGCGGGCACCCTGGTCGGGGCCCAGCTGGTCAAGCGGACCTACACCACGCCGGCCGGCGCGACCCGGATGGGGTGGCGCCTCGATGAGATCTGGGGACTGTGATGCCGCAGCTCAGGCCAGTCGAGTACTGCGTGATCTCGGATCTGCCCGCGGACTCCTGCGATCACTGCCGCACCGGCTCCCGGACGCTATCCGATACAATGAAACAAGCTAACGCACAGGGCCCCTGGATCACCGCGAGGTACCCGGGACGGTGCTCGGCCAGCAGCCGGCACCCGATCCGGGAGGGCGATCAGATCCGTGCCGACGGAGACGGCGGCTGGCTGTGCACCGGGTGCGGACGACAGGAGGAATGATGGCAGCAGCAAGCCCGAGGGGGCTGGCTAATTTCGCGGCCAGGATGACGACCAAGCACGGGCAGGACCGGATCTCGAACGAGCCGCCGCCGGTCATCGTGCCGACCGGCTCGCTGGGCCTGGACTTCGCCACGGGCGTCGGCGGCTACCAGCTGGGCCGGATCTACGAGCTGCTGGGACCGAAGGACTCCAGCAAGTCCACGGTCGGCATCCGGGCGATGGCCGTCTGCCAGCAGATGTTCCCGGACCGGGGCGTGGCCTACGTCAACATGGAGCGCACTTTCAGCCTGGGCTGGGCCACCGGGCTCGGCCTGGACTGCTCCCCGGCCGCGCTTGCCTCCGGGCGGTGGCAGCCGCTGGTGCCGCAGAGCACCGAGGAGGCCAGCGACATGGCCCGGGACTACGTGTCCAGCGGCCTGTACTCGATCCTGGTCCTGGATTCCGTCGGGGCGCTGGAGAGCGCCCGGGTGATGGCCAAGGATGCCGACAAGGCAGCCGACGCGATGGGCCGCAACGCCAAGCTGATCACCCAGCTGACCAAGGCCCTGGCTACCGAGGCCCGGACCGCGAACTGCCTGGTGCTGCTGATCAACCAGCCGCGGGCCAACCTGGGCGGCATGGGGGCCGACGTCTCGGCCGGCCCGAAGGCCATGCAGCACGCCACCACGGCCAAGATCGAGTTCCGGCACCTGGGCGGCGCTGATCACACCCGCGTCATCAAGGCCTACGGCAATGACCAGGTCGCGGGCGTCGAGATGCGGGCGAAGGTCACCCGGTGCAAGAACTTCCCGCCCGGCCGCACGGCCGAGTACTACGTCATGAACCAGGCCACCCCGGAATTCGGCCCGGCCGGGATCGACGTGGTGACCGAGGTAGTCAGCCTGGCCCCGAAGCTGGGCGCGGTCCAGCGCGGCGGCAGCACTTACACCATGCCGGACGGCACCAGGCTGAATGGCAAGGACGCCGTCCGGCAGTACCTGACCAAGAACCTCCGGGCCCTGGACGAGATCCGGGCGGCCTGCAACTTCGCCGCCCCGGAGCCCGTCCTCCCCGAGCTACAGGAGGCCTGAGCATGCCCGCCACCCCCACCAGCCAGCGCATGGGCGAGCTGCACGAGATCCACCTGGCCGAGGTGTTCGCCGCCACCAAGACCAAGTCCAGCGGGAACCAGTGGTCTGACCCGATGGACACCAAGAATCACGCGGACCTGCCCTGGCCGTTCCGGGTGGACGGCAAGTCCACGAAAAGCAAGCAGATCCCCGTCAGCCTGGGCATGATCGCCAAGGCCCGCGAGCAGGCCGGCACCCGGATGCCGGCGCTGGGCCTGCGCTGGTACGGCAACGAGACCCTGACCAGCGTCCTGGAGGAGTGGTCGGCAGTCCCCGACGACATCATGACCGGGCTGCTGGCTGATGCCAGGGAGACCGCGAGCCTGCGTGAGCAGCTGAAGCGCGCCCGGGAGCACGAGCAGGTCTCCGCTGAGCACATCGAGAGCCTGCGCCAGGAGCGGGACGAGCTGCGAGCCGCCCTGGAGGCCGCCACGGAGCTGCCGGGGGCCGCGCAGGACAGGCGTGAGGCCTGCCTCCCCGAGGTGCCGCAGTACGTCCCGGAGCTGCCCTGGACCGTGGTCACGGTGGCCCTGAGGCCCGGCGGCAAGTCGGACCGTGCCGGGATGCGCTACCTGGCGGACGGGCAGCTGGTCCAGTTCGAGGTGGAGACAGTCCTGGTTGAGCGGTCCATCGGGTCCGGTAATCGGCCGCGCCTGATCGTCAACGAGCGCCTGGTTGAGCGTGGCGACCTGTACCAGGACGGAATACTGCGGGTCCGGGTGTGGCCGGACTACCCCGACCGGGAGGTCGGCTGATGCCGGTCCTCGGCAAGGTCACCGAGTCGGCTGCATCCGGCTGCCTGGTCAAGCCGGTCCTGCTCCAGTTCTTCCAGGACCCGGCCGTGAACTTCGAGTTCAACCTGCACCTGACCCGCTCGGGCAACCGGGAGCCGGACGGCTGGTTCCACGCCAGCACGCACCCGCTGATGAGTCACCGGGAGCTGTGGCTCTACCTGGCCCGGTCGCAGCTGCTGCCCGGCCGCCAGATGGACTACATCAGCTGGATGTCCACCATGATGGGCACCGTCACGCACGGCGTCGTGGAGGCCGCCCTGGACCGGATGGGCGTCACCGTGCCGCTGCCCGAGGGCGACTGCCCGGCCTGCGGCCGGCCCTACAAGCCGGCCCGCGCCCGGCAGGCCTCGAAATGGTGCATGGAGCACGGCGCGGTGCACCCGGAGTCGATGTCCCGGTGCCACCTGGACTCGATCCTCAACTTCGGCCCGCAGGGCGTGTTCGGGTTCGACCTGAAGACGATCCGGCCGTTCGGGCTGTCCGGGATCACGGACATGGACGCCGGGCACTTCCGGGAGAAGTGGCCGCACTACTGGGCCCAGATGCAGGAGTGCATGCGGATGACCGGCCTGCGCCGGTACATCGTCTACTTCATGGGCCTGGGCAACCCCTGGACCACCCGGGAGTTCCACATCGACTACGACGCCGGGTTCGCGGCCCAGACCGAGGCCAAGTACCTGGAGGTCCTGGACCACTGGCGGCGAGGGGTGGAGATCGTCTCGTGAACGACATCCGCGAACAGCTCCGCAGCCGCAGGCGCCGCCCGGAACCGGAGCCCTGGCGCTTCCCGCACGTCAGCGAGTTCCTGGCCTGCCAGCCGGTGCTGGCCTTCGACGCCACGCTCAGCCACACCGGCTGGGTGCTGCTGGAGGTCCGCTACGGCCTGGTGCACGTCCTGGACAGGGGGACGATCAACCCGAAGACCACCCGGGCCAGCTTCCTGGAGACCTGGGACAAGGCGACCTACCTGCGGGATGCCCTGACCGGGGTCTACAGCGCGGTCGCCCGGCACGGCTACGAGACGGTGGTCGAGGCTCCCTACGTCACGGGCGGCGGCAGCCGGACCGAGTCGAGCCTGATCGCCGGCCTGATGATCCACCAGTCCCGGCCGCGGGTGATCCCGGTGAGCGCCATGCACGTCTCCGCGGTCCTGCTGGGCAACTCCCGGATCCTGTCCGAGAATCGCAAGAAGGCCATCCGGGAGGCCATCATCCGGCTGATCCCCGCGGCAGCCGGCCGGGACTGGAATGAGCACCAGCGGGACGGGGCCTCGGTCGGCCTCACTTACCTCCACGATGAGCAGAAGCGCCGCCTGGCGCTGGCGAGGGAGCAGACATGACAGACGTGCAGGACCGGATCCAGCGGGCTCTGGGTGATTCCGAGAACCCGCTGGATCCCGGCGAGGAGAGCCCGCTGACCCCGGACCCGCCGCCGGACCGGACGAAGAACCTGACCCGGACCAGCTTCAGCCGGATGCGCACCACCTGGCAGGGCGAGGACGCTGTCCGGCTGGAGGAGGTCAAGTACCAGGCCGAGCGGCTCATGCGGGACCAGTTCAAGGTCGCGCTCGATCTCATGGACCAGCTCTACGAGACGATCCGGACGCCGCGCACCGACGACGACGGCATGCCTGCCCGCGGCCCCGGCGGACGGCTGCTGTGGGTGTGTGACGAGGACGGGAACCCGGACGACGACTGGTCGCGGCTGACCCCTCAGCTGCGGAGCCGATTCCTGTTCGCCATTACCACGCACCTGTATGAATGGGAGCAGCACTCCGTAACTCTGTGGGGTGAGGCAATGTTCGCGAAAGTGCAGTGGGAGGAGAAATTCGCCGCAGGGTTCCTGAACCTGCCCGGAGTTAGCATCTCGGGCAAGCCCACGGAAGCTGACCGAACTCAGGCAGGTCACCGCCACAGCATCGACAACAGGTACTTCGCCGTGTTCCAGGCAATCCTCTCGCGGAAGGCAGATGCCCTGGTCAGGAGCCTGACAAGGCTCCAGCGGCTGCTCTCGGACGTATCCGCCGAGTAAAACCGGGTTCCTTGGCACGCCCTGCGGCAGATTGCTGCGGGGCGTGCTTCCCGTTCCCTCCCTTCCATGCTCTATCATCCCGACAGAAAGCCGCCGCCCTGGTTTTTCCCGGGCCGTTTCTGGGGGTGCGCTGTAGACCACCGTGATCTGAGAGAGCTATTCCGGCATCTCCAGAGTTTCGAGGCCCTTTTCGAGACTGAGGGCATAGACACTATTACCGGGCCAGACGGGACGGTCTACACGGTCTTTGATCTTCGCCGCCTTTACGACATGCGCCTGGGGCTGCTGGCGCCGCTCCGGGCGCGGGCGATCGAGCTGTTCCTGTACCGCGACATGCGCGAGCAGGATGCCGCCCGGGAGATGGGGCTGGGCGCCGACACTCCCGTGGCCATCTACGCCACCCAGGGCCTGAAGATCCTGGCGGCCGAGTGGGAGTCATCACTGTGGAGGAGGGTTCATGCCGGCGAGCGGTCAGATGAGGCTGAGGCACGGGAGGTGCGCGGAGCTGGAGGCCCAGGCGGACGAGCTGATCCGGCTGTCTCTCGCCGGGGTCACCAGCAGGGAGGCCAAGTCCGACATCCTGACTCCCTGGAAGCAGCAGGATCGCTGGGATCATGAGGTCTACTCCAGCATCGGCACCGCGGACCCGGCCGTGCGCCGGGGCATGTTCAGCCGTGCCTGGAACAGCCGCTACCCGCACCTGAACAGCCGGGACGGCCACTATCCCGTGCGCCGCGCCCAGGACGGCCTGGACACCTGGACGGGCGACGACGGACATGACTCTGAGGAGTAACAGCCTCGCCACCCGCCGGGTGGTGATCGGCGGCCAGGCCTACGACAAGCCCTGGGACCGCGACTGCGGCGCCTGCCGGTCGCCGTGGCTGGCCCAGATCGACGGCATGCTGGCTGAGGGCTACGCGCTGCGCACCATCCGCAAGCACCTGGCCGGCCTGCGGCCCGCGGTGCCGAACGAGCCGATCCTGCGCTCGCACATCCGGCATCTCGCTGAGCCGCACCGCAAGGCCCGGCTAACGTTCGAGGAGGCGGCCGAGGCCCGCGGCGACGACACCACCACGTCCGGCGCCACGGCCAGCGATGCCCTGAACGAGCTGATCCGCCAGGGTCAGCAGGCCCTCGTGCACGGCGAGCTGGACCTTCAGGCCCGCGACCTGACCCGGGCCATCCAGCTCCAGATGCAGCTCGACAGGAGCCGGGCTTCGGAAGGAGTAGAGGCATCACAGTGGCAGGCCGCGATGATCGAGTTCTTCGAGATCAGCCGGCGGATCATGAAGCCGGAGCAGTGGAGCGAGTTCGTGAGCGAGGTCTACGCCTCCCCGGTCATCCGGGGCGTGCTGGCCGACGCCGCGCCCGCGCTGCCCGGAGGGGAGCGGAGCAGTGCTTGACCTGTATGACGCCGAGGTAGACAAGATCATCGGGCTCACGCACAGCCTGAACGCCCTGGCGCAGGATAAGCGCCTCAACTATGCCGCCTTCGAGCGCCGGGCCCGCGACCAGTTCGCGGAGATCGGCCTCACCGTGAACGTGAACTGGTACCGGTTCGGCTACGAGCGCCCCGACGGCACGGCAGTCGAGGAGGAGGGCGCGGCCATGCCGGAGATCACCATCACCGGCCGCACCGACCCGGGCTTCACCTTCGACCCGGACCGCCAGGTGCACGAGGCCGTGCACAACGTCCTCGGGCTGCCGGGCGAGGACGGCTGGATCAAGACTGACCCGGGCACTCTCCGCAGCTCCCGGAACGGCCAGGGACATGGGCACGGCCACTGACCTGGTGCACGGCCAGGATCCGCTTGCCGCCTGCGGCTGGGCGTGGAGCGGCGCACGCCGCGGCGAGCATTTCCGGACGTGCTCCTGGTGCGGCTCGATCCACCCGCGGGACCTGCTGGCCACTCCGCGCGGCACCGGGTCGTGCACGGACTGCGGCGCGCGGAACTGGGAAGACTGCCTGGGCGGCCAGCGCGACGCCCAGCGGATGCACAACTTCGACCCCGGCGGCTGGTGGCTGAGCTGGGCCGACTGGAAGTACGGCTGGCCGCACAAGATGTACGTGGAGAGCCTGCGGTCGGCTCACCCGGGCATGCTGCACTGCCTGTCCCGGATCAGCGGGCGCGAGCCGGTCCCGCGCGAGATGGGGATGGACTGGTACCGGACCCGTGACCTGACGCCCGAGCTGCTGGCGATCGTCACTGACGACGGCATGGCCCTGGAGCAGGGCGAGCGGGACTCCTGGATGGGCTTCGGCACCAGGGGCACCCTGCACGCGAAGCTCTACAGCGTGCACCTCAATGACCCGGCCGTGGATGAGAGCACCCGGGAGGCGATCTTCGAGGCCTGCGGCCTGCGGCTGCACTTCTCCGCCGCGGGCACGGTAGGCGACTTCGAGCCGTGGAAGCCCCGGGAGGAGACCCGTGGCCCCGGATGAGCTGGCCGAGGTGATCGCCCGGGAGGCCTTCCTGAGCCAGCCCGTGCATGTTCAGGAGGTGCTCCTGCGGTTCGACGGGCGCTTCTGCCGGCTGGACCGGGCGGCGGTCGAGCTGAAGGCCGGCCGGGTGGTCCTGGTCCTGGACGCGGGCCCGGAAGATGTGTGAGTACTCCCGAGGACACCACTGCTGATGGCGTGATGCGCCAGGTTGCTCCGTACCCGGCCGCCCTGGCCGCCCTGGTGAGAGACCTCAGGTACCGGGAGCAGCAGGGCTGGCGCGTCTGGCTGGACAACGACTGTCAGCGGGATAAGCCCGGCCGTCACGCGGGCGAGTCCCGCGGCATGACGCTGATCGTGCAGCGATGCGGGCCGGATTCCTATCACCCGGATCAGGTGATAGCGGTCAGCCACTTCTTCCCGGTGCCAGCGGCCACCTATGACGAGCGCTCCTGGCGGCGATGGCTGTTCGACCGGCTCGGTGACGTGGACACGCACGAGCGCATGGAGGACTTCGTGATCAGCGGGGAGCGTCCTTACGCGCCCAGCCACGGCCCGGGGAACGATCCCTACCTGGTGCGCGAGCTGAGTACCCGGGAAGACCGGCGGACGAGCTTCCGGGGCGACCTGAATGCCGGCTAGCCCCGGGCGGGCTGATTCCTGATGGCGATCAGCCGCTGGCAGGCCCCCGACACCGGCACAGCCGGACCGCTGGACGTTTTGTCCTGGTATGACGGCCCTCCTGTGCCAGACCCCATCACTTTCGTAATAAGTGAGGACTGGTGCGGAAAGCCCAATCTGTACCCGCGCCAGGCCACTCTGCTGAAGATCATCTTCCTGCGCGATGACCTGTTCACCGACTACGACCGCAAGGTCATCGCGGAGTGGCAGCGCCGGTTCACCGAGACTAACCCCGACGCCGGCGACAACAAGTTCTCGGCCCGGACCAAGGGCCTCCAGCCGGACCTGTTCGAGCGGATCGCCTACCTGAAGAAGCGCGGCTACAAGTGGTTCCCCGAGCTGATCATCGCGATCGGCCGCCGCGGCTCGAAGGGCTACCTGTCCGCGCTGGCCATGAGCTACGTGCTGTGGCACTACATCGCCAAGGGCAATCCCCAGGAGTACTACGGGATCGACCAGGAGAAGCCGCTGGCGATCGCGGTGTTCGCCGGCAAGAAGGAGCAGGCCAAGGAGAACCTCTGGGGCGATCTCTACTCGGTGATCACCACCGCGCCCTGCTTCACGCCGTTCATCTCCGAGCCGCAGGCCGAGTCGCTGACGCTGTACGCGCCCTATGATTTCGTCCGGATGCACAAGCTGGCGGCCCGCGGCCTGTCTTCCACCCGGGACATGGCTACCTTCCGGGTGCTGCCCCGGGAGTCCACGCCGCTGGCCCCGCGCGGCCCGGCCGGCTGCATCCTGGCCTTCGACGAGGCGGCGCACGTCAAGAACGCCGGGGTGACCCGGGAGTTCGGGGTTATCTACGGCGCGGCCAAGCCGTCGCTGGACCAGTTCGGCACCGACGGCTTCATCGTGCTGCCCTCCAGCACCTGGGAGATGATCGGCAAGTTCTACGAGCTGTGGGAGCTGTCGCTCCAGTCCGAGCCCGGCCCCGAGCCCGGCGAGGTGATGCCGGCCTACCCGACCAAGTTCATGGTGCAGCTGGAGTCCTGGGCCATCTACGAGGACTGGGAGCTGGCCAGCCGGCTGCCGCTGTTCCCGCCTGGCTACCGGGGTGACCTGGGCGAGTACGAGCCCGAGGCACTGCCGGTGCTGGCCCCGCTGAAGGGCGCCATCCAGGCCCTGGACGAGGAGATGGCGCGCGAGGAGAAGGCCAACCCGGACACCTTTGCCGTAGAGCGCCGCTCGGACTGGGCGACCGCGATGGACGCCTACCTGAACACCTCGCGCATTGACCGGATGTTCGAGCCGTGGCAGGACCGGGACCCGCAGTACGGCCGGCCCGATCTGGTCATGCAGACCAGGGGGCCGCTCTACATCACCTACACCGCGCACGGCGACCCGTCGGCGGTGAACTGCCGGTTCGGCTTCGCGGTCGCGCACACCGAGCCGGGCCCCGACGGCCTGGACCATGCCGTGTTCGACCTGATCCACTACTGGGACCCGGCGGACTTTCCCGATCACATCATCGACTATGACGAGGTCGGGGACTGGATCTTCGATAACGTGATCGAGAGGTTCCAGCCGGATGAGCTGACCTTCGACCAGTTCAACTCCGTGGCCAGCGTCCAGGCACTCCAGAAGCGCGTCCGGGGCGCCCGGCTCCAGAAGAACATCGTGGTCTACGAGCGCACCGCCACCGCGGCGCTGAACTGGTCCACCTGGGAGACGTTCAAGGCCGCGCTGAACATGGAGTTCGTGCACTGCCCGCCGCACGGCGAGGCCAAGGACGAGCTGCGGTTCCTCCAGAAGCCCGAGGGCCAGTCCAAGGTGCTGCCGGCTACCTCCGGCCCGGTGCAGACCAAGGACATCGCGGACTGCATCGCGATCACCACGGCCCGGCTGCTGGGCGAGCAGATGAAGGCCTACCTGGCCAAGGACCTGAAGAACCAGCGGCCCCGCGGCGGCATGGTGGGCGGCACCGACCCGCTGGACCGCTTCAGCCCTGACCAGGGCAATCCCTATGCCTCCTCACTCGGCAGCATGAACGGGCGGGGCGGCCTGGCCCGGGGTGTGAGACCGGCAGCCAGGGTAGGTATGTCAGGGATGACCGGGCGCTCTCCCGGCGGCCGGGCCGGGCTGGCGGCGGCCCGCCGGCATAGATCATGATTGACGGTGGTTGGACAATAAGAGAGCACTTATCAATGAAGCTGATATATGAAAGAGGCCAGCGATGACCCAGGAATCCGCCGTGGCGACCCTGCCGGGACGGATCGCCGCCCGCCCGCACCCGCACGCATCCGGTGCATGCGGCCACTGCGGCCACCCCTTCGCGCTGCACAGCAACGGCCAGACCGAGTGCCTGGCCTTCGCGTGCCACCGCGGCGCCGACGGCGGCCCGTGCCAGCAGTACCGCGCCGCCGCCTGACCGCCTGACCGGGATGAGGCCGGGGAGTAGCCCTCCCCGGCCCTTTTGCTGCCCGCAGAAGGTTCAGGAGGCAACTCATGGACCCGCTGCTGGCGCACTTCGCTCCGCTCTCGCCTGTTACAGGAAACCTTGCTAATGTAAGGGGCATGAGCGCCGCCGCCCGCCCCGGCCGGGGCCAGGAGTCCTGCTCCTGCTGCGGCGGCACGGGCGAGCACGGCGACGGCTCGTCCTGCGGGCGCTGCGGCGGCACCGGCACCACCGATAAGGGCGCCCGCGACCCGCACTGCCCCGGCCAGCCCCAGCCCCGCCGCAAGCACTGGCGCTCCGGCGTCCTGGAGCATTTCGAGGCCGGTACCGGGCCGCGTTTCTATCACGGCACCACGCACCCGTTCCAGCCTGACGACATGGTGACCACGGGGATGCCCCGCGCCCTGGACCGCGGCTGGGAGGGCCCGAGCGAGGAGACCTTCTTCACTGAGAGCCCGGGCTGGGCCCGGGACGTTGCCAGCCAGGCGGCGCGCGAGCAGGGCAGGCCGCCGGAGCACGCCCGGGTGTTCGAGGTCGAGCCGACCGGCGAGCACAAGCCGGACCGGTGGAATCCCCGGAGCCACTACAGCGAGCACCCGCTCCGGGTGATCCGCGAGGTGACCGGCGGTCTCATGGACCATTTCGGGGCTGGCTACGAGACTGCCTCCCCTGCCGCCCGGGAGCGCCGCGAGGACCGGATCAGCGACTGGGTGAACCGCCGCGCTGACGAGAACGGCGTGGTGCACTTCCCGCACTCCTGGGGCCCGCACGTCGAGCCGCACGAGATCCCCCGGCTGGAGCACCACGGCTGGCCGGACGACCTGGACCAGCAGGAGGACCACTGGCGTCACATGGCTCCTGAGCGCGTCTCGCTGAGGCAGCAGATCCACGTTCACCAGCCCTTCGTGCACGCCGACACGATGCACGATAAGCAGCTCGTGGACCGCTACGAGCACGAGACGGGGCGCCCCTACGACGAGGAGCCGGCCCGGTTCGTCCGCCATGAGGGCAGGACCTACCTGCTTGACGGCCACCACCGGTATGCCCGGGCCCGGCTGACGGGCAAGTCCTCGATGGAGGGCGTGGTGGCCGACACCTCGCGCGAGAGCGACCAGCCCCGCAACTGCCCGGAGTGCCAGGAGATGCACCGCGACGACGATGATGAGCCGACGCGCCACGAGGGTGCCGCTGATCAGGTGGACCTGTACCACCACACCACGCCGGAGAACGCCGCCGCGATCCGCAGCCAGCGCCGGATGATCGACCAGCACGGCAAGCAGGGCCCGGTGTTCTTCTCGGACGTCCCGCACGGCTTCTACGGCGGCGGCTACGGTCCGGAGGCCGTGCATGTCCGGGTGCCCCGGCACCTGGCCACCGAGAACGACTCGTTCGGCGGCGGCACGGAGAAGTTCTACACCGTCCGCGCCTCGGACCTGAAGCCGGAGCACTTCGTCAGCGGCGAGCATCAGGCGGCCGTCGTGGCGCACTTCGAGGCCGAGAGCGGTGAGCACGTCGCAGCAGCCGCTGACGACAGCCAGAGGAGGGAGTCCGAGGAGCGTCTCTCCCGGGCGCTCTCAGGGCCTGCGCTGCCCCGGCCCGGGAGCATCCTCCCCTCGCCCGGGGAGCTATACGGCGGCCGGATCGAGCAGCATCCGGAGGGCGGCCTGACTCTGAGCGGCAAGCCGGTCAGCAAGCTCTACCGGGTTGCTGATCCGGGTGAATGGGATGACGCCCAGCACAACGGGTACCTCCAGTCACGCGGCGGCTACACCCGGGCCTCGGCTGCCCCGGATGAGCGCTGGCGCCACCAGGGCGAGACGGGCGTGCGCGGTCACACCCTGGAGATCGACTATCACCCGGACGACAAGTGGCACGCCTCAGCGGAGGGGTACGCGGCCACGCGCAGCCAGATCCCGCTCCCCCGGGTCCGCCGCACCGCTGTGGCTGATCACGTCGCTGCCGAGCCCAACCGCGCAGTGCACGCCGCCGTCGAGGCGAAAGTCAGCCAGGAGCACCCGCACCTGGGCCAGGCTCCGGAGGACCGCACCGGCACGCTGCGGAAGATGCTCGGTCAGGCCAGCTTCTTCATGCCGCGCGAGGACATCGACTCCGCCGTGGCCCCGGAGCACGGCAGCATCCATGAGCTGGCTCATCATGCCGCGCACGTCATGACCGATAAGCGGCAGGCGCTGGAGGAGGCCCGGCCCCGGGAGTCCTGGGACAGGCACCCGCGGCCGAGCGACAAGGACCCGGACGAGCGGCGCCACGGCCGGGGCTTCACCTGGCACTACGCCCTGGCCCTGGACGGTGCCGGGCATGAGGACGCCGCGGCGCTGGCCCGCCGTCACTACACCGATGCCAAGATCCAGGTAGCCAACGACCGGCACGGGCGCGGCCTGTCCCGGGACTTCCCCGGCAGCGGCCTGAGCCCGCACCGGCCGCCGGACCTGAGCCACCTGCCGCCGATGATCGACTCCCAGCGCGAGGGCCTGGCGGCTGCCGATGACCGGGATTACAGCAGGAAGATGCTGGACGTGGCCAGCAGGCCCGAGCCGGGCCTGCGGCTGTGGCGCGGCGAGCGCCGCCCGGCCGGCGAGGACATCTCCGGCACCCGCTCGCTCGGCATGCACTGGAGCGCGAAGCCGGAGGGCGTTATCACCGGCCCCGAACGGGGCGGCCCGAGCACCCGGCCGGTGGTGTGGCAGTCCCGGCTGGAGCACCCGGAGTCCCAGGCCATCTCCCGCTCGCACCCGATGTGGCGCGGCAGGCACGAGTCGCTGCCGTCGGAGGCGGAGGTCCGGCTGCACCCCGGCTCCTCGGTGCACGTGGAGGGGGCCTGGGTGGGCGAGCCCGGCAAGGAGGGCACGGTGCACCCCCTGCACCCCGAGCACAACCCGCCGGGCTGGACGTGGCATCCGGTGGACCGCCACGTCCCGGTCAGCCACCGGCCAGGTCAGCACGGCACGGTGAACTATACCGACGTCGGCATCCCGAAGGAGGGCGCCTTGCACAGCCGAGATGAGCTGCCGGCCGATCCCGGCACCGCCGAGATCCCGGCCGGGCGCGTCCGGCTCTGGCACTACACCCCGCTGGACAACGTGGACTCGATCCGGCAGCACGGACTCCAGCGCAGCCGCGCCCGGGGCGATGCCGGGGACCACAACCTGGATGACCCGTCGGCCGGCGTGTGGGCCTCCACTAAGCGCCCGGACGACATCCTGGATGATCACTCAGGGCATGCGGCTGTCGTGGAGTACCACGCCCACCCGGATGAGATCTCCGGCAACGCCGAGTCACCCTGGCATGCCCGCAATAAGGACGGCAGCTACGACCAGGGCAAGCTGAGGGAGTGGGGCGAGGGCCACCACCACGTGATCATGCGCGGTGACGTGCACCCCCGGCAGATGCTGGCCGTGCACGAGCCCTGGCACGGCTCCGCCCGCTACATGCGCGACGACCGGAACGGCCCGGAGAGCTACAGCTGGGTGAACGACGAGACGGATTCCGTCTACGAGCCCTACCGGAAGGGCCTGCGCGCCCTGGAGAAGCAGAAGCGCACCGCCGCGCTGGAGCCGGCCGTCCCGCACGAGGATGCCGCCTGCCCGGACTGCGGCAGCCGCCGGTTCCGGCCGCCTGGCCCGGGTGACCACGGCGAGGGCGGCGGCCGGAGCCCGGCTGTGTGCCAGCACTGCTACGGCATGTTCGACGCCAGCGAGGGCGAGCATGATCGCAATTTCCGCCGGGACATGGATGCCCTGGACCGGGGCAAGCGCGGTGAGCCGGCCCGGGGACCCTACTACCACGGCACGAACGACAGCGGCGATCCGGATCAGATCACCCCGCAGGGCAGCGGGCGGCGGAACTTCCCGCAGGATCACGACGGCACGCACGCTTTCGCCACGGCGGACCCGGGCAGCGCCTGGGACTACGCCGAGCGCGCGGCGGAGGCGCACGGCGGCCGGCCCAGGGTTTTCGAGGTCACCCCGCATGCCGACGACGTCGAGAAGGACCCGACTCATGACGAGGGAGGAAACTCGCGCCGGGTGAACCCAGGCGACGTGCGCAGCCGGACCGGGTTCGGCGTGCACCGCGAGATGCCGGTCCCGGAGCACATCGAGTCCCGGTATGACGAGGAGGACGAGGGCTGGGGCGATCATGAGGCCGCACTGGGTCAGCCCGCTGATCCCTACGTGCTTTACCACGGCGCGCACCACGACGACACCGCCGGCATCCAGTCCGGCGGCCTGCGTCCGGCCCAGTCCCCGGACCAGCCCACGGTGACCACCAGCCGGGACGGCGCCGCCCTGATCGCCGGGCAGCGGGACTGGACGAGCCCGCGCGTCGTGGAGATCCACGTGCCCCGGGACCAGGTCTCGCGCTACCTCAGCGAGCCACGGGAGGCCACGGAGGGCACCGTGCACGCGCTGCGCGAGCCCCTGCCGGCCAGCTTCATCCACCAGGTGCACGAGGCTGCCGCCGCGGCGAGTCTGCCTGAGAAGGCGCAGCCGGTGTCGGTCGCCCGGGCGCTGCGGGACATGCCGATGCGGATCGCGTCCTACCAGCCCCAGAGCGCCGAGGATGTCGTGTCCATGCTGCACGAGGTACCCGGCGCCCTGCGGATCGTGTCGGCCGCCCTGGGGACGCTGGCGGCCAGGTGCGAGCACCTGCCGCTCGCGGAGAGCATGCCGGACCTGCTGCGGCAGATGTCCGGTCACCTGGCCGGCACCGCGGACGAGGCAGCAGAGATCCTGCGCAGCACGGAAGGTGCGTGGACCGAACCCGAGCGCAAGGCGCTGACGGCGTGACCGAGGCAGCCCGGTACCTGCCGTCCAGCGGCATTTTCGGGCCGACCAGCGGGCTTGACCCGGTGCTGTTCAACAGCCGTCACGAGCTGCGCCCGGCCGTGCGCCACGACATCATGGAGCGGCTGGACCGGGCGCTGCGCGTAGACGGCGGCCTGACTGGCTCGGAGTGGCAAGAGTACCTGAAGGTCTACCTGGCCGGCGGCAGCGCCAGCGAGTGGGCCGGCGGCCGTCCCAACGACGCGGCCACGGACCTGGACATCCTGATCGGCGTGGATTACGAGGCCTGGAACTGGAACCGTGCAGTCGGCTGGCCGAAGAAGGGTGATGCCGCGATTGACGCGGCGCTGAATGATGTCCTGCGCAGGCACTTCAACGACCCGGACTGGCACCCGGACTGCGGCGGTCACTTTGACCTGACCGGCTACGTCAACCCGGGTGCCTGGGATATCCGGCGGATCAAGCCCTACGCGGCCTGGGATCTCAGCGACTCGAAGTGGGCGGTCCGGCCGCCGCACCTGCCGGCGCACTCGGCCGCCGATTTCGATCCCGCGATCCTGTCCCAGGCCCGTGCCGTGGCCACCGAGGCCCGGGCCATCCTGCGCCAGGCCGAGCCCGCCCGCACCCGGCAGGCCAGGGCCCTGTGGGAGCGGCTGCACGCTGAGCGCCGCCGGGCCTTCAGTGACGAGGGCGACGGCTGGCAGGACGCTGGCAACCTGATCGAGAAATGGCTTTCCTATAGTCCTGATAGGATTTTGGAGAAGATCAGGAAACTCGTCTTCTCTGAGCCCGGCGCGTCCGGCCCCGGCAATGTTTCTCCGGGTAACATTAGTGGCTATGGACACCAAGACCTGCACTCGCTGCCACGAGACCAAGCCGCAGGACCAGGATCATTTCGATTGGACTCCGCCCGGCAAGAAGGCCGGACCGAAGGGCTACTTCCGGGGCGTGTGCAAGAAGTGCCGCAGCACTCAGCAGGTCGAGCGCATGAAGCGGTACCGGACCGACCAGACCCCGAGGTGGTGCGCCACATGCGGGACGGAGGGCACCCGCGCCACGTTCAGGGGGAGCTACTGCCCGCCGTGCGCGACGATTCACCAGGCTGCGGCTCAGGCCCGGATGATGGAGCGCAAGGGTGGCAGGGCCAGGTACGTGCGCAACGTCTACCTGAAGCGGACCTACGGCATCACCATCGAGGAGTACGAGGAGATGCTGGCCGCCCAGGGCGGCAAGTGTGCGATCTGCCCGATCGAGGCAGGGGCTTCGGATCGGATCAGCCTGTGCGTGGACCACAACCACGTCACGGGCAAGAAGCGCAAGCTGCTGTGCGTGGGATGCAACTTCCGAGTACGGAATCTCGGGGACGATCCGGTGCTGTTCGAGCTGACGGTGGCCTATATCCGGGAACACCTCGAACTGGTGGCATGACCGGGTATAACGAGATCAGGCCGTCCGCCGTGCGCGTGGCCTCTGGCTCGGACGGCGACCGGATGGTCACCTGCTCGAAGGGTCATGAGCACTGGGGCGCGTACGGCGCGGCGGGCCTGCTGATGCGCCACAAGGGCGAGGACGGCCAGGTCCGCTACCTGCTTCAGAAGCGCAGCCCGGCCGTGGATCACCCGGACACCTGGTCAATCCCGTCCGGCGCGAGGGGGAAGGACGAGAGCCCCGAGGACGGCGCGCTGCGGGAGTTCCGGGAGGAGATGGGCGCGCTGCCGCGCGGCACCAGCCACCGGTCCACGACCGTGTCCACCGACTGCGGTGACTGGAAGTTCCACACCGTCTCTTACGACTCGCCGGAGCTGTTCACCCCGCGCGGCCGGGGCGAGACCGATCACGAGATCGCCGGGGCCGGCTGGTTCGCGCCGCGAGAGGTGAAGCACCTGGACCTGCACCCGGCCTTCGCCAAGTCCTGGGACAACGTTCGCAAGTCGGCATCAGTCCGGCGCGATCATTCAAGTGCAGGCGGGGTTTCCTTGGATGTTCAAGAGCAAGAGTCAACGAAACTTGAGCCTCGCGAGGGCGTAGCCGGCTACGACGTAGCGCCCCGCAGCGGGATGATCTACCTGCCGATCCCGGAGGGCCTGATCGAGCGGGTCCCGGGCGGGGTGGACGACGAGCCCCACATCACGGTGGTCTACCTGGGCAAGGGGCTGAGCGACGAGGCGTTCGGCACCGCCATGCAGCGGGCGGCCGAGGCAGGGGCCCGCTCGAAGCCGCTGCACGGCGTGCTGCGCGGCACGGGCACCTTCCCGCCGAGCGAGGCCAGTGACGGGAAGACCCCGGTCTTCGTCCCGGCCTACGTGCCCGGCATCAGCCAGCTGCGCCGCGAGCTGGAGGACCTGAGCGCGAGCGAGCACCAGGACTACCGGCCGCACGTCACCCTGGCCTACCTGGAGGACGGCGACCCGGTCCCGCCGTCGCACCCGGCCCGCCAGGTGTCGTTCACGCACCTGCACGTGAAGCGCGGCGACCAGGTGGTGCGCTTCCCGCTGGGCGCCGGGATCAGGACTGAGGCGCGCAGCAGGGAGCCGACCAGCTCCTTCCGGGATATGCACCGGATCATCGACCGGACGCACCGCAACGGCGGTCATTCTGTAAGCCTGACCTCGGGCCGGTCCCCGTCGGGCGGCTACATGGTGGCTCAGCAGGAGGGCAGCCACTTCCTGCCGGCGCACGAGTTCTTCGGACCGCAGGGACATCACGTCCTGCGCAGTTATATCCAGGGACATGCCAGCCACTTCGCGCAGCCCGGGGCGCATCTCGGGACGTGGCATGATCATGAGTCGGGGAATGTGTTCCTGGACATCTCTCACAACGTTCACGGCCTGGAGGGGGCGACCAGGATGGCGCAGCACCATAATCAGATCGCGATCTGGGACCTGAAGAACAAGCAGGAGATCCCGACCGGCGGGACGGGCGGCCTGGACAAGGTGGCAGCCGCGGACTCCTGTGAGCGGTGCGGCCTGCCGGCGGCGAAGGTGTCGGCCACGATGGAGTTCCTGCGGCGCGGCGGTCAGGACACGCTCGAATAGCTCCGGGTTCCTGTACTATCCTGGCGGATAGCTAGGAACCTGACAGCGGAGGCAGTGTGCAGATCACCCGGGCGAAGGTCCTGCGGAGACTCCGGTCGCTCTGGTGCCCGCTGGTGAACCCGGCTAGGGACCTGCCGTACCGGCACTGGCGCTGGATGTGGCTGGCGGTAGCTGCCCGGCCGCTGATCCTGCTGATGGTCGCTGTCCTGGTCGTGCCCTACGAGCTGGCCCGGGTATTGATGTGGCTGATAGACCTGGGCGGTAACGCAGCCAGGATCAATACGTTCTGCCTGAAGCGCGATCTGGCGCGCACTGGCTGGAAGCCTCCCCCCGCGCGCCGGCTGGCGGCACCTGCGCTGCGCTCTGATCTACGCGAGAGGATCCCGTGAAGTCCGCCGAGTACCCGCAGCGCAGGTGCCGCCAGCCGGTAACCGAGGACGGCCTGATCGACCACTGGTGCGACCTGCCCGAGCTGCACCCGGGGCCGTGCGCTCCGTCCGCCCTCCCGGCGGCCGTCACCCGCCGGGACGCCTGGGAGGCCGCGAACCCCGGCTGGGAGCGCCTGGCCGGGAATATGGACCCGTTTACCGGCATCGAGATCCCCGAGGAGCGCAAGTGAGCCAGCACCCCGACCACATGATGGCCCGGATGCCCGGCGCCCCGCCCGCGCCCGCCCCGGACACGTCCGCCCGGTCCGCGGTCCCGGCCGGCCCCGAGTTCCGGATCGTGATCCCGGATCCCCGCGGCGGGGAGCCGCTGCTGACCATGTACCAGGATGATCACGGCCGCCTGGCGGCCGAGTATGACCCGGGCCGGGTCACCGAGGCCGCCGTCTTCTTCCTGGACGCCATGCGCCAGTGGTCGGGCCAGGTCGGCATCCGCTGGCAGGACGAGGTTGAGAAGGCCGTCCGGCCGTGAGCCAGCCCGGGATTCCCGTCATCACCATGCGCGTCGAGGGCATGGCGCACGAGATCAAGATGGCGCTCCTCCAGCACGAGCTGGACATCTCATCCGAGATGCAGCGCGCGATCACCGAGCTGTGCCGCCCGGAGCACGTCCGGGCGGTGGTGAAGGCCGAGGCGGCCAGGGCGATGGAGCTGGTGATCCGCGATGAGGTCGAGCGGTTCTACCGGCACGGGGACGGCCGCCAGGCGGTCCGTGATGCGGTTGAGGCAAGGCTGAGGGATTCCGGGGTTGACTAGCAAGAAAACCTGTATTAGTCTTGGCCTTGCAAGGAACCCCCCGGCTCTGCCGGGGCCTCCTAGCGTCGTTTTCCTTTGCACGCAGGAGTCCAGACGGCGCCTGCTGAGCCGGGTGCCTCCTCCGGGAGGCGCCCGGCTCGTCATATCTCCGGGAGGTAACACGATGACTGAGGCCGGCCAGCCGGACGGGCGCCAGGCCGCGATCGCGCGCCTGTACCAGGAGTACGCCGACCATCCCGTGATGTCCCCGCTGGCCCGCAGCGGACGGCGGCTGATCTCTGGTCACGGTCCGGTAACGGCGCCGCTGGTGATCGTCGGAGAGGCCCCCGGCGAGGACGAGGAGCGCGCCGGCGAGCCGTTCACCGGAGCGGCCGGGAAGCGGCTGCGGGCCCTGACCGGGGACGCCGGGATCGCCTGGGACCAGTGCTATGTCGCCAACGTCGTGCCCTGGCGCCCGCCGCACAACCGGACGCCCTACATCTACGAGATCGTCGCCTCAGCCCCGCGGATCCAGGCGGAGGTCGCCCTGATCAGCCCGGTGGTGGTCATCGCCGCCGGCGCGGTCGCCTTCCAGGCCCTGACCAGCCAGCGGAACGGCACCTTCCCGAACGCCCGCGGGAAGTGGATGCGCTGGGCTCCGGACTGCTGCCCGGCGGCGGCGGCCATGATGCTGAGCATCTGGCACCCAGCCGCGTTGCTGCGGGAGAGGCGGCCGGCGGACCTGGCCATGATGGAGGCCGAGACCACGGCGGCGCTGGCCTCGGTCCTGGGAGGAGAGCGCGTTGCCGCTCGCTGATGAGCCGGAGGCGGATGCCCTGGACCCCCGGGAAACCGACCAGGACCAGGCTCCGGAGGAGACCGAGATTGAGCGGGAGATCCCTGACCCGCGCACCTGGATGGCGGATGACCGGATCCGCGGGCATGTCAGCGATATCGAGGCCGCGGAGCGCATCCGGAAGGCCCTGACCGGGATCGGCCCATTCGAGGCGGGCCCGGTGTACGAGCAGGTGATGAGCGTGCTGACGGCCGCCGCTAAGCAGGCCCGGATCGAGCTGACCGCCGCGCTGGCCGCGGTCTGGGAGCTGGAGATCCCCGCGGACGGCACCACCAGCGTGTTCGAGGCCGCCGGCCGGGCCCGGGCATATGGCCAGGAGAAGCCGCCGCCCGCTAGCGTGTAGGCAGCGCCCACAGCGCCAGCCGTGCTCCCGGCTGAATCGCGCTCGCCCCTCTTGCCGGGGACGGGCGCGATTCTCATGCGCCGCCCTGGAAGGTGTGGGAGGCGCGACTTTGTCCACGGTGACTGTCTGGGAGTCCGGCCTGACGTGCGATGCACCAGGCTGCGGCGGCGAGTTCATCCTGGGCGAGGAGATCCTCTGGTACTACGGCCGGAAGCTGCATCAGCGGTGCGCGAGCCAGGATGCGGCGGGCCGGCGGTCGGCCGCCGGGGAAGACGAGCCTGTGCTCGCGGTGGCCGGCCGGCAGCTCGAAGCCGGGGGCCGGGTGATCCTCACCCGCCGCCAGATCCGTGAGCTGACCGGGATGGCGGCAGCCGTCCCCGGCTTCGAGCCCGTGCGCAAGCCCGACTCCGGGAAGGGCCGCCGCGTCTGGTACGGCCGGATGCCCGGCTGGGATGCTGACCGGGTGCATGCAGGCCTGGCCGCTCCCGAGGTCGCGGGCCTGTGGCTGGACTTCCTGGAAGCTGGCCGGCTGCCTCCGCTGCGGGCAGCGGACGTGGCGAGCCTGCTCGGGGCCATCCGCAGCCCGGACGTTACCGTTATCTCCCCGTGATCATCCGGGTTCGCCATCTCGTGACCGGGCCGCAGAAGGTACAGGAAGCAGCGACGAGAGGGACGGCCCGATGACTGACCGCAGCGCCCTGGTGCGCGAGATCCAGCAGTCCCGCGATAACGGCCTGCGGCTGACCCGCGCCGTGGCCGCCCTGGAGACCTTCGACCGGCAGGCAGCGGCCAGCGCCGCCGCCGGCCGGGAGACCGACCTGGGCGCCGAGATCGTGGCGCACCGGATGGAGCCCCGCACCGCGCACGAGCTGCACACCGCGGCTACCGACTGGCTGGCCGACTTCCGGGACCCCGGCGAGGGTGACTTCCGGGTCGCGATGGTCTCCGAGGCCGCCGTCTGGTACCGCGCCCTGGACCCGGCCGTGCGGCAGGACGGCGAGGAGCTGGGCCTCCAGGCCCGCGGCCGGGCGCACACCCTGGCGTCGGCCTACGGCTCGAAGGCCCCGGCCGCCGAGCGCGAGTTCCTGGGCTACGTCGGCTACCTGCACCAGGGCGCCAGCGGGCTGCCGCAGATCGACCAGACGGTGGACCCGAACAACGCGCCGTCCCAGACCCCCTACCCGACCGAGGTCTTCCCGACGTTCGGGGAGGAGCAGGACCAGTTCAACCAGGTCGAGGACAACAACCACGGCTCGCAGATCTCCAGTGACGGCGCGCCGCTGATCCAGCAGGTCGAGCAGCAGAACGGCGGCGGCTCGGGATTCGGCTCGGGCCCGGAGAAGCCTGACGAGCACAGCACCGGATTCGACACCTCGAACAGCTACGCCGAGGTACCGCTGGGCCAGCCCGGCACGCTGCCGACCGCCCCGGCCGCGACCGACTCCGCCGGCTCGTCTGCACCGAACCCCGTGGCCGGCCAGCCGCAGGACGCCGGCGCTGACCGCCGCCAGGCTGCCAGGATCGAGGGCTACAGCGCCCCGGACCCGTTCGGCTACCGGTGGCTGACCACGGGCGAGGTGATGCACCCATTCCACGAGAAGTGCGCCAGCGCGCACTGGCCGGAGGAGGGCTGCACGGGCGGCAGCGAGCACACCGCGTCAGTGGCGATCGGCTACGCGATGGACCTGGACACCGCTCGCCGGCTGGCCGGGCTGGAGGAGCTGGGGGCCCGGGAGGGCCGCCGGGCCGTTCAGGGCGTTCGATCCCTGGATGAGCTGGGCGCGCGGCACAATCGCGTGACGGCCGGCTGGGGCGCCAGTGACCGTACTGCCGAGGACACCGCTGTCCTGCACGGCTTCATGGCGGTCGTGCGGCCGGTGCTGGCCCGGGACTTCACCAGGGACGAGCGGGCCGCAGCCGAGAAGAAGGGCGATGCGCTGCCCGGCGGCAAGCTGCCGATCGAGAACAAGGGCGACCTGGAGAACGCTGAGCGGCTGAAGGGGAAGGTCAAGGGCGTTCCGCGGTCCGAGGTGGACTCCTACGTGGACCGCAAGGAGCATGAGTTCGGCAAGTCCGGGCGCCGCCTGGATTTTTCCCGGGCCGCTGAGGCGGCACTCACCAAGGGTGCCCCGTTCGCGGGATATGCTGACTTTCAGTCATGTATCAGGGTGAATCAGGACAAAGACGACCCGGATGCCTACTGCGGGGCTATCAGGCACCAGGCCGAGGGTGCCAGCCGCGAGGCCGCCGTGCCGTCCCCGGCCTGCCCGAAGTGCCACAGCAAGAACGTCAAGCTGTCCCGCGGGGACGGCAAGAACCAGATCCACTGCAACGACTGCGGAAACGACCAGGCCTACGGCCAGCCGGCCGAGATCATGCACCACCACGGCGCGTCCGGCCTGGACCAGGTCCAGCAGGTGACCGACCCGAATAACGCGCCCGCCCCGCAGGATGATGACCTGCCCGAGGGCGTGGCCTTCCCGCTGAGCGAGGCCTGGACTCAGCAGTGGACCACCGGCCCGCAGGGCGCCGTCCCGGCCGGCGGGAAGCAGCAGGTCCAGGCAGCCGGGCTGACCGGGCTGCCCGAGGCGCACGCCCGGATCTTCGGGAACATGGACGCCCTGGACGGCAAGAAGCCCTACCACAAGGACGACTACCCGTGGTCGGCCCGGTCGCACGGGGCCTACCTGCGGTCCTACAACGGGGTGCACGCGGCTACCTACAGCGGCACGCCGATGACGCGCGAGAGCTACGGCGAGATGACCGGCCGCCCGGACCTGTTCCCGCACTGGCAGGACGCCCGGGATCAGGCCCAGAAGGCCCGGAGCGTGCGTGCCACGGCCAGCGCCCGCACGGCGGCCGACTCCGGCACGGGCGGCAGTCCGGAGGAGCCGCACTGCACCGACTGCGGCCATAAGCCCGGCTGCGACTGCCCGCACAAGTGCGTTTACGGTGAGCGAACGGATTTGCACGGCCAGCGGACCGCGCGGGTGGTGCGGGCCGACACGATGACCGCGCCGCACGCCACCACCGACGACGCCGCGCCGCCGTTCAATACCCCGGCCACGGCACCGGACCCGGCCAGCTCGAACGCCATGCCGCAGGACGCCGACTATGCCGCCGGCGCCGCAGCGGGCCGGGCCGACAAGGCCGCCGGGGAGCGCCCTGCGTTCGCTGACAACTCCTCCGGGGTCTCGCCCTACGTCAAGGGCTACGCCGCCGAGTACGGGGCCGCACAGGCTCCCTCAGGGCCGCAGGATGTCCCGGCCTCGATCGGCGGCGACAGCGGCCAGGCAATGAACGACACCGAGGCTCAGCGGGCCTTCCAGGTGGCGAAGGCCAGCCGGGTGTCGGATGCGTTCGTGCCGGCGCAGCTGCACGATGACCCGGACTTCCGGAAGGGCTACGGATTCGCCTCTGCCTGGGTCCCCCGGGTCGCCCTGGTGACCACCGGCTCGGCCGCTTTCGAGGCCGGGCTGTACGCCGGGATCACCGACCGCCCGGAGATCCAGGACCGGTGGCTGGCCTGGCACGCCATCCGCGCTGACGAGCATCCCGAGCTGGGCCGCCGGGTCGCCCTGCACCGCTCGTTCAGCCGCAAGACCGGCTACCGGAACGAGGGCCTGCGCGCTCAGGGTGCCTACCTGGTCCGCAGGGCGGGCACCAGCACCGACCTGATCACCGACGGGCCGGGCACGTCGCCGGACCCGATGGGCGCCACGCCGCTGAACGGCCCGGGCCAGCCGCCGCCGATGGGCGGCCTGGACGAGGCAGCCACCCCGGGCGGCCCCGGCCCGTACCAGGGCGCGCCGCCGCTGCCCGGCGGCCCGGTGGTGCCCGACGACGTGCTGGGGAAGCCGCAGCGGCCGGAGCAGAAGGACGGCCCGTTCACCAACACCTTCAGCGGGGACCACCCGGAGAACGCCACGCTGGCCCCGGTCGCGCCGAACACGGCGAACCAGGAGGGGTACTCCAACCCGGATGCCTACGCCGGCGACCCGCACGGCAGCGACCGGATGGCGGTGTTCCGGGCCCGCGTTCAGGCGTCCCTGAGCAGCGGCCTGGGAGCCGGTCTCATCAGCGGAGAGGCAGGATCATGACTGACGACCTGTGGGCCGAGGCATCGGCCAGTCACGAGGGGATCGAGCGCGAGGCCGCGCTGGCCCGGGCGGAGGCGGACTTCGAGGGGATCTTCCCGTTCCTGGCCCCGGCCCGGACCGCGGCCGAGTTCGCGCACCGGCTGGCGATCGCCGGCGAGCGGCTGGAGTCCATTGCCGACCGCAACGGGCTGCCGGTGGAGGAGCTGGCCGCGCTCGCCGCCCGGCGCTGGGTCCTGATGACCGAGGCGCTGGCGGAGGGCCAGGACCCGCTGGCCTGGGTCCCGGACGGCGGCGGCTACGGCTCCGGCCCTGAGGAGCCGGACGAGCACAGCGAGGGCCCGGACTTCTCGCACGGCTACTCCGAGGTGCCCCAGGGGCCGCCCGGCGGACCGGACCCGCAGGTGACCCAGGTCCGGCCGCCGGCCCAGGGACCGGTCCAGGAGGCCACCGGGATGAGCCGGCAGGCGGATGCCTCTGCGCTGCCCCCGCCGGCCCCGACCCCGCCGCAGCCGGCCGGCGGGAGCGCGGGACCGGCCCCGGCCAACATCCCGGCGGGCGCGACCCCGGACCCGACCACCGTGCCGCAGCCATCCCCAGCCGGGCAGGTGACCTCCCGGCTTGACCCGGTGCACGGCCGGGTGCGGCTGGCCACGGCCGCGATCGCGAGCGCCAACCCCCAGCTGCCGTCGGCCGAGTGCGAGCGGGTGGCCCGGGTGGTGGTCGGCCGCTACCTGATGGCCGACCTGTCCAGCTCGGTGATCGACGATGACCCGGACGGCGGCACGGGCCCGGAGGGCCACGGCGGGGACGGCAAGGGCGGCATGTCCGGCCTGGAGGAGGCGGGCGTGGCCCGCGGCCTGATCAGCGCTGCGCCGGAGATGCTGGCCGCACTTTAGTGCGGGAGCCCGTACTTCAGTTGGGAGAGGGGTCCTCGCCTGCCCGGGGCGGAGGCCCCTCCGGCACCTCGATGTCGTCCGGCGGCTCGCCCGGCAGCGACCAGTCGAACTGGCTCAGCACGGGCATCAGGTCCTGCGCCGTCATCTCGATGGCGACCTCGGCCCCGGCCGCCGCCGGCACGCTCAGGCTCCAGACGCCCAGCCAGACGGCCTCAGGCTCCGAGCTGTCGAAGAAGTGCACCGCTGTTACCAGGCACTCTCCGCCGACCCGGATGCGCAGGGTGGTCTTCCCGCTGCTGGCCGGGTCCCAGCTGGTCTCGCAGCGCACCCGGGGCGCGGTCTCCAGCCGGACCCGGCACGGCAGGACAGGCTTGCGGGTCATTCGTCTGCCTCCCGGGCAGCCCCGGCACCTGAGAGGGCGTAGAAGTATCCGGACCAGAAGTGGGCGAACGCCTTGTCCTCGTCGCTCAGGACCGGACTGACGTGGATAGTCAGCTGGGCCTTAGCGGCAGCGTCGGAATCCTGCGGGTCGAAGCGGGCGATCTCGCGCTCGGTGCTTTCCTCGAACAGGATCACCTGCCCGCCGATCTGCTGGATGAGGTACATCATGCTGGGCAGTCGTGCCATGAGTCAGTCTCCGCTCGTGAGGGCAGCCCGGATGCTCAGGCCCACGGCCCGGGCGACGGGCGGCGGGAACATATTTCCTACCTGCCGGTAGGCAGTGGTCTTGCGGCCGGTGATGACCCAGTCATCCGGGACGCCCTGGATGCGCGCTACCATCGGGACAGTCAGTCGCGGCAGGCCTGCGTATCCAGGCGGCGGGGGAGCATCAGCCACGCTGCGGCCGTCTACTCCCAGCTTTGCCCAGGCGGCGCGAGCGCGCGTCGGCCCGAGATCGGGCCCGCCGTGCTTCTTGCTGCCGCCGACGATCGTAGGGGCTATCCCGTGAGCAACCCCGGCCCACTCATGCGCGCCTTCCCAGCCGCCTGCCGCCATCAGGTCCAGCAGGGTCTCGCCCACCGTCAGGGGCGGGCCCTCCTGCGGCCGGGGACGGCAGGCGAACTGGTCCCGGCAGGCCACCAGGACGTAGCGGGGCCGCAGCTGCGGCACGCCGTGGTCACTAGCCTGGATGATCTCCCAGGTGGTGTGCCGGTAGCCCATCGCGGTCAGGCCGGTTATCACTTCCCAGCAGTAGCCGGCGAACTGCTTCTGGGCCAGGCCGGGCACGTTCTCCAGCATGACGGCACGCGGCCGGGCCTCCCTGATCAGCCGCAGGGCCTCGGGGAACAGGTTCCGCTCGTCCTGCTCGCCCAGCTGCTTTCCGCCGACCGAGAACGGCGGGCAGGGTACCCCGCCGGCCAGCAGGTCGATGCCGGCGAACTGCCGCCCGTCCAGCTCCCGGATGTCGCCCTCGATCACCTTCAGGCCGGGCCGGTTGACGCGCAGCGTGGTGCAGGCGTCGGGGTCGATCTCGGCGGCGGCCACGTGCCCGAAGCCGGCCTGCTCCAGCCCGAGGAGCTGGCCCCCGGCCCCGGCGCAGATCTCCAGGCAGGACAGCGTGCTCATTTCTGGTCCTCCTTGTTCCGGGCCCGCCAGGCGGGCACCCACGACGGCAGGTGATCCGGGCACCAGGCGCCGCCGTCCCGGGGGAAGAACCAGCCCTCCGCCCCCGCCCGGATGCGCTCGTACTTGCTGCGGCCGGCCGTCCTCGGGCACCGCGGCTTCAGGCACGGCTCGGGCTCGCCGTAGCTCACGCTGCCCGGTCCGCTGCGGTGGTCCACAGCGCGGGCGGCAGCCAGACGTTCACCTGGGTCCGCTCGGCCCTGGCCCGGGCCAGGGCCCTGAGCCGCATCACGCGCGGTCCCATCTCCCGGCGGACCTGATCCTTGATCTCCTCGGACAGCTGCTCCAGGGCAGCGTTCTCGGCCTTGCCGGAGGCACGCTTAGGCACGCCCAGGGCGCGCAGCAGGGCATACCGGCTGGATCGCCGGATGGATGACTCCAGCCTCCAGCGCCAGTCCTGGTCCCGGGCGCGCAGCGGGTGCTGCATGCACTGGTCCAGGCAGGCCTTGCACTGGGTCCGGTAGCCTTCCCGGCCGATGCTGCTGACGCCCTGACCCGAGCACGTCTCGCACCCCGGGTAGCCGTAGAACACCTCGCGGTCGCGGCGCCAGGACGGGCAGTGCGGCGGGTAGCTGATCTTGCGGCAGCCGTCCAGGACGGCGACCGCCAGCACGAACGAGCCCTTCTTCGTGCAGCCGTAGCACAGCCCGTTGTAGGTGCCCCCGTAGGTCTCGGCCGGGTGGTACCCGTCGGCGTTCAGCTTCCGGCCGCAGCCCAGGCAGTGCGGTTCGCCCTTGATGTGGCCGTGCTCGTCCATCGAGTCGCGCCAGGCGTCTAGCGCAGCCGATATCGCAGTGCTCACTTCTCCCCCTCGATGTAGGTGAGGATGACATCGCCGGCCTTATCGCGGCAGATGACCAGGCCGCCCCAGTGGCGCTGCATGATCATGGTGCGGTCCAGCATCCGGGTGACCAGGGTGACCTCGGCCTCCGGGAAGTCACGGACGACCGAGCACACCGAGGCGTCCCCCGCCGTGGTGCGGCCGACGGTGACGCAAGCGTCTTTGTACGGGGTCGCCGGCCGGTAGCTGATGACAGTCCAGCGGTCGCCGCCGGCCTCCACCAGGTCGCCCTCGCTGAACTGGCTCACGACCGGTCTCCGATCAGCACGGGCTCCGCAGTGAAGGCCAGGATGACCCCGTCCCGGAGATGCTCCGGGAAAGCCTCCAGCATCCGGTCGAGGATCTCTGCCCGGCTAGCGGGGCGGTCCAGCCGGAAGACGCTCGCCCGGTGCTCGCTCATTTCTGCTCTCGTCCCGGGACCGAGATTGATGCTGCCGATGGTGCAGGGACCGTAGACGGTCTTCTGGAGCGTCAGGATGACGTGGATGTCGATCTTGTCTTCCGGGCACGGAGTCCAGGTCTTGTAGGGACCTGCCTCCGGCAGCGGCGGGTACTTGCTCACGGTCACCACGCGATCCCGGCGGCCACGCGGGCCTCGTGCAGGGCTGCGGCGATCGAGCACAGGGCGGCGGCGCGCTCCGGCTGCGCCGGGCGGGCGATGACGGCCTCGTAGGCCAGCTGCGAGACCTCGCTGCCGATCATCCCGGCGGTCTCGGTCACGGCGGCGGCGTAGGCCGGGCTGATGGCGGGGGCGGTAGCGGTGGTCATCCTGGGCTCCTCTTGATGTCGTCTTCCTTGCTAAGACGACATTAGCAAGAAACCCTGTAATGCGCAACCCGTTCCGTCAGGCCGCGAGAGACAGCCCGGCCCGGATCCACCGGCCGGGACTGAACCGGTGCCAGCGCTCGAAGGCCAGGATCTGCGCGGCCAGCGCGGCGTTGCCGGCCCCGGCGAACGGGTTGTAGGTGTAGTAGCCGTAGCGGCGCTGCTTCCGGCTGACCCAGTAGTCGCACTTGATCCGGTTGCACCGGGCGCACAGGGTGAGCATGTTCCAGAACACGGTCAGGCCGCCCTGGGAGAACGGCCGGAAGTGATCGAGCTGGAGGCTCCGCGGCCCGGCGTAGGGCGTCTTGCAGTAGGCGCACCGGTTCCGGTCGGCCGCCTTTATGGCGCGCTGGAGGTACATCGGGATATGCGGCCGGTAGTCATCGCCCCGGGCGTCCTTTGCCCGCTGCCGGTACCACTTGCGCACCCCCACCGGGATCAGGATCAGCGGCACGCCGCGCGCTGAGATGACCAGCGCGGGCAGCACCACGGCGATGGCCCCGCACAGGCAGAGCACCGCCGTCATGCCGGCCCAGTGCAGGGGCTCCCCAAGGTAGATCCAGCCCCCGAGGCCTGTCACGGGCAGTGCCAGGGGCGACATCAGGACGCCCTGGCGGCGCTGCCGTCTGGTCATCTCAGCTGCTTACCTGGCTCACGAAGTTCGAGAGCGACTGGAAGCCCTCGTGAACCCAGCCGCCAACTTGTCCTCCGTGCTTGACGAAGTAGACGACGACAACGATGGCGACAAGCCATCCGAATGCGGTGCGAATCATGAGGGGGTCCTTTCGGGGTCAGTTCAGGGTCTGGTTGATGTGCCGGGCCAGGCACTCGTCGATGGCCAGCAGGATCAGCATGGCCGTGCCTCCTCGATCACCCGGAGCATCGCCGCGGCCATGTTGTGCTGGCCGGCCTGGTCCAGGTCCCGGGCCCGCCAGGCCAGGGTCTGGAGGATTGCCACGGCGGTCTGCGGGCTGGCGCCGATGATCGTGCGGACGATCTCGCTCTCGATCTCCAGCTGCCGCTCGACCTGACCCAGCCGCCGGGCCAGGTCACGTACCTCGTCCCGGCTGACGGCGCCGCGCACCTGGCCGGCCTCGTGCGAGTGATCCTGGCGGGACATCAGGCTGCTCCTCTCTCCTGCTGCTCTAACGATACAGTCTTGCTTGCTAATCCCGGCTCTCAGGCGGTCTCTGCGGACCCGGGGCCGGCCGCCGGCTCGTTACTCACGGCGGGTGCTCCTGAGGGTCCCTCGGGCTCGGCACGGCCGCACAGGTCATCTGTGATGGCGTCCAGGTTCCCTTTCAGGGCCGTCCACTGGCCCTGCCAGATGTCGGTCGTGATCTTCAGGTCCGGCTTGCCCAGGGCGACCCGGACGGTCTTCGCCTGCTCGGACAGAACCTGGAGCCAGTGCCGCAGGATGGTCCGCTCGGTCACGGTCAGCAGCCGGGAGACCGGGATCTCAGTCAGGATGCTGCCATAGGGCGGGGTGCCCTGCTGGCGGCCCCACTCCTCGTCGATGTCGCTGTCGTCGAACGGGATGAAGTCCAGGAACAGCCGGTCAGCCGGCTCACCCGGGTAGGTCTTCTCGTCGTACTCGCGGACGGGCAGATCGCCCCGGAACCGGGCGATCGCGGTCTCGACCACGGCCATCGCGGTCCGGAACTGGGAAGGGGAGTCCCCGTCGAAGTGCCGGGCGGCGTAGCGCTCGTACTGCTCGGCCGTCCAGGCCTGCTCCACCTCCCACTCGATCCGCACGGGCAGCTCGTGGCCTTCAGTGCACGTGGTCTTGCCGCGTGACTCCGGAGCATTGAAGACCGTGCCGCCGTGGCAGGACTTCGGGTGCGGCCCCCGGACCCGGCCGCGCCAGTGCACGGCCCCGGCCACGATGCCGCCGAAGCTGCTCAGCTCCAGGATGTAGTCAGTCATCGCTCTCTGCCTCCAGCAGGTGGTTCAGCTTGCCCGGCGGCGCGGGCTGGCCCGGCGGCACGCCCACGCGGGTGACGCCGAAGTGGTCGAACGCGGTGCGGGGATCAGCCCGGTGAGCCAGCCGGCGGCCGGCGGGGACGCGCCCGGCTGCCTCCGCCCGGGTGCCGTAGGGCCCCAGCAGCCAGGCGGTCTGCCGGGTCCGCCGGATGGTGACGTAGAAGCACTCCGGGTCGTGCCCGGCCGCGCTGGCCAGGGCCGTGACGTAGGTCCTCACGGCTTCATCCCTGCCAGCTGGCGGATCACCCGGAGGATGGCCCGGGTCTGGGTGCAGGCACCGCAGGAGTCCGGCTCGGACCCGGCCTTGTGGCCGACCCCGGCCGCGCACTCGCGCTTCATGATCGCGATGCACGCCTGGACGGCGAAGGACCTCTGGGCCTGGCGGGTGACGTGCCCGAGCCGGTCGATGCGGTCCAGGTGACCTGACAGCCGGCGCAGCACCCGCCGGCTGGCCCGGCCGTCGCTCTGCATGACCTCCGGCTCGCGCCCGGTCATGACGCCCCCTCCCGGCGCCGCAGCGGGCAGGTGTCGGCCCGGCGGTGCCGGATGACCCGCGGCCGGTCCAGGAACATGCCGTGGCTGGTGGACTTGCTCCAGCAGGGCACGCACGCGCCGGACTCCCCGGCCTCGGCCACGAAGGCGGAGACCGCGGCGCGGCGGGACTTCTCCCGTGCCTCGCGCTGCTCCTCCTGGGCCTTAGCCAGCCAGGAGCGCTGTGAGGCAGCCTCCTGGCGGCGCCGCTGCTCCAGCTTGACCTGGGTGACCTGCTCCAGGCTGGACCAGCCGCCGGCCACGCACGCCGGGCTCGGGCACGGGGCATCCCAGCCGCGGCGGTCGTAGTGCTCCTGGCCGGGGACGCACGGGGTGCCGTCCCACGGGCAGCACCAGCTGCCGTCCGGCAGCAGCCCGGCCTGGCGCGTCTCCCCGTCGCTCAGCGTCAGGGTGATCGTCTCGCCGGTCGCGGTTACCTCGGTCATGCCGCTCCTCTCGCGGTCTGCGGTCGTGCTGGCGTCCATCAGATCCGCGCGCCGTCCTTCCGGTTCCGGATGATCGCGCGCTCGATGATCGTGCTGATCTCGGCCTGGGTCTTGCCGGTGCCGGGGGCGGCGGCCTCGCGGGCCAGCAGCACCCGGGCGGCCTCGGCCGCGCCCCGGGCGTAGTCGGCGTGGAACGGGTGCTCGCCGTTGCCGTAGTAGTCGCGGAACTCGACTTCGCTGCGCAGCACCTCGATGCACCCGTGCACGGTCTCGACCCGGCTGCCGTCCACCCGGAACTGCTGGCCCTCGGTCAGGTTCTTCGCGGCCTTCTTGGCCTCGCGCCCGGCCTTCTCAGCGTCCCGGGCCTCGATGGCGGCGCGGTCGCGGCGGCCCGGCGCGTGGTAGGCCGGGTTGACGGGCGCGTCCGGGAAGCAGACGGTGCAGGCCTTCTCACCGAACTCGGTGATCATGGCGGCCTCGTCGCAGCCGGACAGCTCGGGCAGCCAGTGGTACTGGGTAGCCGGGAAGCAGGTGGGGCAGGTCCTGTCGCGGTGCACGTGGCCGCCCGTGTTGGTGACCAGGAAGTATCGGCTCCACCGGTAGGTGGCGTAGATCGCGTCCATGTCGTTGATCTCATCCGCCAGGCGGGCGGCCTCGCGGGCGGCGGCCTGGAAGCGGGACAGGGCGTCCGGGGTGGTCGCGCCCAGCGCCTCGGAGTTCTTCATGACCCAGCCGCCGGCGTAGCGGTCGCGCCGGTCGCCCGCGTGCTGGTGCACCCGCTCCAGCTCGATCTTGACCTGACGGCCGGCCTTCGCCTGCGCCTCGTACAGGTCGCGCGTGGCCTCGTCGTGCTGGCGGGGGTCTGGCTGGCTCATCCGGGGCTCCTCAGCTGTCGTCTTCCCTGCAAGACCAACATTAGCAAGAAACCCTGTAATGCGCAACTCAGGGCCCGAGGAGATCCCCGGGCCCCGGGTGCGGTCCTACCTGCCTGCGGGCTGGACGATGTGCACGTTCTGCTGGAACGGGCAGACCAGGCGGCCGATGGTGCGCCAGGCGCCGTGCCCGGTGGCGTGCCTGAACGACTGGTAGTGACAGCCGTGCAGCCGGAAGCCGGAGTGCTGCATGTAGTGCAGGTGCTGCTCGGCGTGGAACAGCCCGGCCAGGAACAGGTGGAATATGGTCATGCCGTCTCCCTCGGTGGATGGTCGGGCCCCGCTACTGCGAGGCCTCCTGGATCGCCTTGCGGCGGTTGTTGGCCCGGTCAGAAGCCCGGTTCCGGCCGTGCGTGCCGGCGCGCTGCCCGTTACGGTAGGCCGTCCACACCGGCCCGCTGCCCGGGGTCACGAGGGTCCGGGCCCGGCGTCTGGCGGCCTTGCTGGCGATCATCTCGGGTCCTTCCTGGTCTTCGCGTACTCGCGGCGGCAGGTGTCGCACGTGGCGTTCCCGGGCTTGCGCGGGTCGCCTGACTCGATGTGCCCGGCGGCCACTACGCCGCACAGGGCCTGGCGGTCGAAGTAGACCTGCCGGAGGCCGTGGTCGGTGAACCGCAGCGCCCGCACGACGTGCAGGGGCTGAGCCCGGCGGCGGAGCACCCGCGCGGCGTACACGCCGTGGTAGGTGTTCCGCTTGTCCCGGACCCGGGCCAGCTCGTCGCTCATCGTCACTCCCCGAAGGCCACGTTCACGTAGCACGAGGCGCGGTAGGCGGCCTGGCCCAGCTCCTCGCTGTAGACCTCGGCCTCCTCGCCGTGCAGGAAGATCTTGCTCCCGCGCTTGAAGATCCGGCGGACGGTCCAGGTGTCGTTGGCGGCCAGGTCGATGGTGACCGAGTAGCCGTGGCCGACCGGCAGCGTCACGCCGCCGCGGGGATGCCGGAGGACCCGGCCGCCCGAGATGGCCAGCACGTTGCGGTGGCCGATCATGGCCAGCAGCTCCTGCGCATCGCAGTCGCGCCATACGTCGTTGCTGGTGTCCAGCAGCTGAGCGGCCATCTCGCGTCTCCTGTCGTCGTCGTTCCCTTGCAAGAACCACATTACAGGGTTTCTTGCTAATGTGCAACTCAGCGCAGGATCCGGGCGCCGGAGACGTCCAGCTCAGTTCCCTCGGGCACCCAGAACACGGCCGTGCAGCCGTCCCCGGCGCCCCCGGAGTGCGGCCAGGTGAGGGTCCAGATATCGCCGTGCATCTTCCCGGTAACGGCGCTCAGGACGCTCTCAGGGCCGTGGACCTCGACTGCCATCCTGGTCCGCCCCGGCTCGGTCACCACGACCACCACGGCCAGCGAGCTGCCGCGCAGCCGCAGCCCGAGCGGCGTGCCCAGCCGGGGTGATGTCGAGACGCGCCGGACTGCCATCAGAACCGCCACCAGCCGTCCCAGCCATCCGGGGCCGCGGGGTAGTGATCCAGCATCTGCCGCAGCAGTGTCAGGTACTTCTGCTGCTGCCAGGCAGTCGCGGGGCCGGCCGTGAAGAATCTGCCGCGGTCGTCCAGGCGAGCACGCCAGTCGCCGCCGTAGCGGCCGTCATCGTGGCGGGCCAGGGCCTCCTCCACCGTGCCCGGCCGGTCATCCTGGAGGTCCCACAGGTCCCCGGCGACCGCGATTGTCATGCCGTGCCGGCGCCGGAACCACACAGCCGGCACGACGATCCGGAAGTGCCCGCCCGGCAGGCCCTCGCTGAGCATGTTCATCGGGTTCAGGCGGACCGCGTAGAGCCGCTGGCTGATCAGGAACCGCTCCTGCCGGATCATGACTCGCTCCTGTGCTCGTGCTCGGCGGGACCGCCGTCATGGGCGTGCAGCCAGCGCCTTCCGTCGGGCCCCTGGTGGACGTGGAAGTCGTCGTAGCCGTCCAGGAACTCCGGGACGCCGTCATCCAGCAGCGAGGGCCTGAGCGCCTGGGCGGTCTCCAGGCCGCCGACCCAGCGGTCAGCCGCCCGGCGAGCCAGCGCCCGGGGCGGCACCCTCACCACTCCGGATGGTCCTTCCCGGGGCTCCTCAGAGCTGCCGTGCGGATGCGAGTGCGAGTGCTCGGCGGTGCCGCCATCGTGGCTGTGCACGTAGCGGGTCCGCTGGACGTGCACGTGCTCGCCGGGATCGGGGTCATGCCCGTGGACCGCCCGGGCCATGATGGCCCCGCCGTCCCAGGCAGCGCCCAGGTCCTGGCTGCCGGTCGTCTCCTCGGGCGGCGCGTCCAGGGCGTGGTCCTCACGGCCGTAGCGGTAGGCCCGGCGCAGGGCATTCAGGATCTCGAACCTGACCTCGCCCGGAATGTTCTTCGGCAGGCTTATGACCACCCGGCCGTCGCCAGGCGCCCCGGCCCGGCTGATGACCTCCAGGATCTCCGTGACCTTCAGGCCGGGCTCCGGGCTGGCGAAGATGTAGCGGCGCGTCTGCTCTGGCGTGAAGGGCATCTCAGGCAGGCTTCCCGGTCGTGATCGTCTGGCCGTCCTGGAGTTCGAATCCCTGGTGGCCGCTGAGGGTCAGGAACCAGTGCAGCCGCGCCTGGCAGAACGGGCAGCCGTAGGAGTCATCGCCGGTCACGACACTGCTCTCGGGGTTGTATCCGTCATCGGCGGCCGACGCCAGGCAGATGACGGCCTTGCAGGCCGGGCACTTGCACGGAGTCAGGGCCATCCGCATCAGGTAGGCGGCCTGCTGCTCCAGCGGCGCCAGCAGGTCCTTGCCGGTGGTCAGCAGGAACCGCTGCCGGGCCTCCAGCTTGATCTGGTACATCTGCTCGACGACGTCCAGGGTCAGGCCGTAGCCCTCATTCTTGCTGCTCATGTCTCTCCTCAGGGGTTAGCGTCGGCCGCGTGCCGCGCCAGCTCGGACTGCTCGATCAGCTCGGTGACGGCCCGCAGCATGCCGGTCACCCGGGCTCGCTGGAGGACGTCCAGGGTGGCCGGGTCCCGCGGGCAGGCCTGGCCCCGCAGTACCAGCAGGGCGTCGGTGTCCCGGCCGGCGTAGTCCCGCAGGGAGGCCAGGTAGGCCACCTTGAGGGCTGCCTCGTAGTCGGCAGTCAGGGACGGCCGCAGCCAGAGCAGCTTGCCCATCAGGCGACCTGCTCCGGGGCCGGGGCCCAGCCGTGTCCCGGGCCGGTGCCCGCATCGCGGGCCTGGCAGATGCCGCAGTTGTCGTCATCGTCGTGCTCGGGGCGCTCGCCGCCGCACGCCGTGCAGGTCTCGTAGTGCCAGTCGAAGCTGCCGCGGGCCACGCGGTGACCGCGGTCCTGGCGGCCGTGGGGGCACCGGGCCACCGCGCGGTCCAGGGAGTCCTGCTCGTCCGCGGTGCGGATCTGGTGCTCGTCCATCCCGGCCTCCTCGCTGTCGTTCTCCTGCAAGACCTACATTACAGGGTTTCTTGCTAATGCGCAAGTCCGGGGAGGTGCCCCTGCAACCTCCCCGGACTCAGGCGGTCAGGCTGCCGGGACGATCTCGAAGGCGCGGTAGAACCACTCGCGGCCGAGGCTGTAGACGCGGCCGTCGGTGCCGCGGACGTGGCCCTTGACGGTGTCGAGCAGCTCGAAGTCGGTGCCCTTGTGGCCGTTGCGGAACTCGACCGCGACGGCCAGGCGGATGACGGTGCCGGCCTGCGTGCTCTCAGCTGCGGCCTTGCGCCCGGCGTGCGCCCGGCAGGACTTCCGCCAGTCGCGGGCGGAGCAGGTGCCGCAGTAGCTCACCTCGTCGCCGTGCGTGCACACGGGCAGCGGGCTTAGCCTGTCCAGCACCCGGGCCGGGGCCGTGATGGCGTTCGGGCCGTCGAACTCGTCCTGCCACTTGTAGCCGAAGTTGTGGTAGCCCCTGGCGCGGTAGATCGGGTAAGCCAGGGCCCACGTGGTGATCTCGCCCTTGACGCGCTCACCCCGGACTGCCGCGTAGAAGACGCTGTCCATCACAGCGCTGGCCAGGATCTCGATGTCATCCCTCAGCTCGCGCTGGAAGAAGTCCCGGGTGCTCATGCCACGCTCGCGGTGCGTGAAGACTGATCCCATCTTGCGCCTCCTGGCTCGTCGTTCCCTTGCAAGACCCATCTTAGCAAGGAAAGCTGTAATGAGCAACTACAGCAGGCCCAGCTCCTGCGCTCGCCGCACGGCGACCTCGTCGCCCGGCCAGTAGGCGAACAGCCGGCGCACCCGCGAGCTGCACGAGCGGCACACATCCAGCCAGCATGCCCGGGGCACCAGCGAGCTGCCCCCGGCCGCGAAGACCTCGCGCGCCGTGGCGCCGCACAGGGCGCACTGGTGCGGCTCGCCGTCCAGGTAGGCGTCGATGTCGGCCGTGGTGGCGTGCGCCGGCGCCCCGGGCAGCACAGGGGACAGCAGCAGCTTCAGCAGCGCGTCCAGCAGCCCCTGATCGGCCTCGCCCAGCCGGATGACCCTGGTCATGACGTGCTCCCCTCGGTGATGTCCCCGGCCGTCAGGTGGCAGCCGGGCATGATCAGCTCAGCCGCGCGGGGCCGGTCGCCGGTCAGCATCCACCGGCAGGCAGCGGCCAGCTGGTAGCTGATCATCGGGGGCACCGCGTCCCCGATGTGCCGGTACATGTTCGACACCGACCCGGCGAGCCGATAGTCCCTCGGGAAGCCGTTGAGCACGGCCATCTCGCGTACCGTGCACAGCCGGTCCAGCTCGGGGTGGGCGTAGCGGCCGTTGCCGACATGGCTGCACTCGCGCTTGATCGTCGGGGCCGGCCGGTCCCACCACATCCGGCCGTAGATGTCGGGGTGGCTGCCCCAGCGGCCGGCCGCGGCCTGGCTCCGCATCCGCGGGGTCATCAGCCCAGCGGGCAGGCTGGCCCAGCTGCCTCCGTCATGCGGCACCGCGGCCAGGCGCTCAGTCACTTCCGGCGTCATGGCCGGGGCCACGTCCAGGGGATCGCCCGCCAGCCCCTCCAGGCTGCCCAGGGCGCGCCGCACGGTGATAGCCCCGGCGCTGAGCGCCAGCCCGTCCCACAGCTGCCGCAGCCCGGCCGGGGGCGGGCCCTCTCCGCTGTCCCGGACCGCGATCACGATGGTGCGCTCGCGGCGCTGCGGCAGGCCGTGGCGGCTCAGCATGACCGCGGCTGACCGTGACCAGTAGCCCAGCCCGCCCAGGCGGGCGGTGAGGTCGTTCAGGTGCCCGGAGAAATTCCCCCGGAACAGCTCGCGGGCGTTCTCCAGCACGATGATCTCGGGCTCCAGGATGCGCGCGTAGTCAGCCACCCGCCCGACCAGCGTGTTGCGCCGGTCGTCGCGCAGGTGATTGCCGGGCACGGTGCGGGTGAAGCCCGTGCACGGCGGGCAGGCAGTCAGCACGGTCACCGGCCGGGGCAGCCGCATGGCAGCTATCACGTCCGCGGGGTCAGCCTCCGCGAGGTTGGCCTCGACCGGGGTGATGCCCATGTTCAGCTCGTAGCTGGCATTGCACCCCAGGGAGCCGGCTGCCGATGACGGCTTGCCCAGCTGCGCGTCGGCCGCACCGGTCACCCGGAAGCCAGGGTGAGCATGAAAGCCGTAGCTCATGCCCCCGGCGCCCGAGAACAGGTCCACCACGTCCCAGGTCATGCGCGCTCGTCCAGCCGGACGACGCCGCCCGGGCCGTAGATCATCCAGGCCTCCCGGCCGGTGTCCTCCCGGCGGGCCCAGAACCGGATGCGGGGATCGCCCGCCAGCGGGCCGACCTGCTCGGTGCAGGCTTCCTGGTCGCGCAGGATGGTGACGCGGACGTCGCGCCCCTTGTGGCTGACCAGGATGACATCGCGGGGCTTCAGGCTCTCGGCGGGGACCGTTTCGCTCATGGAGTTACCTTAGCAAGAAAAGCTGTATCGCGCTACCTGTTCCTGCCGAGGTGCCTCGCGAGCCAGAACAGCCGCCATGCGCAGGCGATCACGGGGAAGGCCAGCAGGACCACGATCTCCCCGGCCCGGGCGGGCATCATCGGCAGCCAGCTGCTGCCGATCATGACGGATGAGATGACCAGGACCTTCCATCCTGCCTGCCTGCCTGGCGGGCTCGACATCTGCTCGCGCCATCAGTGGCTCCTCACTGGCACGGCCTGGCTCACGTAGTCCAGGCAGGGGCATCCGGGCATCTCGCAGGGGCTGGCCGCGCCGGCGTGCCGGTGGCGCACCTTAGCGTGCCAGCACCCTGGCTGGCTGGCGCACGCCGACGGGTGGCTCGCGGCCGGCTCGCCCCGTGCCAGGCGGTCCAGCTGCGCGCCCTCGCCTGCGGACATGGGCTGGATGCCCAGCACCGGCCCGAGCACGGCGGCACGCGGGAACAGCGCGCCGGCGCGTGCCAGGCGCCGTGCCATCGTGCGTGCCAGCCGGTCGTGGCGCGGGTCCGCGCCGGCGCGGTTGCGGCAGGCGTGCCACCAGCCGCCGCAGGCCGGGCACTCCAGCGGCTCCAGCCCGGCCGGAAGGTGGATGCCCAGCAGCTGCCGGGTGAGTGCCTCGGCCGCGGCCTGGTTCACGTCAGCCTCATGAACTGGTAGAGGATCTTGTCGCGCTCGATCATCACGACCCCGTCCTCGGTGTCCACCAGCCGGTGGGTCGGCACCGGCAAGCCCTGCCCCCCGGCTGCCAGGAGGGCTCCCTTGTGGGCCTCGACCCGGGTGCCGGTCATGATCTTCGCGAAGATGATCTCCTCGCCCGTGATCAGCTTGTAGCCCATCCGGTAGCTCATCCTGCTGACCGCCCAGCTGTCACCCACGGCGCCGCCTCCTTGTCCCCGGGCGGCGCAGGTGCAGTCCCCACAGCGCCAGCGCGATGGTCATGTAGAACGCGCCCAGCCAGGCCGCCTGCGGCTCGTCCCAGGCCCACGAGCCGGCCCAGGTGGCGGCGCCCATCAGGCCCAGCAGCAGCGCGCCGATGCTCAGCCCGGTGGCCCGCAGCCCGCGAGCCTGAGCGGCCCTGTGCGCGTCCCGCAGCCACACCCTGGCCGACGGCGCCAGGCGTGCCTCCAGGAACCCCCTGCGGCCGGCAGAGGGCCGCCGGGGCGGCGCCTGGGGATCGTGCTGCCGCTCGCTCATCCGTGGTGAACCGTCAGGGCATGCCGGGCGGGGCGGACGCGCTTGCAGCCGTCCAGGATGTCCTTGTAGGCGGTCGGCCAGTAGCGCCGCACGCCGGTCACCGGGCAGCGGTAGGTCTTCCCGACTGCCAGGTCCAGCCAGACCTGGGTGCTGTCGTGCTTGCCGTTCCAGAAGCTGTCGGTGTCCTTCAGCGCCTGCCCGGACGTGGTGAAGATCATGTACTGGTGGCCGTTGCCCTGGCTGGCCTGGTCGTCCTTCGAGGCCACGGTGAACGTCATGACCCCGTGCGTCCCGTAGTTGATCCAGCCCGTGTAGCTGATGGCCAGGACCGCCACGATGACCGTGATGATCGCTTTCACTTCTCCCCCTCAGCGGGATGGTAGTTACAGCACGCCCCCGTGGCGCGCCGGCTTGCTTGTCCAGGGCCCCATCAGGGGACCCAGCGCGGCACCGTGATGCCGCAGCGCGCCTGGTAGTCCTCGAACTCCCGGGCCCGGTCCATCAGCATCTCCACGGTCACCGGGTCGGCCCCGGCAGACTGCGCGAGCATGGCGTGCATCCGCACCATCAGCGGCGCCTGCGGGTCGCCGGCCCGCACGATCAGCACGGGCTCGAACGCCCCCAGGCTCCCGTCCTCGGCCGCGACGTACCCGTAGTGGCCGCCCTGCGCCATCAGGACCTTCCCTGCTGCCGCGGCGCCAGGCGCCCGCTGGCCAGCAGCCGCCAGTGCTTCCAGAACTGGCCGCCGGCACGCCCGTCCTGGCAGAACCGCAGGTAGCTCTCGTGCATGCGCTCGAACTCATCGCCGTTCAGCTCGACCATGTGCGGCTTGAGCACGACCGACTGAACAGCCCCGATGTCGGCGGTGATCCAGTCGTTGGCGAACTGGTGCAGCCGTGCCTCCCGGCCCCGGTACTTCCCGCTCAGGACCTTCACGAGGAGCCCTTCCCGGGGCACGTGACCAGGCCCGGGTCGATGGTGATGCGGTCGGCCAGGGCCTCGAACGGCGTCCGGCCGCAGCACGGCATGAGGTGCCCGCCGTCCGGCGGGCAGGCATGCACGACCGGCACCAGGCCGGCGCAGGGGCACAGGCTCTCGCCCGGGCCGGTCAGCAGCTCGCCCGGGTGAAACTGCGACACGTGCACTGAGTGGATGCCCTCGCCGCACAGCGTCCGGCACTGCGGGCCGGCGTAGCTGGTGCGGGCGACCGGCGGCCCGGGGATCAGGGTGCCTGGCACGTGGCCGCCGTGGATGGTCATCCAGGGGTCGCCCGGCGGCCGGCCGTGCCAGGTGCCGTCCAGGTCCTGGGCCCAGGGGTAGTCATTCCCGTGGCCGCCGACGATCCCGGCGTGCTCGCGCAGCACTTCCGCCGGCCACTCGTCATCCGGGTAGTGAGCGGCCGACAGCGGGCCGCAGTTGGCCACCCGCCAGCAGACGGCCGGGCAGGCATGGTGGCAGGCACCGCCGTCCGGGCAGCCGCGCAGCTCCTGGACTCCGGCGCTGCGGCCGGGGATCTCGCTCAGCCCGTACTGGGCCATCAGGTCGCGCACGACGCCGGCGGCCGTGGCGTCACCGTGCACCAGCGGCACGCTCACCTCGGGCACGGGCTCATGATCATCGACAGGCATCTCAGTCTCTCCTCGGGTTGCGGGCCAGCAGGTCCAGTGCCCACCAGCGGGTGATCAGGATCATGAGCAGGATCAGCAGGTCGTGCGGCAGGTCCGCGCCGCACAGGATGGCGATGACGCTCGCGACCATGCACGCCGGCACCATCCCGGCGGTGAGCGCCGCGGTCAGCCGCCTCCGGATGGTCGCGCTCATGGCTTCCGCCCGAGCCGCAGGACGGCGGCCACCCTGGCCAGCACCGCCGGCATGCGCGGCGGCCCCGGGTCGTTATCGACGATGCCGGCTGCGCCCGGGTCAGCCCGGCCGGTTACCCGGGGAGGACACCCGTGGTCGGGGCAGGCCGGGCACGGCACGCCGGTACCTGACCAGGCGAGCCGCCTGCATGACTGGCACAGCCGCGAGCACGGTCCTGACGCGCAGGATGCGGTGCAGGTGAACCCGGGCGCGCAGCAGCGGGCAGCGGCCGGCACGAAGATGACGTCACCGGGGATGCCGGGAGCGAGGGAGGCCTCATCCGGGATGATGCCCGGGGTGCTGGCACCACGTATCCGCCGGGGAAGGGCTGCTGCTGCTCCAGCCGCTGCTGCCGGCGGTCCAGGCGGTGCTCCCGGCGTATCCCCGGGATGATCATCAGCACGATCAGCGCGGTCGCCACCGCCGCGTAGACGTAGGCCATCACCGCCACCGCCATCAGCTCCCGGCGCGTCACCGGCTCGCGCAGCCCGCTGAAGATCCTCATGGTCCCCCTGCTCACCCGCCAGCACTACCACGTCGTCGCCCATCTCCGGCGGGGAGAGGGCCAGGCCGTCCCAGATCATCGGCAGCCGGCCCCAGCCGGGTATCGCGTGCTCGTCCCCGGTCACGTACCAGGGCGCGGTGACCTCGATGACGGTGCCGTACATCCGCACCCGCTGGCGGGGGACCAGGTCGCGGATGCGCATCTCGCGCTCAGCCATCGCTGGACTCCAGCGCGAGGAGCTGGACGCGCTCGGCCACCAGGGTCAGCTCCAGGGACTGCCTCATGTGCCGGTGGCCGGCCTCCTCCAGCTTCCGGCGGGCCCGGCGGGACCGCGCGGCGCGAGCGTGGTCATAGGCTCGCTGAGCCTCCTGGCGCAGGTCATCCGCCCGGTCGGTGAGGGCCCCGATGAGCATGCCTGCGGTGAGCGGGACGTCAGATCCTGCCAGCGGACCGCTGACCTGGTCGCACAGGGGGACGCCGGCCTTCCCTGCCCCCGGCCCTGTCCCTGCCCCGGGACCTGTCCCTGTCCCTGTCCCTGATCCTGATCCTGATCCTGCCCCCGACCCTGCTGCGTTCTGTGCCATATATCCCATTTCTCCCCTCATGTCAGTCTGCCGGGTACGTCTAACGCGCAGGAGCCCTGCGCCACCATCGACGTCGCGGCGGCTGCTCGCCCCGCCCGGTCCTGGTCCTGTTGACGTACGACCAGTAGCTGGTGTCGTACAGGGCGATGGCCCCGCACGGGCAGCGGTACACCCGGTCCCCGTCGTTTACGCCCCTGGTCTGGGCGCGGCACTGGTGATCCCAGGGCGGCAGCTCAGCGCTGGTCCCGGGATAAGCAGTGACCCACTCGCTCATGCCAGCCACCAGGACCAGATGCGCGCGGCAGTGCTCTTGTCCCTGACCAGGTCACACAGCCAGGGGCAGGGGTCCTCGCCGCAGTGCGCCTCGTGCCCTGACATCCAGGTGCCGCCGCAGGTGCACTCGCGGTACATGATCACGCCCGTGCCGTGGCAGTCCGGGCAGGCCGTCATCCGGCGCCACCAGGCGGCCAGCGGCCTCTCGGCGTAGCGCAGGGCGTAGACCGCGCGGTACTGGCGGCTCCACCGGGGGTAGCGGGCCTTCATATCGACGGCGACGGCCCTCGTGTCCCGTTTAGGGCTCAGCGCTCTGATCAGCGATTTCACTCGTCCTCCTCCAGGGGTCCGGCCACCTTGTTTCAAGATCACGTCCCGGTTAGCCGTCAGCCAGGTAGCGGGCGCCGTTCACGGCGTTCAGGAGCTGGCCCGCGATGGTGCGCAGCTTCGCGGCCTCCTTCTGGGTCAGGCCGGGCTGCTCGGTCTGGGATGAGACGTTGATGGCCAGGCTCTCGGCCTCGTCAGCTGCCCTGGTGAGCACGTCCCTGGTACCGCTGTCGATCATGACTTCTTCTCCTCAGCTCTCCAGCGGGCCACGATCCGCTCGGCCTCCTCGGCCGGGGTGGCCGGGGGCAGCTCGCGCAGCAGGCGCAGCCACTCCTCGTCTGTCCACTGACCCGGCGGGATGCGATCGCTCATGACTGCTGCCTCCTGATCCTGATGACCAGGCAGGGCAGCAGGCACACGTACACGGCCCTCGGGCCCCGGTAGATGCCGACCCACAGGTCCGCGGGCTCGAAGTACACGCTCAGCCGGTGCCGGACAGCCACCATCCAGCGCAGCCGCCAGGTGCCCCACAGGGCGCCCCAGGGCGTCCGGTAGCCGTGCACCGCGTACTCCCGGCCCGCGCTCCAGCCGTTCTTCCTGCTGTACCTCACGGGTGCTCCCGCCGCCAGGCCCCCATCGCCTCGCGGGCCTCGGCCACGGCCAGCGGCAGCTGCTCCCACTCGGCCGCTGTCCACTCGGCCGTGCCGTTCTGGGAGGTGATCACCTGGCCGGTCTCGTAGATCACGATCTTGACCTGGACCGGGCCGACGGACTTTCGGACCTCCGTGCGCAGGTCTCCCGACTTCTGGCCGCACAGTTTCGCTTTCCAGGCGTGCTGGTCTGCGTAGCTCATGTTCGGTACCCAGGCACCGGGCGGCCCGCCGTCGGGCTGGTACTCCGCCCAGGTCTCATAGGGCTCGGCCTGAGCGGGCTTGTCCCAGCGGAGCACGGGCTGCGGGACGGGCTTCCACATGCCGAAGTCAGGCTGGCGGATCAGCCCACGGCCGCGCAGGTCGTGCAGCCGGCGGTGCACGATCTCCCGCGTCGGGTGCAGGTCCCGGGCGGAGCCAGCCAGGCGCTCCATGATCTGTTTCGGGGTAATCCCGAGGTCTCCGCTGCCGTTCAGGCGGATGATCTCCAGGATCGCCTCGCTCAGCTCATCAGCGGATACTCTCGCCTGCGCCTGCTCGCTCATGTGCTCAGCACCCATCTGGGCTCACCCTCACTCAGCTCGTGCTGCTCGCGCAGCTGCCCGTCCCGGGCCAGGTAGCGGATCATGCCCTCGGTGACGTCGGGCCAGCTGGTGATCCAGGCCCGGCCGAGCGCATCGTGGATGTGCCCCGCAGTCGCGCCCTCCGGCCCCGCAGCCGCGACCGCGGCCAGGATGACCTCGCGCGACTGCGGGGCCGGGATGTAGGCCTTCACGGCGGTTCCTCTCACGAGCGCCAGACTACAGGCTTTCTTGCTAATGAGCAACCGTCAGGCCTTCTCCCGCCCGGCGGCCGGCGGCGCCGCAGGCCCGACGATGAAGGTCTTATCCCGTCCTGCTGCCGCCGCAGGCCCGACGATGACGGACCCGGGCTCGACCATCGCCACGGTCGTGGTGGCGCGCAGCGGCCTTGACACGCTGGCGGCCGTGCTGAATGCGTAGCCCCGGCTGACCTTCAGCGTGACATCCGGGCCGAAGAACTTGCGGGCCTGGCGGATGATGTCGTCCTCGACCTCCTGCGGCGTGCTCCCGTAGCCCGTGAAGCCCAGCCAGCGGCCGGTGCTGTCATCGTCAGCCGGCGTGGCGGCCTCAGGCCGGGTGGTCCTCATGCTGACGTGAGCCCGGTAGAACTGCGCCCGGCCCGGCTGCGCCCGGTCGGCGTCGATGTCCGGGCCGGCCCAGATGTTCCAGATCCTGAACGGGGTGTCCCCGAAGAACCTGGCTCCCTTCTCGATGGCCTCGGCCCTGATGGCCTCCATGCTGCCGGCGCCCTTGATATCGACGGCGTAGCTACAGATGTTGCTCACGTGCCTCTCCTCGTGCTCGCTGATGCGGACTGTGGATTGCAGCTTAGCAAGGAATGCTGTAATGTGGTACCCGCAGGGGACAGCAACGGCAGGAGGCCGCATGAAGACCCGCAGCATCAAGGTCACGGGGATCGCTGAAGCTGATCAGCTGACCGCCGAGCTGGCCGTCCGGTTCCGCGACGGCGGCCGGAGCGAGAGCCAGGCCTATGAGATGGCCACCGAGGTCCGTGACCGCTACCGGGCCGCGTTCAGCGACTGGCAGCCCGAGGTCGTGCCGACCGTGTGGATCTCCACCACCTCGCACCGCAGCCGCGAGAAGCTGTGCCGGGCCGTGGATGACCCGGGTTACGAGTACGGCGTCTGGGGCAAGCGCGGGCCGCGCGGTGCCTACTACGAGGTGCCCGCCGCGTCCGTGCCCGACCTGCTGCGCATCAAGGGCATCACCGTGCTGAGGGGCAAGCCCGCCGGCGAGCTGTTCCGCCGCTGGGGACAGGAGAGCTGACATGAGCCATCACGGCGCGTGCCACTACCTGGCCGCAGCAGGCGCGGCAGCCGCTGCTCTCATGATCACCACCGGGCAGGCTGCCTCGGCTGCCCCGGCCGTCCCCGGCCAGGTGCCCGGCACTGCCGCGGTCACCGGCATCACGATGCACGACACCACCTCGGGGATGCAGTCGATGGCCCGTACCAGCGCCACCGGGACGTGGGTGATCGCGCAGGTGACCCAGTCCGGGCGCGGGGGCCTGACCCGGGCTCAGCATGCCGCCCGGGGCGACCTGACCCTGTCCCACGTCAGCGGCGGCAGGACCGTCAGCTGGATGTACCTGCACGGGTTCGGCCACGGCGAGTCGATCGCCATCCAGCCGGACCCCGGCGGCTTCTGGGTCTGGGCCGAGGCCAGGGCAACCCTGTCGCATACCCCGTTCCCGGGTGATGCGTTCGGCACTCAGGTGGCCCGGTTCAGGTGGCGGTCCGGGGCGACTATCACGCCGTCCGCCGCCGGGGTGCAGGTCTTCAGCCCGGTGCCCGGCAGCTACTACATGACGCCGTCTCTTGACCTGGCTGACGGCCTGATCGGCATCCGGTACGCGGACGCAGCCGGGGCCGTGCACGTGATCACCTACGACCTGGCCGCCTTCACCGCCAGGAGCTACGTGCCGGTGACCAGGACCGGCCTGCCGCCGCCGGGCGGAACCGACCAGGGGTGGGCACTGCTGCCCGGCAGGACGACGGCGGTGCTCACCGGGGATCACTACACTGCCGCGAACCCGCCGCCTGGTGACACGGTCATCACCTGGTATGACACCGCCGGCAAGATTGCCGCCCGGGCGGCTGACCACGTGGCTGCGGGCGATGCCTACCGCGAGCCTGAGGGACTCACCACTGCGGCCGGCCTGCTGTGCAGCGGCTTCACCAGCGGCGGTGCCACCGCCCGCCGCGCCAGCATCTACTGCTGATGTCGATGAGCGCCGGGGACAGGAGAGCTGACGTGGAAGGCACCGACGGGACTAACCGGACTGACCCGGAGTTCATGGCCGGGCGCGAGGCTGAGTACGCCCGGCACCGCGAGGCCGGGGCGATCGCGCACATCCCGCTGCCGGACTACCTGGGCATGGCCCGGGCCGAGTACGACGACTGGAAGCGCACGGGCATCGTGGCCCCGCGCGTCCTGCGGGTGTGGCGGCGGGCATGAAGACGTGCCTCGTGCTCGCCTGGGCCGGGATGCTCATCCTCGCCACGGCCGTGCTGAGCCTGCTCGCCGGCTACCCCTGGCTCGCCGCCTTCGAGTTCGTGCTCTCCGCCGGGCTCATGGCGCTCGCGCTACTCATCGAGCACGACATCCGGCAGGACCGGCGATGACCGGCACCCCGCGACCGCAGCCAGGCAGAGGAGACCAGATGAGCCAGCCTGAAGTGATCACTGTCGATGTGCCCTGGGACGGGGTGCGCCCCGGCGACGACCTGACCTTCCTGAGCAGCGTCCACCGGATCACCCGGGTCGAGCCCTACAGCCACCCCGTGGTGACGAGGGGCGCTACCTGGGCCATCGCCTGCGCCGACACGCAGCAGCGCTGCTACAGGGCGGCCTGGGGCATCACGCTGAGCCCTGGCTCGCACTACGAGGTGACCCGCCGCGCTCCGGTCCTGACCGGCCCCCAGCGCGCCGTCCTCGGCTTCCTGGCGGCGTCCGGCGAGGACCTGCTGGCATTCCGGGATGAGGAGAGCCTGGCCGTCACTGCGGAGCTGCGGCTGGCCGGCCTGGCCGTCGGCAGCCCGGAGCACGGTTACCGGATCACCGACGCCGGCGTTCAGGTCCTGCGATGACCGGCGTCCCGGCCAGCCAGCTGCGGGTCGAGGACATCCCGTCCTGCCCCGGCTCGGGGAAGCCCTGGGACCAGCCCCGGGTGCCGTCCCGGGGCAGGCGGAAGACGTGCCCGGACTGCGATGCCGGGCGAGATCACCGCCGCGGCGGCAGCTGTGAGTGAGCACTCCGTCCGCCACGGGCAGGTCTGGTCCGGCAAGGGCGCCATGCAGGGCCGGCGGATCGAGATCACCGCGGCCCCCGACCACCGCGACATCGTGCGCTACCGGGTGCTGGACACCGGCCGGGCCGGCCCGCGCAGCCGCGCCGACGGCCGCCTGCGGGTGTCCTCGCTGCTGGCCGGCTACCGGCCCGAGCCCGGCGCCGGGTCCCCGCTGCCCTGGATGAAGGCCGGGCACCGCCGCCGCCGCTGCCACATCTGCGGCCGGTCGCCCGTCGTCCGCGGCGACGGCACGCTCTCCGCCCATAAGGTCGCCCCCGGCCGGACTGAGCCCTGCGCGGGCGCCGGGCAGACTCCCCGGGCGACCGCGGAGGGCACCATCCAGACCCGCGAGGACCTGGCTGACGCACTCGCTGACCTGATGCCCGCGGAGGCCGTGGACGAGGCCGTCGAGCTGGCTCACCGCTACGGCGAGGCGCTGATCACCATGCTCTGGCAGTCCCGCGCCTGGCAGGAGGCCGGCGGCCCCGGCTAGTTGCACCTTAGCAAGAAACCCTGTATTCTGACCGCGAGGGAGAGGAGCACCCCGTGGCCGTCAGGGAACCAGCCGCGAGACCGCGGACGCGGCAGCAGCAGCACGACTGCGCGGCCTACCGGGCCTACGTGGACTCGGGCTTCACCGAGCGCGACATGGACGCTGTCCGGCGGCACCAGCGGTGGATGGCCGATCACGCGCTCGACCCTGCGGCCGGGCCGCGCTTCGACGGCCAGCTGGCTAAGGCACTGGTGCCCTGGCTGGACCCGGGCGCCTTCATCCCGCCGCCCGGTGACACGGTCTCCTGCGGCCTGCTGACGCACCTGCCCAGGAAGCAGCGGCGGCACCAGTGGCTGGACGCGGGCCTGGACATGCGCCACCAGTTCTCCGGCTGCCTCGCGCTGAGCGCGGTCCGGGTCTGCGCCCGCTGCGGCCGGGATGACGCCACGGCCGTCTAGTTGCACATTAGCAAGAAAACCTGTATCGTGGACCTTACAAGGGACGCGACGTGAGGAGAGCCCGATGACCCAGCGCAACCCGCTCGACCGCTCGGTGGCGTTCACCGCGCTGCTGGAGCTGCGGCCCGGCTTCGGCCAGATGGAGAGCAAGGCGGCCTCGGTCCTGGTCGGTGAGTTCCTGGAGGACTTCTACGCCTCGGGCTCGAAGGACATGGGCGCCTGGGCCCGCACCTGGCAGCCCCGCCCGCCCGTGGTCGTGCCGACTCACATGGTCGTGAATGCCCGCGACGGCTATGTCTGTGCCTACGATCACGAGGGCCGCCCGCTTACTGAGGAGACCGCCCGCGAGGTCGCGGCTCGCCGCAACGCCGATGCTGACGTGCTGCCCGGCCGCGCCACCTACGCGGTCTACTCGCTGACCGAGGTGCCGGTTACCCCTGTGACCGGCCAGCGGGAGCCGACAGAGTGCACCGCCGCCGGGTCGCACATCCACGGCTCAGCCTGCTACCCGCCCGTGGCCTCGTCATGAGCGCCTATCAGGAGGCCCTGGCCTCCGGCCGCAAGACCGGCGCCAGCCGCTGCACCGATGCCGAGCTGATGGCCGGGCTTCTGGACGGGAACGCCCAGATCCTGCTCGGCGCCGTCAGCCCTCGCCTGATGTGGAAGGGCGCGATGGCGAAGGGCCTCACCAGCCAGGAGCTGGCCCGCCTGATCCATGACGACCCGCAGGCCGCCTGCGACCTGATGTGGGAGGGCTGAGTGATGAGCGAGGCCACCGTGCGGGTCCGCCTCACCATCGAGCCGTCCTGGACGATTGACCACTACGACGAGGTGATCGAGATCGACGCTGCCGAGCTGGAGGGGCTGTCCCCGGCCGAGCGCGCCCAGAAGATCATCGACATTGCCGAGGACACCGTGAACGACGTCTGCTCCTGGGGCGCCTCCGAGATCGGGGCTGACGACGATGAGTGAGCCCCCGGCGATCTTCCTGCTCGACGATCCGTCCGCCGGCTATCACTCCGGGGCCTGCCGCTGCGAGCACCACTGCGGCAACTGCCGGGCCGGCCTGGACGCGGTCCGTGCTGACCAGGACGCGCTGGCTGCGCTCGGCCGCCTGACCATCCCCCGCCTGCACCCGCTGGCCCGCTACTGCTCGCCGTTCTGCAAGGGCGTGGCCAGGCGCGACCGCGCGCTGGACCGCCGCATGGCCGCTAACTGCACCGCCGCGACAAGGAGCCAGCCATGATCCGCCGCCGCATCTGCCAGTACGCCCTGACCGCCGTCATCAGCGCCGCCCTGGGGATGTCACTCGGGGTCAGCGTCGGTGCCCCGCCCCCGGCCCACTTCACCCCGTCCGTCGCCCGCGTCACCGGCCACTAGCCGAGGAGCAGTCATGATCGTCGAGGTACGCCAGCACGTCAGCGGCGAGGGGGACATCCTGATCGCCCGCATCGAGGACTTCGAGGGGCCGCTGCCGGGCAGGGGCGACAGCCTGTTCCACCCGCCGCGCGACCCGGCTGAGGACGCTGCCTGCGCCGGCGCCGGGATGTTCATGAACATCGCCGGCGAGGTCTCCTCGGTCACCTGGCTGCTGTACGGCCGCCCGCGCCACGGCGAGAAGCACTTCACCCGCCGGGACCAGGTCATCGCCGAGATCCGCCTGCGGAGCATCTGATGGCCGCGCCGCAGACCATCTGGGCCCGGGGCATCCGGCCCGGCGAGCACGGGATGCACGACGCCTCGTGCCGCTGCCGGGGGCACTGCCGGTCCTGCTACGACGACATGGCGGCCTGCCGGGCCTCCTACGCCCGGATCCGGGCCGCCGGGATCGAGACCCTGGACCGGCCGCGCCGCTGGTTCTGCACTGCCTCCTGCCGTCGCGAGTGGTGGCAGCCGCCGCGGCTGCGACGGCGCCTGCGCACCCGCGCCTTTCGCAGGATGAGAGACCTGTGATGGACCCGTTCACCAACTGCGCCCGCAAGGAGGCGTTCCCCTCGAAGGAAGCGGCAGCGAAGCGCATCCGGGCGTGGTACGCAAGCGATGACTTCAAGGTGGAGGGGCACCCCCGGCCCTATAAGTGCGCGATCTGCCGTAAGCACCACATCGGCCGGGCGAACGGCCGCCGGGGCGAGCAGGGGAGGACCAGGCGATGACCGACGAAGAGACCCGCGAGTGGAACGCGGCGGTGCGCGCGGTGCAGGCTGACCCGTCCGAGGAGAACTTCGCGGTCCTGGACCGGCTGCGCCGCCAGCACCTGGACCAGGTGCACCGCGTGATCATGACCCAGGACCGCTACCAGGCGAGGACGCACTGATGAGATCACCCGACTACGGCCAGCGCTGCATGTTCGAGCTGACCATCTACGAGGAGGGCACCAGCAGAATCGTATCCATGATCTCCGTGCCCGCCCCGCCGGCGCCCGGCACCCTGGTGATCGTGGGCACGACGGCCTGGGAGATCACCTCGCCCGGCCAGTGGGTGATCCCGCAGATGGGATCGCGCGGCTACCAGGCAGGCGGTCCCGTCATGGTCCAGGCCCTTGCCCGCGAGCACCCCGGCATGTTCCCGACCTGAGAGAGCGAGGCCGCCTGTGAGCGCCTGGACGCCTGACGACACCACGCCCTACGGCCAGGGCACGGCCGTGACCCCCGACCCGGAAGGCCCCGAGCCGGTCCCGGACTCCGCCCCGGCCAGCATCAGGGCAGGGGCCGCCATGCCGCCGGTCACGCTGCCCCGCGTCACCCTGGCCATGAGCCTGTTCGATGCCGAGGCGCCGCAGATGAAGCTGGGCAACGGGCATGCCCGCTATGCCCTGCGCGAGGACCTGGCCCGCGCCGTGATGCTGAAGGACGAGGCCTGGATCGACCAGGCCGTGACCCGCTGGATCAGGCCGCAGTACCGGGCGGCCATCACCGGCCGGCTGACCCGCATCTACGACTCCGCCCTGCGTCCCGTCAGCCCGCCGGGGCCTGACCCGGAGATCAGGAAGCTGGCCGTGCAGCTGCTGACCGTCGCCCTGGGCCAGCTTCGCGACGATCATGACCCGCTGCTGGCCATCGGCATGGCTGACGCGCTGCTGCGCGCTGCCGAGCCCGGCTGCCAGGACGCCGGCCCGGACCTGGATGACGTGCGCCGCTATATCGAGGATGAGTCCTGGGAGGGAATGCCCGATGCCTGAGATCACCGACCTCCAGCACACCGAGCGCTGGTCGTTCATCATCGCCCGGGGGCCCGGAGACGACTGGCCGGACATGATCACCGGCTACCGGACTAAGGTCACGGTCCGGCCTATGGCCATCACGGTCGCGCTGCGACGGCCTGAGGGCGACGGCACTACTGTCCCGGACCTCACCGTGAGCGGGCCGGTCCGCAAGGCAGACGGCACGCCGGGCATCCGCTGCAAGGCCATCAGCTGGTACCGCGAGACCCCGCCGGAGTGGGTCACCGCCCTGGCCGACGGCGCCCGGATCCGGCTGGTCCTGCCCCCGTCTGTCACGGGCGTGTCCTGGTCCGGTGCCGCCCCCGGCGAGCCGCTGATCATCATCAGCGCCGCTGACATCCCGGCGGTCACCCTGCCGTCCTAGCCCGGGCCGCCGTCCCGGATGGCGTCCACCTGGAGGTAGACCGTTACCTCCGCCGTCTCGTCCCTGCTGGCTGCCGGCAGCGTCAGCGAGCCGCCCTGGCACACGCCCTGGCCGTCGGCTCCGAACACCGCGACCGGGCTGGCCTCGATCGCCTCCGAGGGGCCGGGCAGCTCGCCGCGCATCTCCAGCCGGCCGCGTGCCAGGGCCAGGGACGTGATCGGGTAGGCCCGGCCGCCGACCACCAGGGTGCCCAGCCGCTCGCTCACCGCGACATCGCGGGATCAGGCTTGGGAGCGGCGACCTCCTCGTCATCGCCCCGGCCGCCCCAGCGGCACAGCGGGCACCAGGGCGACAGCGCGCGGTGCCGCTGCGCGACCCAGGCGTCCACGGCGATCCAGGTCATCACGGCATTGCCGACCCACCAGGCCCAGGGCGCCTCGCCGGCCAGGAACCCGGCCGGCTGCGACCGGGTCCACAGGTGCCCGGCGACCACGAACCAGGAGACTCCGGCCAGGATGATCCCGGCGCGTACCCGGTTGCGGTGCCACCAGCGCAGCACGAGCATGCTCCGGCTGACCGCGCGCTGCGGGTCGCCGGGCGCCTCCCGGATGCACCGCTCGCACAGCCCCCGGTCATGCGAGAAGGACGAGATCATGAACCAGGCGATCCCGAGACCGAATCCGACCGAGGCGGCCAGCCCGGGAAGGCCCTTGTGCCAGGTAATGTTCCCGCCGGCGATGCTCGCGATCACCAGGATGGTCATGCCCTGGGCCGGGTAGTGCCCGCTGGCCCTCATCAGCTCGTGCTCACGCCGCCGGCGCGGCCTGCTGCTGTCAGTGCTCATGTCGCTCCTCAGTTCAGTCTCGCCCGGGACACCGCGGCCCCGAAGCCCCGCAGGGCCGGGCCGCCGTCGCCCCCGTCGGCCTGCCACATCACGCCGCCGCCGGAGTGCTGGCGGTCGCCGCCGCAGTAGTCGGTCCGCTGGCGGTCCCGCCATTCATACAGCCCGCTCTGCTCCCCGAAGGCCAGCTCGCCGTGCGGCGTGGCCGCGTAGAGCTTCGATCCCTCGCGGGTGAAGAAGATGTCCACCTGTCAACGATAGCAAGAAAACCTGTATCTACCCAGCGCGCCCCCGAAGGGATGGAGGCCCGGTGACTGAACAGGACCGCGAGACCAGCGTGCTGGCCTGGCTGCGCGAGCTGGGCAGCGGCGAGTTCACCCGGCGCCAGGTACAGGATGCCCTCGGGCTGTCCCGCGATCACGTGGTAACCGCCCTGGCCCGGCTGGAGCGCCGCGGCGAGATCCGGACCTGGCAGTGGGCCGGCCACTACGGCACGGGCCGGTACCAGCTCGGTCCCCGGCCGGGGAAGGGTTAGGGAGGCAAACCGATGACGCACCTGTTCCCGGCGGCCCAGGAGCCCGGGCTCGGCATCCGCCTGGCCCACGATCCCGGTGACCCGCTGATCACCAGTCACTGCCCGTTCTGCGGCAGCGGCCAGGTCATCGGCCGCTCGGACGGCACTATCGAATGCGACTTCTGCGGCCAGAATTACATCGTCCGGGTGCAGCCCGCCTTCCCCGGCATGCCGCAGGCGCCGGCCGGTCCCGGGGCTCCCTCCGACATCGGCCCGGACGGCGGCGTCATGCCGCCCGGCGCGCTGCCTCCCGAGGCCGGGATCCCGCCTGCGGACGGCGCTGAGGAGGACGCTGAGGACGGCGGGAACCCGTTCGGGGGTGACGATGAGGAGCTGCCTCCTGATGACGGCTCAGGGCCTCCTGAGGACGAGGAGGAGGACGAGGGGCCGCCCCCGCCGCCGAAGGGCAAGAGCAAGAAGAAGGGCTCCTACCGCTCCCTGGACGGCACCGCCGAGATGGACGAGGACCAGTTCACCCGGCATGTCGCCGTGCAGCTGTCCGGCCATGACCCGCAGGTGCTCGCCGCCGTCCGGGAGGACGCCCCGGCGCTGCGGGCAGGCGACCGGGTGACCGCCGTGCTGGACGAGGGCGCCCGCCGGGCCTTCTGGGACAGCGAGGCCCCGGGTGACAGCCGGTGAGCGGCCTGGTCATCGTCGAGCTGCACTGGACCGAGAACGGGCTGCCACGCGCTGAGGTGTTCGGGCCCTGGGACCGGGGCGAGAGCGGAGAGGAGCACCTGGGCCCGGTTCAGGAGTTCATGACGCAGTGGTCTGCGCTGGTGCCCGCCGGTAACCGCAACCGCGCGACCATCGCCCTGGTGAACGACCCGCAGCAGTGGCTGGCGGACCGCCAGGCCGGCCAGGAGGCCGCCGGATGAGGGTTGTCTACAAGCCTGCCGGGCAGGAGCGCGCCATGCTCGCCCGCGGCCTCGGGGCCCGCGGGCTGCGCGAGGACCAGATGAGCCCCGAGGTCACCGAGGCTCGCAAGAACCGCCGGGTGAACGCCCGCCAGGCCCGGATGTCGCGGACCGCGGGCTCGGGCTACGGCGGCGCCGGGGGCGGCTTCTCCGACATCCAGTTCGCCACCGGCCGCCCCCGGGACCCGCTGTTCTACTGGCGGCAGAACAACCTGCCCTATGACTTCTCCGAGAACGAGGAGCTGGCCAAGGTCCGGGCGTTCTGCCGGCTGCTCTACCAGACCGACCCCATCGTGGGCTCGTGCGTGGACATCTTCTCGAAGTTTCCCGTGGTCGGCGCGCACCTCGAATGCAAGGACGCCCGGCTGGAGGAGTTCTACACCGGGCTGTTCTTCGACGAGGACGGCCTGGACTACGAGGAGTTCATGATCGACATCGGCCGGGAGTACTACACGGCCGGGGAGGCGTGGCCGTTCGCCACGTTCAACGAGGACCTGGGCGTCTGGGATGACGAGGAGCTGCTCAACCCCGATGACATCAAGGTCGAGCGCAGCCCGTTCCTGAAGGAGCCCCGGTACTTCATCCGGCTGCCCTGGACGATCCGGCAGATCCTGACCACCCGCCAGCCGGCCTGGGAGTACGCCAAGCTGGTCCAGGAGTATCCCGAGCTGGCCGCCTACACGGCCGAGAATGCCTACATGCCCGTCAGCAACGTGCTGCTGAAGCAGCTGCGCTTCAAGGGCGACACCTTCAGCCTCCGCGGCCTGCCGCTGCTTACCCGGGCCATGCGCTCGATGCTCCAGCAGGAGATGCTGAACACCGCCCTGGACTCGATCGCGGACCGGCTCTACACGCCGCTGATCCTGTGCAAGCTCGGCGCCTCCGCCACCGACCTGGGCACCAGCGTCCCGTGGATCCCCACCGATGACGACCTGGAGAACTTCGAGCTGGCGCTCGATGCCGCGCTGGCGGGCGACTTCCGGGCGCTGATCCACAACTTCGCGGTGGACATCCAGCCGGTCTTCGGCCGCGAGAACATGCCCGACCTGACTCCCGACTTCGAGCGGATCGAGGACCGGGTGCTCCAGGTCTTCGGGCTGTCCCGGACGTTCCTGATGGGCGCCCAGGAAGGCCAGACCTACGCCGCCGACGCGCTGAACAAGCAGCTGGTCGAGCAGCTCATGACCCGCTACCAGAAGTACCTGATGCGGCACTTCCGGCAGCGCGCCCTGATCGTGGCCGAGGCCCAGGAGCACTACGACTACGAGGAGCGCGACGGCCGCCGGTTCGTGAAGATGGAGGAGGTCCTGGAGATCGACGAGGAGACCGGCGAGCGGCGGATCACCGAGCAGCCCGCGCTGCTGGTCCCCGACCTCCGGTTCTCGGTGCTCAACTTCCGGGACGAGGACACCACCCGGCAGTTCACCGAGGCGCTGCGGGCCAGCGGCATCCCGATCTCGGCCCGGACCCGGACCCGCGGGCTGGGCTTCGACCTGGACGAGGAGCGCGAGCGCAGCCAGGCCGAGGCCGTGGAGGACATCCTGGCCCAGTCCCGGACCCGCCGGATGGCCTACCTGAAGCTGATGACCGAGGGCCTGCCCGTCCCGCAGGACCTCCAGGCCGACTTCGCCGCGTTCGCCCAGCAGGAGGGCGTGCCGCCCGCGATCGCCCAGGAGCAGGTGATGATCGAGCGCGCCGGGGTCGTTCCGCCGAGCCTCCCGGACCTGGCTCCCACGCCTGAGGACATGATGGCGGGCGAGGACCCGGAGGCTGATCCCGACGCGCCGCCTGAGGGCGATCCCGAGGGAGACATGGAGGCCGAGATGGCGAGCAGGCCGCCGGAGAGCGACGAGGAGCGCGACGGCATGCCGGTGGCCGCCGCCCGGCGCGAGCCGCTGATGTCCCGCCAGGGCGCGCTGTACCGGCGCTCGGCCCGGGTGCGGTCCGAGGCCCGCCTGGCCCGCGCCGTGGACGAGGCCCGCGAGGAGGGCGACCGCACCGCCCGGCTGGAGGCCGCTGCCGCCGCCGAGAGCGCCGACGTCGTCGAGGGCTTCGTGATCGAGGCCCACGCGCCGGAGACCCAGCGGCTGGCTGCTGACACCAAGAACACCTGGTTCTCCGGCCCGGTCATCCGCGCCTACGACACCCCGGCGCATGTCGGCATCCGGCGGCACCTGGGCGTCACCGCCGACAGCACCGAGCTGCTGGACTACGAGGTCGCCCCCGGTGGACGCTGAGGCCGCCTGGGAGGCCTACTTCGCGCTGGCCCAGGAGGCCGGGGAGCTGTGGCGGCAGTTCCGGATGCAGAACGGGGTGGCCCGCACCGACGGCACCGCCGGGCTGCTGTACGGGAAGGCCTACGCGGTCCAGGAGCAGGCCGACGCGGCCTACCGGGTGTGGCTGTCGGTCGCGTTCCCCTCAGCTGTCCGCTGAGCTAGAGCCCGGCGAGCTTCCGGCCGATGGTCACCCACACGAATGCGTATACCCAGGCGGCGGCCCGGAGGCGCTCCCGGAAGCTGCCGTGAACTGCCAGCTCCTCATAGCGGTCAAGCTCAGCACGATCAAATCTCATGGCCTGATCCTCGCACGGCGGGCATGAAAACGGCCTGACCGGATATGGAATGGGCCGGTCAGGCCGCTCTCACGTGCTGGCAGGAAGCCGGGCTTCCCTGAGACTCGCCCCGCCAGGCTAGCCGGCGTTCAGCCGGGTCGCCGTCAGGTCGGCATCTTCCAGGTTGTAGGTGCTCGCGCCCTGGTCGCTGTCGTACCCGAAGGCGTAGGAGTGCACCGTGATGGTGGCGGTCACCGTGACCTGGCACGTCCCGCTGAAGTACGAGTCGTGCTGGTTGCCCGAGGAGAACAGCGGCTCCAGGGCCCCGGTGCCGATGTTGCAGACGTCACCCGAGAAGTCGGCGTTCTTCGCCTGGTCGTAGATGAAGAACTGCGGGAAGATCTGCGCGGTCCCGCTGGCGTTGGGCGCGGCCTTCGCGTTGAAGGTCAGCAGGTAGGTGCCCGGGGTCAGGGTGACCTTGCCGGCGCCGATCTCGGTGGCGCTGGCCAGGAAGCTGCCGCCCGTGATGATGTTGGTATCGCTGGACACCAGGGACGTGTCCCCGGTGCTCACGACGCCGGACGGTCCCTGCGGGCCGGCGGCGCCGGCAGCCCCGGTGGCACCCTTCGCGCCGGCGGGGCCGGCAGGCCCGGTGACATTCCACGGGCCGGCCTGGAAGGTGCCCGCCGGGCAGCCGGTGAAGTTGGCGATGCCGGTGAAGACGTGCTCCATGATGCGGTCGGCGCCGCCGGACGTCTTGACGCAGCCGACGATCTGGCCGGCGGAAGCTGCCGGGGCCGCAGCAGTCGCGATGCCGGTGCTGCCCGCCGGGGCAGCCAGTGCTGCTGCGGCAGTGCCGCCGACGACCGCGACGGCTGCCGCGATGACGGCGGTCCGCCGGATAACGGACGTGAATTGAGTACGCAAGATCCCTCCTGAGATCACGGGGAGTGAGGAGCGGGCGGGAAGGCCCCGCCGCACCATACCGCCGTAATGGCCGCCTGAATGGCTGATAGGAGACCGTGGCGGCTGACCCCGGCCGTCTAGCCGGGGGAGTCTGTCAGGCTGTCGTGTCCGGCCGCGGGATCACCTTGTACTGGCACTCCCAGGCCCGCATGATCTGGTCCTTCCAGGTGCTGTCCGGGTGCATGTCCGGCGGGCCGCTGGTGATCGTCATGCCGAACGTCAGCACGTAATAGAAGCGGCAGTCACCGCTGTGCCGCCGGCCGAACTCAGCCCCCGTCAGGCGCATGGACGCCGGCCCCGGCCTGCTCAGGTGCACGTCGGCCTCGGTGATCGCGCCGGCCAGGGCCTGTCCCGGGGTCTGGTAGTCACTCATCAGCGGTCCCTCCGCCCGCGGCCGGCCAGCTCTCGCTCAGCGCTGAGCCACCCCAGCTGGCAGGCCTCCGAGCAGAACTTGTGTCCGGCGTCCGGCCCGGAATCGAGATCCGAGCCCGCCCGCCAGGGGTACTCGGGCAGCTCCCGGGAGCACTCCGGGCCCTCGCACGGCGCGCCGGCGTCCTCGATGACATCCGCGTCAGCGATCTCATCCGCAGGCTCGCCGGCTGCCGGCAGGTCGAACCGGACGTGGTCGGACCAGGTCTCGCCGGACGGCGCGGGGGCGGGCAGCGCGATCCGGCGCGGGGGCTCGATCGCCGCCGGGGACCAGGTCTTCCGCTGGCCGTGGTGCGCGATGATCACCAGCGTGGTGATGAATGCCACCGCCAGCAGCCCGCCGGAGAAGAAAAGAATGATCATGACCCGTGCCTCTCCTGCCACTCGCGCCGCCGCCGCTCGTCCTCAGCCCGGGCAGCGTCTGCCTCGGCCTGCCGCTCGGATACCTCGGCTGTCATCAGCCGGGCGTGCGCCCGCTCGACGTCGCCCTGGGTCACGTCCAGCACCGAGGCGACCGTCCCGCGCTTCAGGGGCCGCCCGGACCTCAGCTGGGTCATCAGCCGGTCCAGGTTCCGCTGGATCGTGGTCACGGCGTACTCGGTACCGGTGCGCTCCTCCGGCGTCAGGTGCCGCCTGCTGCCGGCCAGCAGCAGCCTGCTGAACGGCTCGGGGTTGTCGTGCCGCCGTGTCATCACAGGCCTCGCCACAGGCCGTCCAGGTCCATGCCGAGCACGTCCCTGGCGTAGTCGTGGACATCGTGCATGACCACGGTGAGGTGCGTCGGGCCCCGGACCCCGGCGGTCATCATGTGCGCGAGCGCCAGGCCCAGGAGCCGCTGGCAGATCAGGTCGATGCCCTTGCGGTTGTGCCGCTCCCGGCACTGCGCGACGTCACGCTGCGACTGGCTCCAGCACTCGCGGATCAGGGTCCCGAGCTGGTCGCCCAGGACGGCCGCGAAGCCGCGCAGCAGCGCGGTGACCTCATCGGCGGTCCGGCGGCGCTCGTCATTCCAGGCGGCCACGACGTTGCCCGCGTCCACCCGGTAGGGCAGGTACGTCACCCCGGTCGCGAGCATCCAGCCCATCAGCCGCTCGGTGGCCTCGTCGCAGTCCGGCGGGTGCTGGCCCGGGTCCCGGTTGGCTGCCAGCGGGTGGGTGGCCTCGCACAGCGCGCTGTCCAGGGTCAGCCCCGCGGTGCGCTCGCGGTCGTGCTGGGTGAAGCCGTGCCGCTCGATCAGCTCAGCCGCGCTCCGGCAGATCTCCGTCAGCCGCTCGTCACTCAGGTTCCGCACAGGATCCGCTTCCCTCCGCTGATCGCCTGGCCGGGGCCGGTGACTGCCAGGTCTTCCTCGATCCCGGCCAGGACATCCTCGATCTCGTCCGCGTCGAAGTGCAGCGAGCCGCGCGGGTGATCCCGGATGGTGCCCGGGCCGTCGTGCTCGTGCTTGTGCTGGTCGGCGTTACCGGCCCAGTCGCGCCCGATCGCTATCCCGTCGCAGTGCGCGCTGATCAGGTGCATGGCCAGCTGCCAGGGCAGCGGCGGGGCCTCGTGGTCAGTCACCGGGGTCACCTGCCGTCAGCGCCAGCACGCCGCCGGGCGGCGGGGTGACCGTGTAGCCGGCACGCTCCAGCATCTGGTGCATCCGGACCAGCACCGCGGTGATCGCATCGGCGGCCTTGTCCTCGGTGATGAACCGGACCGGGATGTCCATGCCGTCCGTGCTGAGCCCGTCGCGCCAGTCGCGCACGCGCACGTTCTGCATCAGGGGTCGGCATCCGGATCGCGCCCGGCTCGATCTCGAAGTTCACCCGGACCACGGCGCAGCCCTTCGGCCAGGACGATGGCTCGCGCTTGTGGATCTTCTCGATGGCGTACTTGCTCACGGTCAGGAACAGGGTGTCAATCATGGCTGCCGCCTCAGGCACAGGCCGCGCAGGGTGCCGGCCATGACGCCGCCGCCCAGCCCGGCCAGCGGCATCAGGCGGCTGTCCAGGATCGCCCCGAACCCCACCGTGAAGATGAAGCCGACCAGGAAGAACCCGAGGACCGAGACGGCAGCCCAGGCGTGCGCCCGGGTCATCTCGGGCCCGACCCGCAGGCGGATCATCGCTGCCTCTCATTCAGCTCCAGCTGGACGTCGGCGGCGTGAGTCAGGGTCCGGAACCGTGCCCCGCCCGGGCGCATCCGCAGCATGACCTCGATGCGCCGGGTAGCAGGGTGCAGGTCCTCCAGGGTGACGGTGCCGTCCCTCGGCAGGTCCAGGTGCACCCAGCGCCCCGATGGGTTCTCCGTGACACTCAGGACCCGGATGCCCTTGAAGCCGAGAGACTCCAGCAGGTTCGCCCACTTGCCGTTCTCGCCGTAGATCTCGCTCAGGGCCACGGTCTCGTGCTCGCTCATTTCTCGTCCTTCAGCTCGATGCGGGTCCAGCCGCCCTGCCGGCGGGCCAGGCTGACCGGGAGCAGGTCCCAGTGCTCGTTCTCGAACGGCCCCGGGGAGCTGATGGTCATCACGTCCCCGGTGATGAACGGCCGTCCGCCCGAGTTGCGCCAGGGCCAGATCAGGCCGGACTCCCAGTCCGCGACGTCCTCGCGCGGGGAGTACATGACCGTGAGCACCCGGGTCGCCACCCGCTCGGGCAGCTGGTCCGTCAGGTCCCAGGTCAGCCGGCCGGGCAGATGCAGCCGGAGGTCACCGCCGTGCAGGTCGCGGCCCAGGTGGCCCCAGCGGATCTCGCACGCCTTCGAGAGCACGTCACCCGGCAGCCAGCCACGGATAACCGCGTCGGGCTCGGTGTTCAGCCGGATAGTCACGATCAGCGCGGTCACGGTCAGGGTCCTCCTCGGAAAGTCAGCTTCCTTGCCCGGGACCCAAGTTAGCAAGAAAACCTGTATCAAGCAAGTCAGTTCGGAGAGATGAGCCAGGATTGCCAGGCTTGCGGCTCCCCGGTTATCTCCACCCGCAGCAGGGTGGACCCGAAGATCCGCTTGACCCGGGCGTAGCCGCCGAAGAACTTGCCGGTCAGGCGCTCCCGGTCATCCCAGTCCCGCACGTCCCGAGCGTCGCAGAAGGCATCGCGCATCCAGTGCATGTACTTCAGGAACTGCTCTCTGTCGTCCATGCCAGTTCCGGACGTTGCACCGCCGCGATCTGTCCGCCACGGAAGGAGGGAGGAGGCGACATGGCGCGGCGCACCGTGAGGCACGCGACCCGGGGCATCACCGCCGGGATCGCCGGACCGGACCAGGGGCTGGCCCCGCAGGTCCGGGTCATGACCATCGACGGCCTGCCCGGCCGCATCCTGTTCGTGTCGCAGGCCTTCGCGCCCGGCGTGAGCGAGTACGAGGTCCTGCTGGACTCCGGGATGGGCCAGGGCGCCTACACCGCCAGCCAGCTCCGGGTGCTGCCCGAGTCCTTCCGGGGCGGCTCCCCGGGCAGCAACCTCCCGGCCGGGGTGACCGCCGCCGCGATCGAGGCCGAGCTGCGCACGGCGGACCTGGACTACCCCGAGATGGGCAGCATCCTGCACGACCGGCCCGATCCGGGCCAGGAGATCCGGGTGATCGGCTCCCGCACCGCCGCTGACACCTACGGCCGCCCTGACGACGCCCGGGACGAGGACTACAACGGAGGCGAGGGTGATACGGGGCTGTACTGGGCAGAGCCAGGCCAGCAGGACTGGGTGCACCAGAACCTGGGCCCCCAGGAGGAGGCCCCGCCGCCTGCCTACCTGCTGTCTCCGCCGATGGCGCGGCTGGCCGAGATCGAGGAGGCATCGGCACTGATCGGCGGGACCCGGGCCACGACGATCAACGGCACCGAGATCGACCAGGCCGGGGACGCCCCGCAGCACGGCACCATCCCGCGCGCTGATGACCCGGACGGCTATGACGAGGAGTCCGCCGAGGGCGAGGGCGACGACCGGTGGAACCAGCCGCTGCCCGGCGTGGACAAGAACAGGGCCAACGCGGCCACGGTCGGCATGTACCCCGAGGGGATGTCCGCCGGCGGCGGGCCCGGCCTGGAGATCGGTGCCTTCACCGCCCGGCACGTGCCGTGGACCGGGGAGCAGCGCGGAGACCTGCACGACTGGGACAACGGCGCTGCCGCGACCCGGGGCGACTTCGTGCCGTCCACTGAGTTCACCAACCGGCACCCGGTGATCGACGAGCCGGAGTCGCAGGAGCTGGAGTCCGCGGAGCGCCAGGTCCGCGAGGCCGCGCGGCACGAGGCCGCCAGCGAGGAGTACTGGGCGAGGCACCTGATCCAGCAGCACGGCTGGGCCCCGCCCGGCGTCGAGCGAGTTACCGCCCGGGGTGACCGGGTCTCCGACATGCATGACGCCATCCACGACGCCGGCCTGGCCAGCCACGCGCACCAGGCGCTGACGGTGCCGTTCGACCCGGGCCAGCCGGGGCACGAGCGCCCGGCCTCTGCTGACGAGCTGTCCGCCAGCAGGCCCGGCCAGGTCCTGGACCCGGAGCAGTGGAGCGACTACACGCGCCGGCACCGGCTGTCCAGCAAGCCGGAGGGCCTGCCCGCTGACCCGCCCGAGGATGATGCCCTGGGCGAGCGCCAGGACCCCGAGGACACGGGCGGGGAGCCCGGCCAGGCGCCGGAGGAGTGGCCGCTGGCCGGCGCGGCCATCACCTCCGGCGGGACGGCCTACACCCAGGGCACCCACGACCAGCACGGGAACGTCTGGCCGCCGCCGCCCCCGCCGGCCCCGTCCGCCCCGCCCGGGCAGGAGGAGGACGGGAGCGACGGCAGTGACGGAGACGATAGCGGCAAGACCGTCGAGGTGCACCTGGGGGCGTTCGCCGCGGCGCAGGACAGCGCCAGCTTCCGGTTCGAGTTCACCGCCAGCTGGGCTGACGTGCGCCGCAAGGCCACCCGGATCCGCAAGTCCGGCCGGGTGAGGATCACGCATGTCTCACCCGGCCTGGTGATCGGGGAGGTCGGCGGCGATCACGATGTGTACGAGTCCGGCATCCAGCGGCGGCCGGGCCACCCGCAGTCCATGCAGCACTGGGCCTGCGGCTGCCCGTGGGCCAGCTTCCACCAGGACAAGGGGATCGGCACCCGCTACGCCGGCCGGCCGTGCAGCCACGTCATGGCGCTCCAGTTCGAGTCCCTGTCGCGCACGCGCACAGGCCAGGGGGTCAGCGAGGACGACCCGGCGGGCGCGCACCAGGTCGTGGTCAAGTCGATGCCGCCCTGGACCCCCGGCGGCTGGGCGCAGACCTGGACCGCCCCGCTGGCCTCGAAGCGCGCCGGGGCGCTGCCCTATGCCCGCGAGCCCGAGGACTACGAGCTGCGCAGGCACCTGGAGAGCCACCACGGGCTGGCCGGCCACCTGGACACCGCGGGCGAGACCGAGATGGCCGTCTTCCATGAGGCCGAGCACCACGACCACAGCGGCGAGCAGGGTCACCAGCACCACGGCCCGAGCGCCGTGGACCGGGCCTATCCGGACAAGTTCGTGCCGCATTCCGTGGATGATCACGGCGGCTACGACCGGCCGGGCGAGGGAATCGGCTGGGGCGGCCCGTCGCGGGACGAGTTCTTCGGTGAGCATCCGCTGGGCGGTCAGTTCACCCCCGGCAGGCCGCATCATCACATGCTGTCGGCGCTCCAGCACCGCCCGGTCGAGTGCTACTACGAGCATGACGGTGACTGCCCGTCCGGGGAGCTGGAGGTTACCGGCCGGTCGCTGCACCACCCGCGGCCGTCGGGGCTGGAGATCACCGACACCGGGAACCCCGACCATGACCCGGACTTCCCCCGCGATCACCCGCTGGCGCCTAAGTACCTGGCCAGTCACGTCATCACCGCGCACCTGGACGGGAAGACCGCCGGGCGGCTGCACTACTCGCAGAGCGACGACGGCCGGGCGCACGCCGTGGGCATGCTGCACAGCCGCGTCTCCGGCAAGGGCGTGGCCTCCGCCCTGATGGACCACCTGTACTCGAAGGCGAAGGCGGCGGACGGCTGGATCAGCCATGGCATCCGGACCGACCAGGGCAACTCCTGGTGGTCGGCCTACGAGGAGCCGCACCCCGAGGTAAACACGCACCACATGCACCCGGACAAGGGCTGGCACAAGTACTTCGCGCCGTTCGACGAGGCGATGCACGCGGAGGAGAACCTGGAGGGCTCGAAGGGCCGGGGCGCGCATACCCCGGTGAAGTGGAACCCGATGGCCTACCCGCACGACAGCCACCCGGAGATGTGGACCCGGGCGAGCGGCACGGCGGAGCCCCCGGTGAAGCGCGCGGTCGCTGCCCTGATCGCCGCCGGGGAGGATCTCGGGGACGTGCTGGCCCTGGCCGCCCTGGCCAGCATCTGCGTCACCGCCGACCAGGCAAACGGTCCCTGGGGCAGCGAGAACGTCACCAGGCACCCGCCCGCGCAGCCTTACGGCGCCACCGAGCCGCCCAACCCGGACACCGACCCCGGCAGCTACGGCCCGCTGGCCGGGCCGGACCCCGACAACTGGGGCGCGATCGACGACTCCAGCTTCATCCAGATGCCGCTGTCCAACGCTGCCGCGCTGGCGGCCCATGAGGTGCTCGCCCCCGGGGCCCCGGATCCGCTGCCGCCCGGCCTGAACGTTCCCTCGATCGCGGACCAGGAGAACCAGGGCACCTTCGCCTGGACCGACCGGTCCGGCACCGCCGGTCCTGCGACCGGGATGAGCCCGGCCGACCCGCAGGGCATCCGCATGGACGGGTCGCTGAGCCCGGCTGATGACGCCGAGAGCTACCGGCGGCACATGGTCGAGCACCACGGCTACCCGGCTGACGAGCCAGGCCTGCCCCTCTACCACGAGGGCCATGCCCGCGATCACGAGAACGTGGAGCGCGGCATGGCGGCGGGCGACCCGGCGCCGCCGGGCTATACCCCGCACCCCTACCACGAGACCGACCACGAGCAGCGCCACGGCCGGGGCAGCTGGCCGGATGCAGGCCAGTCGCACGGCTTCGTCGCGGAGCTGCATGACGAGCCCGAGCCCGCGCTTCCGTCCACCACGGGCGAGGAGGACGACGGCGAGGACCAGCGCCAGGCGGCCGGGATCGACGGTACCGCCGGGGACGCTCAGGACGTGCCGCACCCTTACGGCGGCCCGCCGGATGGCACCTGCCCGGCCTGCGGGATGAACGACGGCGCGAGCGTGCACATGGCGGCGGCTGCCCAGGGTGACCCGTCCGAGGGCACCCAGCTGGCGACCGGGGAGCCCGGCATGGGCTCGATGGACGACGCGCTGGGCCCGGAAGACCCCTCGATCCAGACGATCGGCAACCAGCAGTGGTCTGGCGGCGGCACTGACTCCGGCGAGGTGGACGTCCCGGCGGGCCAGCCGCAGGGCTCGGTGGATGACATCGTGGCCAGCTTCCAGCGCTCGGCCGCCGGGCAGCAGCTCGGCAGCGGCGGGCCGGCGGGCGGCGAGACGGATATCGCCGGGGCCGCGAGGGCCTACCTGGCCAAGACCGCCGACGTGCTGCCCGAGACGGAGGCCGCGGAGCTGATCGGGGAGGGCCGGGGTACCCGGGCCCGGAATCTCGGCCTGCTGCACCTCAAGGGCACGCATTACGAGGGCGAGGACGAGGACCTGGCCCGCCGGGGCCTCAGCCTCGATGACTACGACGATGACGTGATCAGCGTCTAGGAGCCCCGGTGCCGCACCTGTTCGAGATGGCTACCCCCGAGGAGATCGCCGCGACTGACCCCTTCGAGGGACGCGGCGTCTTCCTGGCCTGCGACAGCCCGGACCCGCTGGACATCCTGCGCATCATGAACCTGCGCCTCGGCCGGCCGGTCGCCGCCCTGGCCTGGGCGCAGGACGGCATCCGGGGCGCCTGGGTGGACACCGGGGAGATGCCGGACGCGGCGCGGCGCTGGCGGGAGAGCCAGGATGGCTCTCCATAAGCGGGTCCGGCCGCTGGCGCTCGATCATGCCCAGCGGATGCGCGTGGTCCTCGGCGGCGCGCTGGCAGGCGGCGCGGCCGTGGTCCTGCTGGCGGTCGGGCTGATGGTGGTCGCCCTGCTGGGCGCGCTGCTGCCGGGGCTGACCCCGACCACGGCCCGCCTGGTGCCCCCGGTCACGTCCCGGCAGCTGCCGCCGCCTGCCCGGCCTTCACCTCCGGACACCGGACGGCCGCTCCCCGGAGCCACCGGACAGCCGGGTATCAGCGTTTCCCCGGGTCAGGGTGGCAGTGCTTCCGGAGGCACTCCGGGGGGTTCCGGCGGCTCCGGAGGCGGAGGCGGAGGCGGAGGCGGAGGCGGAGGCGGAGGCGGAGGCGGAGGCGG